GCTCCGCCGCCCAGCTTGATCTCCACCTTCCCGTCCGGCGTCACATGAATCTGCGCCCCGCCGTCGTCGGCGCCCATCACCATGTTGTCCGGATCTGCCTGCCGGAGCGCCCTGGAGCTTGGCCACAGCCCGGCCAGCGCCACCGCGTCCGACATGTCGTGCGCCCTGAAGTCGCCAGGGTCCGTCACGGCGCCTGGCTGCCCGGCGAGGAACCTGTCCGTGCTGGCGTCCAGGAAGACGAGCATCACGTGGTCCCCGCGCTTGAGCGGGAGGCTCATGAAGAAGCTGGCGCTTCGCGCGAAGAGCACCGGCACCCCGGGCAGCACCGGCAGCGTCTCGGCCGGCCCCTCCTCCCCGCTGTCGTAGACGACGCGGCGCTTGAGCAGCGGTTGAACGTCAGCCACCTGCTGGCCGGCGTCGTAGCGCTCGATGCGCCCAACCGTCGCGACGTGCAGCTCGCCCATGATGGAGTCGCGGTGTGCGGCCAGGACATCCGCCAGCGATGGCGTCCTCGCGCGGTCCTGAGTGCTCATACCGGCTTGCCCTCGAACTCCACGTACCAGTCAGTGTCGTGGGAGTCGCCCTTGAAGGTTGACTTCTCGATCCTGAACGCTCCGTTCACAACGGCGCTCTCGAGCACCACCTTGTTGCCAGGCAGAAGGCCGGGCTGGATCAACGCCTTGGCCTTCGTGATGCCCTTGTCTCCTCTCTCTGGGCTGCCAATCAAGCCCGTCGTTGGGGACAGCTTCACAGCGAATCCGTCCGTGGTCTCCTTGGGTGCCAGCACCTGAAGCTGGCCGTCCTGGATCGACCATCCGTACCCGGCGGTCTTGAGCAGCTTGTCGAGCTGTCCTTGTGCGCTGCCGCTCAACACGATTCCACGCGAGAAGGTCTCCAGTCCGCCTCGCGCGTTGGTGAGATGCGTAGACAGGTTCCCGACCGGCACGCCAATCGCCGATGCCGCGCGCTGGAGTGCGGCCCCGATGGTTGTGCCAGGGCCAAGCGACAGGTTGATCCTTGCTGACCTGTACTTGTTGGCGCCGTCCTGTAGGCTCAGCTTCGTCACCCAGTCCACGCCCTGGCGCTGGGAAGCCACGTACGACACGTCGCCGGAGAAGATTCTCGACAGCTCTGTGCCGTACCCTGCCGACAGCACAACCGGCACAGTGGGCTTGGCGTCCAGCGACTTCCGGGACTCCTCGTTCAGGTTGAAGACCGCAATCTCCGAGTTGTTGGTTTCCTTCGTCAGGCTCCGCACGACGTTGAACGCGATGCGCAGCGTGGGATGGAAGCCCTCGGCGTCCGGCCGCGAGCTAGCTATGCCCTTGCCTCCTACGGCCAGAAGGTACTGCCTGTTGAGCAGAACCGTCACGCCAGCGCTGCCTCCACGTCAGCCCGCTCCACATAGATCAGCGCCACTCGCGTCCCCAAGTCCGAGGCGCCAGCCTCGGCGCCGGTCCCGGTGTCGTCCACTGACACCATCTCGCCGGCCGGCCGGATGCTGCTGGCGACCAGCCGAAGGTACGAGGTCCCCAGAACAAGACGGATACCGGAGCGGATCGGCTGCTCGTCCGAGTCCAGCACGCTCAAGTACCAGAAGCCATCGCGCGAGTTGTACCGGAAGGCCAGCACGTACGTCACGCCGTCGAGGTCCACCCTCATGTCGTAGTTGGTGGTGTCTGAGCGCACTGGGATTTGAACAGTTGCCATATGTCGTCACTGGAAGATGTCGAACGCTGCGCGCACTGCCCTGCCTGCCGTTTGTCTAGCGACCGACTCGGCCTGCTGTTTTTGCTTGTCGGTCGCATCCTTCGTCCCCTGCTTTCCGAGCTTCTTCTTTGCCAGCGGCAGAGCAACCACCAGCGTCTCAGCGAACCGCACCTCCGTCCACGTCATCTGCAACTCGGCGACGTTGGCCTTCTGCGCGTCCCTAACCACGTTCAGCACAGCCAGGAACATGTTGCTGTAGGTGACTAGCGTTGTGGTAATGCGGCACAGTGTGCCCGTGTTCTGCACGTTCCCCAACGCCTCGAAGGCACTCTCTGCCCGTCGCAGCGGATCTCCGCCCGGGACCGAAGGCAGATCTGGATCGGTCTCTCGCTGCTTGATGGGCGTGTTGGAAACCACGCCAATGATGTCGATCTCCTGTGGACCCACCAGCACGTGGTCCGTCAGATTGGCGCCAGTCTCCACAGGGTGCTTCGTCACCTCTGCCTGACGACGGTGCGACTCCGTAACCGTCGCCTCAAGCTCCAGCCTGAAGCCGGTCGGCAGCGTGCCCTCTATGACGACGCGCTCCGCCACACTAGAACTCCCCGGCTGGCGCCGCCTGCGTGAGGTCCAACATGGCGTTGCGGAGCTGCCGCTCCATCGCGTTCTCGACCGGCCTCGCCACCGCCTGGCCGATAGCCTCCGGGTTCTGCCCGCCAGCCACGCTTACGTTGATGTCGACCTTGTTGGACTGCTCGATGCTGGAGTTGACCGGCCCGCGTCCGGTTGCCCATGCTCCAGTCGCGCCGCCAGCCCAAGTCCCGGTTGCACCGCCCCCGCCGTCACCTCCGAAGCCCAGCGCACCTAGCAGTCCCCGGCTTGACGCCATCGCCTTGAGCACCGAGCCGACGCCGCCCACCACCTTCTCCCTCATCTCCTCGAGGCGTTGGAACACATCCAGCACCGCCTGGAAGGCGTCCGTGATGGACTGGACCGCGCCCACGCCGATGGTGTCTCGCAGCCACTTCACGAAGTCATCCCATAGCGTGCGCATGCTTCCGAGGAAGTCCTTAACTGCAATTTCTGGATCCTCCCAGAGGCCAAAGAACAGCGCCACAACGCTGCCACCGACCTCATTTGCGGCCTTGAGTATTCCCCACAGCACGTCGATGACTGGGGTGGCCAGCATCTTGATGTGCCCACCAAGAGCGCCGATGGCCTTGCTGGCACCTGGGAATGCGGCCTTGAAGTCATCCATGGAGCCGATCAAGTCCCCGATGACTGACTTGCCGCCCTTCCGCCACACCTCGAAGTCGTCAATCATCAGGCCGATCAGCCCAATCAACACCAAGAGGCTACCGCCCGGCAGCAGGAGGATTCCAGCCAGCGCCAGCGCTATGGCCGAGACGGTGAGCAGTCCCTTCTGAAGAGGCGAGAGGGTAGACAGGAAACTGGTGACGCGCTCAGTGAGCGTCGCGAAGAAGTCCACGACGTTCTCGACGACCTGACCCAGCCTGTCCAGGTTGCGCTCGAGCCCCGAATGGATCAGCTTCCGGTTGCCCACCAGGAGGCGGATCCAGATCTTGTTGAGCGCAGTGAGGCGCGGCAGCAGCGCACGGCCCACGACATTCTTGAGCCCAGTGATGGACGCGTTCACGTCCTTGGTGGAGTCATCCCACTCACGCGTCCTGTCCAGAAGCTCGCTGTCCATCACGACGCCCAACTCATGGGCGCGCTCGCGCATCCTCTTCAGGGCCTCGGCGTCCTGGGCTAGCACCGGAGCCAAAGCCAGTCCAGACTTCCCGAAGGCGCGCTGAGAAATAGCCGCGCGCGCGGTTGTAGACTCCACCTTCCGGAGCCCATCGGCCGCATCCAGAAACAACTCCTCGAGTGGACGCAGCTCGCCATTGGCATCGCTGACCCTTACGCCGAGCTTGGCCATCGTCGCTGCGGCTTCCTTCCCTCCATTGCTGGCCTCGTAGGCCACGTTCGCGAGCGTTTTGAGACCGGCCGTCAACTCCTCTCGCGACACGTCGGCCTGGTCTGCCACGTAGGTCAACTCCTGGAGCGCCTTGGTGCCTATGCCCAGCCGCTTGGCCGTCGTCTCGACCTCATTCCCCAGCCGGCCGACGCTCTCCGCCACACCCTTCAGCATCACCCAGCCGGCCGCAGCTCCGGCCACGGCCGCTAGTCCCTTCACCTTGTCGAAGAACGCGCCGACCTGTTGATCGACCGTCTCGACGGACTTCTTGTCCGTCTTGAAGCCGAACAGGGCGACTAGCTCTCGCACGACAGGCATCAGTGCTTCCCCTTCGGCTGACTGGCCAACCAGTCAGCGTCGTCCTGGATGGAGAGCGCCTCGAGTTGGTCCACCACATCGGCGAGGGACCAGAACGTGCGGATCTCCTGCATCGAGACTCCTCGCTTCGCTAGGTCGTGGATGCACCACTTCCAGGCGAGATGCTCTGGGACTTGGACTCGAGGCGCTGCGCTACCTCCGCGATGGCGCGGTCGATAGCGCTCCTGGCTTTTCCCACTGCGTCCTCGTATTCGCCAGTGACGCACAGGTACAGCCACTCGAGCAGCATCGCCGTCTTGCCACGGAAGACAGCCGAGAAGACATCCTTGACGCGCTGGCCATCGATGAAGCTAACGGCTGCCCACGTTGCTACCATGTCGTCGACCATCTTCTCGTCGAGCCTGTCGAACAGCTCGCCGATGGCGCGCCCCAGGTCCACGTTCGATGACGACAGCGACTTGAGACTGGCCCCATTGAGCATGGCCCCGAGCGACGGTCCGGCGGCGGCCATCAGCCTGCGAAGCATCCGGAGCGACACCATCGGGTCAAGCTTCATCACCTCGAAGCGATGACCGTCGATCTCCTTGACGGCAGCATCAGCAAGCGTCTGTGACATGCGCTAGTTCCCCGCGATGTTCGTGATGAGGTTGTTGGTCCTGAAGGTCCACTCTCTCTCCGTCGCCTCGCGCCCAAACGTGACAGGGGGCCGCTTCTGGATCCAGCACGACTGGGCCTGCAAGACTGTCCGCCCAGATGCGTCGCGGATCAGCATTGGATGGATCCCAGAGCCTGGCGGTCCATTCCTGAACAACGTGTGCTCGGCGCTGTAGGCGTCATTCGTGGCAGACGACTGCGCCAGCCGAACCGTGATGGTGCCAGAGAAGTTGTTGTTTCTCGCAAGCGTTGCGGAGCCGTCCGTGCCGACGTATAGCGTGGTGTCATCCTCGTCAGACTCGGCGGTCAGCCACTCGCCGTCAGCCACGCCATCCGCTTGGATGTTGCCCCACACGAACGTTACGAGCCTGGCGTTGTAGTTCTTCAACGGAGAAAACTCAGACATGGCGTCCTCCTAGACCGTCAAGGTCCCTTCGAGTTCGAGGCTGTGGACGGCCCCAGTCAGTCGCCCGCCGAACTTGAACGGGCGCATGATGCGCGCCGCCCGGTCGGCTGGCGAGATGTCCGAGATGGCCGGCGGAGTCACGTAGGTGTCGACCAGACCGCCGGTGCCCTCGGCCCACAGGAGGGCCTCGCGGATCTGGGTTTCGACCTGAGCGATGCCAGCCTCGGTGAACGGCACCTTGTCCACATTCACGAGCAGCCCGTAGACGTTCTCCTGAATGCGCGCCTGGAGCGCGTGGACAAGGCGAATGAGGTCGATGAAGTCACCAACAGGATTCACGCCTTCTGCGGTGATGTTGACGCCACCGACAGTCGTGTAGTGGTTGGCAGACTTTCCGTCCAGGTAGCCCCTCTCCGATGCGGTCAGGAAGGTTGGCATGATGCCGGCCAGCGTCTTGAACTTCCACGTCTCCGAGCCAGGATCCAGCGGGAGGCACCTCCCGGCCCAGGCAGCATCCGGGAAGCTCGCCGTCTGCTCATGCCAGATGAGCGGGCTCTGTGTGTAGGAGGCCGCCTTGAGCGTGCTGGCGATGTCGTCGGTTGCGCTGGTCGGAACGGCCGAGTCAGCGTTGGCCGTCAGGTACTGCTTGGGCAGCGTCTCGATGGCGCTCGCCAGAGCGGAGATCTCCTCGGCGCTGTGTGTGTCAGTCAGCAGCATGTACCAGTCGTCGCTGCCGCTCTGGCTCGTCCGGACAGCTGAGAGATCCGCCGCGATGCCCGGATCCACCGTCGTGTCCTCCTGGCTCAGCAAGTCCCGCCGCTCCACCTCCAGCACGAAGGGCGCTCCCGCCGTATCCTGGAGCACCGTCACGCTCGTGCCCGGCCCGGTGTCGGTCGCCGTCACCGTGGGGCCGACGTAGGCCCACGTCACGGTTCCGTCAACGATGTCGTCCCGCGTGCCGCTAGGCCCGGTGGATCCAGACGTGCCGCCCGCCACGCAGACGTAGATGTTGCCGAGGTTCTTCCGCCTGTCGCCCACCGCGTAGAGCGTCGTGGGCGCCCAGGCGACCGGCATCAGGGCCGTGATGGCGGCAGTCAGCCCGGCCGTCACCTCTGCCACCGTTGGCGTCGCGTCCGTCGTGTATGGCGCCACCTGGTCGTTGACCGTCACCCGGAATGTCGTGAGCGGAGGAGGCGTCCCGACCGGCGTCAGCACCACCCGGCGCGCCACCCCGAGCGCCCGCCGCCCGACGACAATGCGCTCCACCTTCGGGTTCTGCGAGACGATGGCCTTCACGGCCCGGTGGACGAAGTGCTCCTCGCCGAAGCCGTCCGACTCGAGCCCATCAAGGCTGTCGTACACCTTCGCCCTCTCGGAGAAATGCGTCGTCGAGAGGTAGGCCAGCACGCACGGAGTACCGAAGCCTGCCCTGGAGACCGATGCGGTCTCCCTCGTGATGGTGACTTTGACGATGTCGCTGATGCTCATGACGACCTCCTACCGCTTGTACGTCATCGGAATGCCGAAGATTCGCACCCGCACGTGCCAGTCAACCCAATCGCCCGGCTCGGCCCCAAGCGTGTAGGCGATGTAGAAGCCGAACCTGGCGTACTGAAGTGGCACGACGTTCTGCCAGGTGCTGATCCCCGAGAAGCTGTGATTGAAGATGCCGTTGGAGTACGGCCACACAAGACCAGGGTAGCTCTTCGCTGGGTTGTAAAACGCCGCGTCGGCAGGCTGCTCAGACGCGCTGCGCGCGAAGCGCCGAACGTCTGGGAACAGACCACCAACGTGAGCCTGCTCGCCATCGTCATCGAATGACGCCATGGCATCAACGAAGAAGCCAGGTCCGAAGCCCGAGTCGTTGGTCAGCTCGATGGCGCCGTTGGCCGTCTGAAGGCTGACGATGATCGACTCCGGCCCGCTCTGATTCACCTGGAAGACAGAGCCCGCTGGCACAGCCGGCTGAGCCGACTGGACCAACCCACCAGCCGTCGTCAAGTACATCTTGTCGAACCTAGGCCCGGCTGTTCCCCACTGGGCCATCGCTGACGTGAAGATGACTGTCGTGTCAAGCAGAGTTCTCATCTCGTCTCCTGCTGCTTCGATGTCGAATTCCCGCGAAAGGTACTCCAGCACTTCTCCGTCAGGCCCTCGGTACGTCGGCTCAAGCCCAACCGTCTCCACGTAGCCGGTACGCTCCGTTACGCTCGCCGCCAGCCCAAACCGGACATCCATCGCCGACCTGGCCAGCCACGTCCCTGAGTCAACTCCACTCAAGTCACGCGGTGCCATCTCCTCTATGACAGACAGCCCAGCCGCTTGCAAACCTGCCAGGTACGACGGCATGCCCAGCGCCGACTGCGCCCTGGTCGTGTAGTCCTTGGCTCCGGAGCTGCCGTTGGCGCCCAAGCGCTTCAGGAAGACTTGAGCCGTCACCGTCATCTGGCGCAGCCCCGCTACCTCGATACCGATCTCCTCGCCGTCCGGCTGGTTGCCGTCGTAGGTGATGCGGTGCTCGTCTGCGCCGAACAGCTTGGTGGGGCCGGCGATGACTTTCAGCGTCCCGTACGGCAGCGGCGGACGTGGCGCCTCCTGGTCCTCCCAGATGACGGGCAGACCCGTCGCGCTGGAGAACCACGAATGAATGGCGTTCTCCACCGTCGTCCAGTCTATGGGCGAGCTGAGCGCCATCAGGGGTTCAACCTCACTGCCATCGCCTTCCAGAACCGGCCGTGCTCATCCCACGGCGCCACGTTGAAGACACGGTACTGTCGCCCCTTGTAGCCGATGAGGTCCCCGGACGAGGACGTGTCTGGATCCATCACCTGGAGCTGCTGGTCCGTGTGCAGGACGATGACATCCTCGACCCGGACGCCATCCGGCAGCAGCTTGCGCTCTGCCCCGTTCGGGTTGGTGACGGTGCCGGTGGGCGTCGGCGTCACGGGAGAGCCGGACGGCCCGGTGTAGTGCCCGTTCACGAATGTCCCGGCCGAGTACCGGGTAACCGTGAAGGTGCTGCTGAACCGGCGCAGCACGCCAGGCCCATCTAGGATGGCCCGGCTCATCCGCGCTCCCAGGACACCTGCACGTCGATGGAGCGCATCAACTGGCCGGTGTCGATCAGCGCCGTCGTCTCGCCCTTCTTCAAGTCAATCGTCACCTGCGAGAGCGGCGGGGGGATGTTGGAGCGGATCTGGTCGATGATGTCCGCCCGGTACTGCTCTCCCAGGAGCCGCAACTCCCCACGCACGCGCTCGGGCGTAAGGGTGGTGCTCTTGGCGATCTTCTCGAGCGCCTTCCGGTAGCGCTTCTCCCGCTCGTCGAACGTGGAGCGGATGAAAGAGCGCTGAGGGACGCGCCCAATTGGCGATCCGAACTCGTGCGTGGTGGCGAGCTGCACATTCGTGATGCCACCTTCGCGCATCTCCATGGCCTTGTCGCCCTGCACGCCCACGGTGGCGCGCACGTCCGCCAGCTTCTTGGCGTTCTTCTTGATCCGCAGCCAGCCCCGGTCGATGTCACGGAAGCGCGCCATCAGGTCCACCTCGGCCAGTCGCCTTGAGGCGTCGTCCGCTCGTTGTTGGTCTCCGGGTTGTCGTTCATGCCGATCTTGAAGCTCGGCTGCACCTTGTCGGTGTCCTGATCCGCCTGCTGCTGCTGCGCCACCGTGATGCCGCCGAAGACAGGGAGCGCTAGCGAGTAGGCGTCCTGCTTCAGTTCCTTGGCGCGCGCACTGTACCGCTCGGACTTCTGGCTCGCCGACTCCGACACCCCGTCCACCGAGGCGTCCGTCCAGCGAGCGAACTTGGCCGCGATGGCCTCGCAGACATCAGCCGCCGCCAGCTTGACGCTCGTCTGCTGCGAGACGTACCAGTTGATCTCCTCATCGGAGACCAACTGGTCGTTCGTGTCCGTGTCGCCAACCAGCAGCCGCACCTGGTAGAGCGGCGAGGTTGCAAGCTGGGCGGGGTTGTAGCTCCACGACACGGGCGCCTCCTAGCCGATGAAGGTGCTCCGGCGCTTACGCTGCTTCGGTCGCTCGTCCTCGGTGGCATCGGCCTGCGGTGCGGAGTCTGGCTGCACATCCGCCGGACTGACAGCCGCTGGCTCTGGCTTCGGCTCCACGGGCGCGACGGGCGCCACTGGAGGCGCTGGCTGTGGTGGAGGAGTCGTGGGCTTCGCGGCCGGCTTCGCGCCGCGCAGCATGACTGCCTCGTAGCGGGTCCACCGGCCGCCCACCACCTCGGAGTCTGGGACCTCTTTGATCCAGCGCGTCCAGATCCTGGGGTTGCGCCACCGCACTGCTTCCGGAACAGCGTCACCGGGCGAGTAGACGCCCTCTTTCCCGGTGACTGCCCTGATGGCGACCCACATGCTAGCTGACCGCGCCCGTGAAGAACGCGCCGAGGTCCGAGGCCACGAGCTTCATGTCGTAGGCCATCTCCCCCTCCACGCGATCAGACGCCACGCCCTCCATCCGGAACCGCTTCATCCGGATCCCAGCCTGCCCGGCGCCCGTGTAGCCCGTCCAGGAGAACGTGTAGCCAGCGGACGGAACCATCAGGCCGGGCTGCGGAGCCGAGTAGCAGACCAGCGCGGAGGTGGTGGACATCACGCGGCCCATGACTGGAGTCGCACCTTCGGCGGCGGTGTTCTGGACGGCCTGCGCCACCAGAACGCGCTCCACCTCCAGCACCTCGGCGAGCAGATCCAGACCGACGATCCCCTTCTCGCTGTACTTGATGCGCTCGAGGAACTCGGGGTGGTTCTTCAGCGTCGTCCAGACCTTCTTGCCGAGCACGATGGTGTTCGGCCGGAAGCCCGTCTTGGTTTCAACGGAGGTGAGCTGCTCCTCCAGGTCCTCGATGGGGTACGAGTTCGCAGCATCCCACAGGACACTAGGCGTCTTGTCACCGCCAGTGTCGGAGCCGGTCCACTTCGCGGTCGTGAAGAACTTGGAGGCCCAGTCCTTCTCGCGCAGCAACCCGAGTTGACGCGTCACGAAGAGCGTCGCGTTGCGATCCTCGTTGATCATCGGGTCCGCGTTGGCGCGAACCTGATCCGGGATGTCGTGGTGCAGGCCGCTCACCTCGCAGTTGTACTGAGCGGTCGTGGGCTTGTAGCCACTGCCGGCCGTCTCGGTGCCAGGCGCGCGCTTCTGCGCGTCGGTGCGGTGCCACTGGTCCTTCGGGAAGACGTAGTAGAGATTCGACTGCTTGTCGACCGGGACGTTGGGGAACACCTGATCGGCGATGAACTTCTGCTCGGGCAGGTACGCGATGGCGATGTTCGTCAACGGGACGTTGACGTGGACATCACCAGGCGTTGGCTGAGACTTCGCGATGTTGCTGAAGCCACGCAGCCCACCGCCCTCTGCGAGATACTTCGCGTACAGGCCGGCGCCGTCAGCCGTCTTGAGGACCTCGGACATCTTCTCGGCCTTCTGGATGGCCTCGAGCGCACCGACAGTTCCGTGGACCCACGGAGGATAGAACTTGCTCATTGTGTCGTCCTTCTTCAGGTGGCCCCTGTCGGCCGGTGGAGGGCTAGGCTGCCCATCGGCGCCCGCAGCAGGGTGCGGGCGCCCACAGCCCAAGAGTTGCTACGGCAGAATCCCGAAGGGGTGCAGCTCGACGCCGATGTACTCACCGGCAGCGGACGCCGCCTCCATGGCGATGCCCTGACCGTAGTTCGTGGAGGTGCCCGTGACCGCCCGGCCGGACGCGTCGCTCATCACGACTGCACCCTTCGCGACGGCAGCACCCGCCACAACCTTGGACACGCCGAGCGTCATGATCTCGCACGTGCCGCCGCTGGCGGGGTTGTTGTTGAGCACGCCGACGACCTGGTCGGTGCCGCTAGCCGCGAGCACGATGGCTCCGGCGCTGTACTTGACGAACTTGAACTGGGCAGCCGTCAGATCCGCCCCAGCGGTCTCGGAGATCTTGTGAACCGGAATTTCAAAGGCCATGGTGTCCTGAGTCCTTTCGTGACTGAGTGATGCGGCCTACTTCTGCACGCTCGAGAGCTTGTCCAACTCACCGGCCGCGCCAGCGGCGGTGTCCTTCTCGCCGGTCCGGCCCATCTCGCCGAGCAGCGCGCTCTTCTCCAGCATGGCGGACGCCGACTTCACGACGCCCTCCCAGCGCTCGCCGAGCTTCCCGGAGGTCGCGTGGGTGTCCTTGAGCAGCACGCCCAACTCCTCGGGCTTGCCAGGCATCGCCTTGTAGTCGCTCGCCGCCTTGGCGATGAACTCCCGCGTCAGGCGCAGATCCCGCTCGGCCTCGAACGCCTTCTTGATCTCCTCGGCGTCCTTCTCGGCCTTGGCGATCCGCTCCTGGGCCGCATCGTGCGACTTCTGGATCGCCTCCTCGACGCGCTTCTGCTGCTCAGGCGTCATGCCATCGAGCGCCTTGGCCATCTTGGCCGGCCCGGGGTACTTGTCCTTCTCGTCCTCGGGCTTGCCGTTCTGCTTCTCCGCCGCCTTTGGCTTCGGGTACTCCTCGCCCGGCGCCATCTTCGTCGCGGCCTCCATGGCGGCCAGCACGTTCTTCATGCCCGCCTCTTCCGCGAAGGCGTTGACGAGCCGCATCGCGCCCTTGAGCGCGTTCATCGCCTTCTCGCTCAGGGCCTTCTTGATCTCCGAAGCGTCGAGCCCCTTCTCGGCCCCGGCCTCGGTGCTCTTCATGATCTCGACGTGCTGCTCAAGGGTCTCTTCGTTCATCTCGACTTCCGCCTTTCGGATTGAGAACTTCCGCCTATTGGCTCCTCGGTGGACCAGGCTGACGCGCGCCGTCTTCAGGTCGGTCAGCTTGTTGATGTCGTCCTTGTCCGCCACTCGCTACCGGCCTTTCCGGTCCACTTCGATCATGTCTACGAAACTCACCTTCGGCATCTCGCGCCGCTTCGCCGGGCTCCTCATCCCAAAGCCCTCGATGGAGAAGGCCGCGATGTCGCCCTTCTGGTACGCGGCCCACAACTCCGGGGACAGCCGAACCCCGATGATCCACGTCCCGCTGTGCACCACGTCATCGCCGAACTTCCGCCGGTACACCCTGTGAGGCTCTCCCGCCATCGCGGCCCGGTAGTCATCCCTTGACGGGTACTCCACCAGGCTGCTCTCCACCGTCTGCGCGTCGGCCCCTGTGGAGTGGTTGAGGTTGATTTCCCGCGACGACTCGAACCACCCGTGAGCCGTCGCCTCAACCTCGCTGGGTGGAATCCAGTCGTTGTGCGCGTCCACCACGTACGGGTCCAACACCACCCCGTAGACGATCCGCTTGTCCGGGTCCGTCCGTTGCTTCAGGATTGGGACGCGGACTTCCGCGCACTTCCGGACCGGCTCTCCGGTCCTAACGTCCAGCAGCTTGGATTCACCCGGCAGGCCCCAGAAGACGTATGGCTGGCGCTTCTGCCTCAGCTCGCCCAGCAGATCGGCGAGGTCGCGACTTTCGGCCATGGGCTTCGGGTCGTCTGGCTTGTCAATCAGCCACCGCCTTCGGCCGGCCACGGGCGCGAACTGGAGCAAGTATCTACCACGTAGGAATTTCCCGTCAAGCACCACCTCCACGGCATGCTTGCGAGCCACCCCTAACTGGTAGGTCCCAGAGTCGACGTGGAAGAACTTAGACGACTTCTCCGACGTGGCACCCGCCTCGCCAGGGCCGAACACCTTCGGGCTGCGGACGCCAACCTCGAGCCACTCGGCCGGCTGGGCCAGCTTGGGCGCAAGCTCGATCTTGTCCCCCGGCGTCCGGCGCCTCACCACGTCCAGGTCGATCAGCTTGTCCTGGTGTGGCAGCCGGCGGTTGTCCTCCGCGCGGCCAAGCATGACAGCCCAGCCCCACAACTCTCCGCCCTCGCCCTCGAGCCGGATGTCCCCGTGCACCGAGTGGCTGGTGCCCATCAGCGCCTTGTCCGAAAGCCCAACCTCCTCCTCGGATAGTCCGCGCCAGTGGTGCTGGTAGACGAAGCGGCCCTTCGCGCTCCTGGGCAGGCGCTTCCACCAGTCCTGCTCCCACGAGTCGAAGGCGCGCTCGCCCCGCGTTTCCTCGCCGCCCTCATCGAGCAGCGGCTTGGGCGGCTGCTTCTCCACTGTCTCGCCGGATGGCCCTACGCGCTCGCCCTTCCGCTTGCGCTCCTCCAGCAGCGGCTTCACCTGGTTCCGCAGCTTCCGCGCTACCTCGCCCCGGTCGCTGAAGCGCCGCACCGCCATCGGGTGCGGCAGCGTCACGTCAGCCTTCCGGCCCAACGCCGCGTCGATGGCGCCCTCGGCAGTCCGGCCGAGCGCCACCAGGACGTGCGGGTGGATCCGCTCCACCTCGTCGCGCAGCCAGTCCCTCCACTCCTTCAGCTCCTCGACGCTCGGCTCCCTCACCCGGTCCCCGTCGCGCAGCACCACCGGCACCGCGTTGGTGACCGCCACGTCGTCGATGCCGAGGCCCAGCACCGGAAGGTACGACTCGCGGAACGTCTGGCCGGAAGGCCCAACGGACGCCTCGCGCCGCGCGCCCTCCTCCCGGTTTGGCGACGCGCCGACGAACATGACATCCGCCCCTGGCTTGCCCGACGTGGGCACCTGGGCTTCCGCCTTCTGCACCTCGGGCGGCAGGTACTCGACCGCCCCGCCCTCCGTCACGCGCTTGCGCTGCAAGACGAGGTTCTGCTTCGCCCTCGTCGCCACCGTCCGGATGCTGTCCGGCTGACCCTCGTAGCCGCCGATGACTCGCGGCACCCAGGCGGTCAGCGCCACGCCGCCGAGCGTCTCAGTCAGATTGACCGTCTCGGCCTCGATCAGGATCTTGTCTCCGGGAGCGAAGCTGCGAGACGTCGAGAAGGAGTCGCCGACCGGCACCACCTGGCGGCCCTTCACGGGGCGCAGCTCTTCGGCCGTCATGTCGCCCGGCAGCACGCCGTAGCTGTAGACGGCCGCTCCGCCCCGCGTTGGCTTGCGCTCGAGCACGATGGCCTTCAGCGTCGTGGCGTTGTGGAACTTGACCCACGAGTCGGGAGTCACCACGTCGAGCGGGAAGGTTGAGCCTGCCTGCTTGGAGACGATGCCCTCGGAGCCAGGCAGCTTGCGGATCCGCTCGAGTTGGGTCCTCAACTCGTCCGGCGTCTTCACCTCGACGGACGGCGCGTGGTTCAGCTTCTGGGCTGCGTCCGGCGCCCCCATGGTGCTCTGCCGAATCTCCAGGCCGGCCAGAAGCTCGAGCCGCTTCGCGAGCGGCAGAAGGTGAACGTCTCCGCCGTCCTGGTGGTACAGCACGTCGAAGCAGTTGGCCACCATGCCGGTGTCGTCCGGCTCGCTCGTCTCGGACAGGTAGCCGGCCGCCGCCTCGCGCGGTAGGTGCTGGCTTCCGGCCCAGCGCTCAATCTCGCAGTCCAGGACAAGCTGCTTCGGCTTCAGGGCCAGGGCAGCCTTGACGACTCCGGGCAGCCGCGCGGTGTTGTCGTCGCCGTCCTCGGAGAGGATCAACACCTTGTCGCCGTCTCGGTGGATCTGGTGGCGAGCGCCGTCGTACTTCTTCTGCACCATGGCGGGCAGCCACTTGTCCGCCCGCGCCTCGAACAACTTGACGGTGGTGTCGACCGTCATGAGCTGCTCGGGCTGGGACGGGCGCGTTGGCTTGGGCATCAAGAAGAACTCGCCCAGCGTCACCTTGTCCTCGCGCCTCGCCTTGGCTGCCTGCGCCTTCAGCTTCGCGGTTGCGGCGCGCGCCTCCTGCTGCTCCACCTCCTCCGGGCCTCCCTCGTCCTCGCCAGGCTCTTCGCCCGGCGCCAGCGAGCGAGCCACCAGGCCGCCCGGCAGCTTCAGCTCGTGGGCGTGGACGCCGTCGCCAGCCGTCATGCGCGACTGAAGCTGGTGGCCATGCTGGCCGCCCAGCTCTGTCACCAGGTACGCGACTCCCAGGCGCTCGCGCACGTCGCCCGGCAGCGCGACGCGGTGCAGGTGCTCTCCGCCGCTGGCCGGCTCGTTCGGGATGGCGTCCGAGTCCTCGGCCGGCAGCGGGTGGCCGTGCTCTCCGTCGTGCTCCGTCAGGAGCTGCGTTCCGTCCTCCAAGATGAAGATGTGATGGTGACTTCCCCCGACGAGCGCCACCTTGTCCCGGCGCCTCAGCGCGTGGGCGTGCATGCCGAGCGGCGGCTCCTCGGGTGCCTGCTTAATGACTCGCTCCTGGCCCTCGTAGGCGGCCGGCTCCGGCTCAACGAGCTGCACGCTCGGCTCCCGGCGGCGGGCGACGAGGTCGAAGAGCGGCACGTGGTCGGTGAAGCTCCCAGCCGGCGACGCCAGGAGTTGCAGCCCGCCCTTCTTCTTGTCGGGCGCCAGGAAGCGTCGCAGCGCCACCAGAACTCCGGTGCCGTCCAGCATCAGGCGGTTGCGTGCCTCGTCCAGCTCAGAGCGCACCACCACGTCGATGTCGCCCGGCTTCTCAGTGACGGCCGCCGAGCCCGCGATGGCGAGCCAGTCGCGCACCAGGACAATCTCCTCGGGCTGGCTCGCCAGCATGGCCTCGAGCTTCTTGGGCAGCGGCCCCTTCGTTCCGTAGACGGACGCCAGCCGGCTGCGCCCCCCGGTGAGCGCCTGGATCTGCCGCCACAGCTCGGACTCTTTGTCCACCGCGAAGCCGCGCCGCTCCATCTCGTCCGCCACCCAGACGGCAGCGTTGACGATGTCCTCGACGGCCCGCCTCCGGCGCTGCGCGCTGGCGAGCCACTGGTGCAGGCGCAGCCACGCCTCGCGCACCTCGTCATCCGGAAGCTTCCGCAACGCGCGCGGGCGCATGTCCAGCAACGCCACCTTCTCCAGGATGGTGGGCGCGTCGTCGCGCTCGCTGCGCGCACGGCCGCCAGCGGCAGGCATGGCGGCTCGGTGGATCGACGCCCAGGCCCAGCCGGCCCCGTGCTCCAACAGCAGCTCCTTGGTGCGCTTCAGCGCCTCCTCGAGGTACTCGCGGGAGTGCTGCGCCTTCTCAATGCGCCCCCGAAGCTGCGCCTGCCCGAGCACCATCGAGCCCGCCACGGTGTGGAGCGCGCCGAACTCCAGGCAGCAGCCAGCGCCCGCCGGCACGGTCTCGCCCTGTCCGCCGTACCGCAGCGTCACGTGCGGCGTGAAGCCGTGGTCAGCCCTCGGAGGGAGCCCTGCGTCGGTCAGCGCGTCGCGCAATGCAATATGCAGGCCGGCTAGCTCCGGGCCGTCCATGAGTGCAACCAACACGGGCTTTCCGTCGCTTCCTTGAGACGGCTCAAACACGCCAAAGCCCGAGACTTTGACGGAAACCGGCGGGCACATCAATGCTACGTCTGCGACCGCCTTGGCGGCCCGCTCGACCGCGTCCTCGGGCAACTCCGACAGCTTGCCCAGGTAGGCGAGCGTGCAGTGGAGCCGCTCGGCCGGCTCGCCGCCTTCGAGCGCCAGCGCCTTGGCTGCGTCGGGCGGAACCAACAGCGCGACCATCAGGCCATCCGAGCCAGGCGGGGACTGCTTGGCGGTGGTGTCCATGCGGCTACTCCTTGCCGGCGCGTCCGCGCCTGAGCGTCATCGTGCAGCGGCAGCCCGGGTGAGCTGGTGGCCGCATGACCGGCGCGTCCAACATCGCCGAGCTGTATGGCTCGTCCAGCGACACCTCGAGCCCGTCCAACTCCAGGCAGATGGGACACGGCCTGTTGGGGTTGGGCGACGGAGGCGCCGCAACCCAGACGCGCACCACCGCGTCCGGAAGCTCGCCGGCTTCCTGCGCCTCGCGCCAGGTGTCGAGCAGCCCCTGGTTCTGCGCAGCCGTCGTCTCCGTCCGGGCGATGCGGAGCGCCCGCTGGAAGAGCAGCTCGTCCGAGTATTGCCGCGTCAGCGTGCGGATTCGGTCCGGCGCCTCACCCTGTTGCTCAAGCAGCGCGGCCCGGCGCTCGACGGCCGCAGACTGGCGGGGTAGCAGGCCGATGTGTCGGCGGATCTGGTCCACCATCGACTCGGCCCGCTGGCCGCGCGCAAGCCGCCGCGCGATGATGCCCCGGATGGAGTTTCGGGCGTCGGCCCCGATGCCACGGATGAGGGTGCCGCTCTGCCGTCGCGCCCACTCCAGAGTCAGCGGGTTGACGCGTACGGTGGGCACGCTGCGCTTCTTCTCGATCCGCTGCACGGAGGACAGGACGGCCTCGTACGCGCCGATGAGCGCCTCGGGGCTCGGCTCGAGCGGCAGCCGAAGCAGCGACTTGAACGCCTCCGCCGCCGATGCGCCGCGCTCCACCTCCCGGCACAGCTCGCCAAGCTCTGGCCTGCTCAGCACCTCGCCATGCGCGCGGATCCATCCGTCCGCGAATGGGCGCACGCCCAGCGCCGCCGCCTCGTAGGCGTCCGCCAGCGGGTGGCGCTGCGACTTGGAGATCGGCACGTACATCAGCCGGCCGCCCCTTCTCGGCTGACTCTCGGCTGACTCTCGGCTGGGGCCTCGGCTGGAGCATCGGGTTTGGCCGCGCGCGCCTCTCGCTGGGCCTCCGCCCAGGCGGCTGCAAGCTGGTCCTCGCCGGGTAACGGGAAGTCCCCGGCGTCCTCGGGCGGCTGGGGCAAGTTGCCGATCTCCAGCAGCTTGCTCTCGAGCGGACGGTTGGGCCGCAGCATGCCGGCCGTGGCGAGTGCGGTGATGTACTGCGCCACGTCAGCCAGCGGCGGCGTCTCGATGTCACCGTGGACGAGACTCGGCCACAGTTTGGAGGGCACGCCGTTCAGATCCATCAAGCGCGGGATGGCGAAGCGGGTGATGACATCCGCGATGGAGTCCATGATGGCGCCCAGCGCGTAGCCGAAGAGCCGCGTCTTGTCCGACGACAGCGCGAAGGAGCCAACCGACTGGCTGCCCAGCATGAGGAAGTCAGCCAGCATCGCCATCGTGATGTTGCGCATGTAGCGGTTGATGATGGCGTCGGTGTCGATCTGCCGGCGCCCACCAGTTGCCAGCAACTTCAGCTTGTATCCGGTGGGCTTGTTGTCCGAGTCCACCTCCTGCGGAACCATGGCGAACTCGCGCTGGTCCCGCTTGAGCGCTGACAGCATCTCCTCGAGCGCCCTGCGCTGGGCCTTCTCTGCGTCCGAAGCCCCCGGGTGTAGAAGCTGTAGCGGCACCTCCATCGTCAGCAGGCCCGTCATGTCGCGCTCGACGCCGACTGCCTCGATCTCCTCCATCCGCTTGAGGAAGAAGTACGGTATGACCGACGTGCGCAGGATGGAGCGCCCCTCCGGGTTGCCCTTGTGCTGCGAAGTCCGGAAGAGCACCGCCTTCTCGATGGGGATGCGCATCACCCCGGCACGCACCGCGTACGGATCCATCTGCCACATCGCCCGCAGCCCGTTGTCCTCCTCGTCAAGCTCCCAGTGGTCCAGCGTGTCCTGGCTCCGCAGCGAGAACTTCCGCCAGCCCACCCTGCCGTCTTCGTGCTTGGATCGGAACTTCGGGTCCGTCGAGTCTGGCCCGCGCCGCAGCTTGTAGACGGTCTCGAGGAGCGCCCACCCGTAGGGCAGCATGCTGAGCGCCTCGGACACCAAGTCCTGAAGCGTGTGACTCATGTCCTGGATGCAGGAGTCGACGAACTCGGCTTGCTCCTTGGCCTCCGGCGAGTCACCGGCCGGCTCGATGCGCCACTTGGCCTGGCGGATCAACATCGAGATGGAGTACAGGACGGCGCCCACCGTCGAGCTGTTGTCCGCCATCTCGCGGTACACCCTGACGGCCTGGGTGCCACGCAGACGAGCGAGGAACTCCTCGTTCAGCACGCCGCCGTACTGCCGCAAGCCGGTGCTGCCCAGCACGTCGAGATCCAGCGCCGCAGCCTTGAGAATCTTGCTCATGTCTGGACCTCGCGCCCACTCGTCACATGCGCCCCTTACACGAATTGCAGGAGAATTGCCATTCTACGCAGCCCATGGGCTCTCCCGCTGGACCGCTGTACCGAAGTCCAGCGCGGGCGTCTTCGTCACCTTCAGCCTACCGAGCAGCCGCAACAGCGCCTGGGAGGTAGCGTCGCACTGGTCGTCGTTGGCGCCGTTGGGGAAGATGCTCAACTCCTCGATGTAGCCGTCAACCCAGGTCGACACGGCTGGGATGTAGACGTTGCCCGACTCGATGAATGGCGAGACGGCCGAGAGCCGCTCTTCCTTGCTGCCCTTCGGCTCCTCGGCGACGAGCCCCGGCACCGAAGACTTGAGCGCGGAGATGATTGCCGGGCCGTTGGCCTTGTCCTCGATGAGCTTCAGTGCTGCCTGGGGCCAGCGCTCACAGAAGACCAGCAGCGCCCTGGCCGTCTCGACGAAGTCCATCTTGTCGCGGAACTGGTCCAACAGGTAGGCGTTGGCTCCGTCCCTGGCCCACGCCTGGAAGGTGACGAAGGATGTCCCGGTCTTCTTGAACGTGCAGTCCAGCGAGATGAGGTAGTCGGTCAGCTTCTCGGGGAGCGTCGCCCAGCGCTTCCACCAGTCGCGCTTGATGATGCCGCCCTCTGCCGGCGTGGGGCGCTGCTGGTACTGAGCCGCGAATCCGTAGCTGCCCAGCCCGTTGGCGCCCTTCAGCCCCTTGACGTAGGCCGGCGTCAGCCTGGCCGGCCACATCAGCTCGCCCTCCTCGGTGCGTGGATCCACGAAGGGAAGCGAAGTCTTGCAGCGGAACTTCGACTCGAACTCCATCGGCAGCCGGAGGTGAACGTAGGCGTCAGCGTCCTCCGCCCCGGCGCGCTCGAGGATGCGCCCGGAGATGTCGTCCTCATGGAGCCGCTGCATGACGACAACGCGACACCCGCCCCTGCCGCTCGCATCGTCTGGAAGAAGGCGAGAGCCCAGCGCCTCGGCGTGGTAGGTCCAGGCATCCTCCCGGGCGCGCTTGCTCCTCGCGTCCTGGAGTTTGAGCGGATCATCCTCGACGATGCAGTGGACGTGCTTGCCGGTGACGCCCGAGTTTGTGGACGCCCCGTGGCGCTCGCCCCCGGCTGTGTTGTGGTACTCGAGCTGCGTCTCGGGAGTCGGGGCAACCTTGACGTTCGGCCAGCGCTCCTGAAACCACTCGGTGTTGATCAACACCTTCGAGCGCCTGTTGTCGCGCTTGGTGAAGTCCTCTGAGTAGGACGAGAAGATGAAGCGCCACGTTGGGTCGATGGTGGCCCATATCCACACTGGCCACAGCACCGAGCACTCGACGCTCTTCATGGTGCCGGGCGAGATGTTGATCAACAGCCGGGAGATCTGCCCAAGCGCCACGGCCTGGAGGTGGTCCGCCAGCGCGTCGATGTGCCAGCCCGGCGCGAAGCGTGGCTTCTTGAGTCCCTTGAGCACGTACTCGAAGCGGGCGTCGCCACCCTCCAGCACCTCGAAGGCCGGCGGGATGAAGTCCCGGAAGCTCCTGGAGTAGAGCAACCGCTCTGCCTCCAGCACATCAACAGGAGCGATGACCTGCTTGTGGTGCGGCGCTGTCCGTCGCCTGTGTCTGACCGGCTGCTGTTCCTCTGGGCTAGGCATCGCCGTCCAGGTCCCCGTCTTCCGGCACTACCGCGCTCGCCTTGCGCGTCAACGCAATCATGGTGCGCAACTCGTCGTTGGACAGAAGGGAGTAGTCCAGCGCTGGCGCAGATTCGATGCGCGCAACCTCGATGGAGTCCGGCTCTCCTCGGCTGAGGCGCTCCAGCTTGGAGCCGAGGTCGACCATCCCCATCGCCTCGGCTGGCTTCAGCGTCAACGGCCCCGGCTGGCCTTCAGGCCCCAGTGCCTTCTCCGCCGCGACAATCTTGTTGAGCGCCAGCGCGCCAGCGCCCTGTAGCGTCATCGCAATCTGGACGTGCCGCCGCTTCATCTCCCGGATGGCGTCAATCTCCGCCAGCTTCGTCTGTCGATCCAGCCAGGCGTCATAGGCGGCACAGCGCGCCACCCAGTTCCACCTGCCACACCATCCGCCGTACAGCTCGCGCTTCTTGTTCGTAACCTGTGCCAACCTTGCCAAAGAGCGCTCTGCTGGCCCAAGGTCCCGGTATTGCACGAAGGCCACCCAGGCCGTGTCGGGCTCGCCGGGCTGGCGCTCCCACGCATGCTCCGGCTCGAGCAGGGACCTCCTCGCCACCTCTTCGGTGCTGCGCGCCATGTCTAACCCTTGCTCCTCTGTGCCTTGCCGCCGGTCAGGTTCTGCCAGCGCTCGACGATGACATCGCAGTACCGCTCGTCAATCTCGCACCCACGCACACATCGCCCGAGTTGCTCTGCCGCCACGAAGGCCGTCCCGCTTCCAGCGAACGGCTCCGCGACGATCCAGCCCTCCTCCGAACTGTTGCGCATCGCCCTGGCGTACAACTCGACGGGCTTCATGGTTGGATGGAGGTCGCTCTTGGTGGGGCGGTCGATCTGCCAGAGAGAGGTCTCGGAGCGGTTCGCAACCGCCTTGTGGGCAGCGCCTTCGATCCAACCGTACAGGATGGGCTCGTGCTGGTAGTGGTAGTCGCATCGTCCAAACACGAGCCCGTTCTTGGCCCAGATGATCATGTGACGGAGCGGATACCCGCTATCGCGCAAGGCCAGCAGCAGCAGCAGCAGTTCTCCGCCCTGTGGGCCAGTCACATAGTACGACGATCCGGGAGCGCCATGCGGCCTGACCGCATCGAAGCACTTGCACCATAACGCCGACATCTCCTCTGGAGTCATCTGGTCGTTCTCGATGGCCTTCTCGACGCGCTTCCCGCCATCGAGTTCATTCAAGAACTCGTTCTTGTCCGCGTAACTGACGCCATACGGCGGATCCGTCACCAGCAGGCGCCATGGCTGGTCGAACACCACCTTGGCGCTCTCGGCAATGTCCCCACACACCAGCCTGTGTCGCCCAAGCGTCCACACGTCGCCCTTCTTGGTGGTCGCCACCTTGGGCGGCTCCGGTGCTTCGTCCTCCTCAACGTCCCCCGCTGGCGCACCGCCCCCGGCGTCCTTCAGCAGCTCGTCCAGCATCTGCTCGTTGAAGCCGATGCCGTCCGTTGGGAAGCCGGCGCTCTCAAGCTCGTTGATGGTGTCTTCCAGGATGCTGGGGTTCCAGGTCGCCAGCTCGGCTGTGCGGTTCAACGCCAGGCCGAGCGCCTTGGCCCGGATGTCGTCGATGTCCAGGCGGACGACCGGCACCCGCTTCCAGCCTAGGCTGCGGATGACTTGCAGGCGCCCGTTGCCGCCGATGACGTAGCCGGTGCCCTTCTGCACCACCAGCGGCTCAACCTGGCCGAACTCCTTCAGGCTGGCCGCTATGGCTTCGAGGTTGACGCTGTTGTGCGCGCGAGCGTTCTTCGGGTGCTCCTGTAGCTCCTCCGGCGAGACGTACTCGAGCGCGATTCCGGCGCCCTCTGCAACAGTCGTCTTCTTGGCTCCGCACACTGGACTTTCCTTCCCGCTCGAGCGCCGCTGTCTGCCACCCATGCTGCCCCATAGATGACGAAGGAGTAGCCCGCTGTCAAACCTGCCCGCTTCCAGGATAGCACGGTTTGACAGCTTAACGGCAATGACGTACCGAGAGCCAGGAGGCCGGGCCTATGCCAGAAGCCGCGCAGCCAGTCGAGACACCCAAGCCAGCAAGCGGGATTGACTCCCCGGTGTCATGGCGTCACGGGCTGCTGGTCGTCGGCTTCCTGCTCGGCTCCGGCGGCGGGTTGGCGGCCTGGGCTGTTAGCAGAACCGAGAAGGCTTCCGAGTCCGTGGCCGTCCGGGCCGGCGTTGACGTTAGGGAGGTGGAGGTGCGGATGAAGGAGGCGCTCGCCCGGGAGGAGCAGGACAGGCGCGAAGAAGACAGGCGGCTGCGCCTTGAGTTGGAGAAGCAGTCCGAGGTGACGGTCCGCAAGCTGGACCTCATCATCAGCCGACTGCCAGAGGTGCGGAGATGAAGCGTTGCGGCATGGGCCACACGGTGGCACAATGCCCAGCCTGGAGGCGACGATGAAGCGCGCACTGGTGAAGTCCTTCGGTGGCTACGGCCGCATGGTGACGCTCGTGATGATGGCTGCGGTTGGCGGGATGGCGCTCGCCTGGTCGACGGCCTCTGCGGCTCAGCGGATCAGCGAGGAGTTCGGCCAGCCGTCCGGGCACGTCATGCGGTGGCTCGCCATCGCCACCCTGCTGCTCGTCGCTCTCTGCCTGTTGGCCGCCATCGCCTACCTGGCAACCAGGCTGCTCGAGATGGCGTTGCGGCTGCGCTCCAGGCTGGCCGACGACGCCTGGGCCGAGGTGCGGCGGGTAGCCGAGTCCGCCCCGGACTGCGAGACGGCGGAGCGGTGGCTCGGTGGTGCGGAGCGCCTGGCCAAGCTGTCGAGACGGGCCGGCCTGCCGGTGGGCAACTGCCAGGCGTGGCTGGCGGCAGTTCAGACGACTTTGCGACAGGCGAAGTGATCCGGAGGGGTCTGCCGAACGTCGCGCTGGACTGCGGTTGGAGCCACTACCCGCAGACCCTCTTCGCCGGGAAGCCGGAGGCACATCTCGATTCCCCTGGCGAGTTCCTGGGCCTCGAAGTCGCTTGACGCCTGGACCTGTACCTTGGTGCTCAGCGTGCAGGTGAAGTAGCGGGCGGGCTGATCTTCCGTGGGCATCATCAATCATCCCCCATTGCGACTCGTGGCCTCTCAACCTTCGCCGGCTGGGGCTGGCGCTCTCCGTCGAGCTTCTGAACGACGCGGCAGACTTCTTCGGACGGCCACGCCTGCAACTCACCACCAGGAAGCTTCAGGTACACCACTGTCGCGCTTGCGGCTGCGTCAGCGGCCTCTTGATTCGGCGCATGAATGTAGAATCCAGCGGTCAGTATGCAACCAAAGGTCTGGACGCCCTGATTGTCTGCCATGGTGCTCCCCGGTCCCGGTGGTTGGAATGGGCCGCGGGCTTGCGCCACCGGGGTAGGCGCCCGGATGGCCATCCGGTGCCCGCAGCCTGAAGCCGACTATCGCACCGCCAGGGCCATGTGGCAACTATCAACCTGACGGTTGTTGATGGTTGGCTGACAGCTCCGCCCGAGCGCTTGCGGTAGCCAGACAAGGCGAAGGGCCGCCGGCCGAACGGCGACCCTTCTGGAGGTTCACCACTGCCCGGACTTGCGGCCGGACGGATGCACGTTGCCACGGCGTCACGTCGGGCGCAAGGGGTTTCGCTGGCGGCTCCGCTAGTCCTTGCGCGCTTCGCACCATGTAGTGCTGGACTCGTAGACGCGCAGCCTAGAGAGCATGGGAAGCGCCGACTGGAGGCGCTCGAATAGCCATGGGGCGAGCGCCTCGGTGGTGGGGTTCTCCAGGCCCGGGATGTCGTTCAGGTAGCGGTGGTCGACTTCCGCATGCACTGGACGCCAAGCAGCCTCGATCTCCGCGTAGTCGATGATGAAGCCGCGCGCGTCTGGCGCTCCATCGAGCACGAGTTCTACGCGGTACGTGTGGCCGTGCAGCCTGGCGCACTTGTGGTCGGTGGGCACCAGCGGAAGCCTGTGGGCTGCGTCGAAGTCGAACGTCTTGGCAATGCTGATCTTCACGTCGTGCTCCTCTGCGCGCATGGTGTGACGGCTGGCACTGCGTCAAACAGGTCTCTGTTTGCGTGTGGAGCCAGCCCGCTTAGAAACCTGTGGAGGTTACCTTCGCTCCAGAGCGGTAGACAGGAGTCGACTGAGTCCGCGCCTATCCTGATGGCCCACCGGAGTCTGTTGGGTGTGCCGACGCGCCCGATGTGGCAGCGCTTGCCAAGCCGGTGTGCGTACCGCGTCCACGCCTCTCCGGTGCGCAGCTTCCAACTCAGTGTCCCGCCGACGAAGAGCCCGGTGAAGCGCTGGAGCGCTGCGCCGTCCAGGTGCTCCTGCGCCATCCCGTCCTGGACGGCCAGGTAGAGATTGCGCACGCCGCGCCCCGCCAGGTGCTCCGCCCACCTCAGCGAGAAGTCCAAGCTCGCAACGCCGCCGGCCACGATGTCCGGAGCCACAACGAAGTCCGGTCGCGGTGCGTGCGCCAGCGCCAGGTCGAGCGAAGCGTTGAAGCGATCCGCGTCGAAGGCTCGGCCCGCCGTCCAGTCCCGATAGGCTCCGTTGTCGAAGGCCCATGGTGTTCGACGCGGGGGGGGCCTCCTCACGCACCGTCATCTCGCCGAAGCCCATCTCTGCGAGCCGAGCGATCAACGACGAGCTGCGTGTCTGGCCGATGTAGATCAGCATGCGCAGAAGTCCCGGACGATCTCCACGCACGTCGTCGGCCACTGCACAGCCGACAGCTCGTAGCGGTCGCTCATGGCTTTGGCTCCGAACGAACTAGACACGCGCCGAGTCGAAGCTCCGTTCTGCCATCCGGAAGGCGTCGCCTACCCAGTGTCAGCGCGCCTTGGTGCTCGATCAGCGCTCTGTTCAGCGCATACGCCAGTTCGGATACATACTGCTTCACCACCTCGGGGCGCCGGTCTCCGTAGATGAACTCTTCCACCAGATCTAGGTTCACAACCGCAGCGAGATCGTCAATCCAGCGCGCCCCCCATCGCTTGATCTCGTCGGCCTTGTCGGGTCCGCAGATCTCAACAAGCTCTTCGAGTGCGCTCATGGCTTCGGATCCTGGAGCGTCGATGCCTGCCCGGGAGGGGCGGAGGGCTTCAGCGCTTGCTCCGCGAACTCCAGGCGCAGGCGCAGCTCCGCGCTCTGTGGCGAGCCGTCGAGCATGAACGGGATGGGTCCAAGCGCCGCGCTAGATGCTAGCCGGGAGAGCTTGGCCTCCAGCTCCACCACCCGCGCAGCGATGGCGGCGGCATCTAGCTCCTTGTCGCCGCACATCTTCTCAAGCACGCGGATGTGCCTCTGAAATCCGTCGACCATTTGCTGGTGTGCGGCATTTTCCTCGTCGCGCTCCTGCTCCGCCTTCGCCTGCCCAGCCTGCGCCGCTTCGAGTGCGGCGAGGAGGGCGGGAACGTCTTGGCGCGCTAGTGCCCGTATGTCGTCCCGATAGGCGACGAGCTTGTCGTCTCCCACGAGGGCCACCCTTAGAATGCGAGCCCGAATCTCCTCCAGCCTCTCCTCCGTCATCGCCTCGGTCTTCGTCTCGTGGCTCATGGCGTCGGCTCCACTCCGGCGGCGCGGAGGGCGGCGAGGAGAGCGCGAAGGTCTACGGCGACGTTCGCGGCGGCTTCCTCTGTCTTCCCGTCCTCGTAGTTCCCTGCGACGAACTCGGCGAGCGATGCGCCGTCCCGCAAGCCTGTCGCGCACCGCACAAGCAACGCGCGATAGGCGTCCCGCTCCGTCTGGTACTTGGCGGCCAGTTCGGTCATCGTCTCCAGGTTGCGCTGCGTCTCTTCCTGTGTGGCGATCATCGTCCCTCCGCAGTTTCATCGGCAGCGCGAAGGGCGCGCAGGCACGCAAGCAGAACGTCAGCCCGGATCGTGATGTCGCCGACGCCGGCCCGCCCCAACTCCTCCAGGAGACCTGGATCGATGCGGACCTTGATCTGCTCGCCCAGCATGTCGAGCGCCTTCCGCATCGGCTCGAAGGCGTTCAGCTTTCGTTCCGCGTCCTGCACAACGGTCCGATCCCGCGAGACGAGCGCCCCCTTGGCCCCGGGTATGGCCGCGAAGTAGATCCCATCAGCTAGGCGCAGGCTGAACTCGTCCGTCATCGTCATCCCCCCCCGTTGGCCGCGCGCAGGGCGGCGTCGCGAAGCTCTCTCGCGCGCTTCATCGCTGCGGTGTGGACCTCGCCGCACCGGCACTGATCTTCGGCCACGTGGGGGCAATCGAACTTGTCGATCTCCTCTTCGGCTAGGATGTACGCCAGCATCGGCTCGTAGGCGTTCACCGCCCGGACGATGAGCGCCAAGTTGGCAAGGTCTTCCTCGTGAAGGCGGCGGTGCGCGGTAACGAGGAAGCCCAGGAACTCCATGGCGAAAATGAGCCTTTTGTCGACTGGTCCGCGCACCAAAGCAAACGAGCGACCAACCTCGATCTCGGACTCCCACGGCCTCGGCGTCGCGTCCTTGAACTCGCCCGCCTTCGTCTCGTCGCTCATGCTCTCCTCGCCTTCGCCTTCCTGCGCTCGCGCCGCTCTTCGGCGATCCGCGCGTCGATCCACCGCCTCACGTCATCGGTCCGCCGGTACGTCTCCGCGTTGTCGTGGTCCAAGAGAACCATCGGCTCGTTCGTCGGTTTCGCGCCCCATCTGGGCGGTTCCATTTGCGCCGGGTCCCGGACGATGATCCGCGTACCGTCCCGGCCCTTGCCGGGCCAGCGCAACCGGCCGATCTGCCGGTCCGTGTTGGCGTGGCTCTTCTCGACCGTCACGAGAAGCGACGGCCAGCGGCGCCGGATCTCATCGGCGAGGGCGCGGATGGTCTGACGTGGCATCGTGGGCGCCCTCCCGGAACGCCTCCCCGAGGTTGAACTGCGCGGGCGTGCGCCACCGGGGGATGGCGCCGGCCGGCCAGCCGTTGCCCGCGAGAGAGAGACTACTCCGGATGCGCGTCGTGGGCAAGAGAAAGGGCGTCGGCGGACTGGCGGCTACGCATGCCTGCCACATGGGCAGCGCGGCCCACAGGCGTCCATGTTGCCGCCGCCGTGTTAGGTGCAGGCAGCGGCGTGGGCGGGCTACTCCTCCCGGATGTACCAACACAACTCACTGGCGTGGCATTCGCTCAGGCTGTCCACGTCCGCCGTTCCGAGGATGTGGACCAGCGCGAACCACCGGCCGGCCAGGACATCCGCCTCGACATCGCGCGCCATCTTCTCGAGTTCTGCGGCGGTCTGACGCGCCGCCTCCGCGTCCTCGCGCCACTCGGCCAGCTTGGCAACGAGCTTCGCCCGCACCCGCTCGTCGCGCCGCTCAAGCCGCTCAAGAACCGCCTCTTCCGTCGTCAGGACCGTCGCGTCCTTCGCCATCGTCCACCTCCTGTGATTCGTTGAACTCGCCTCCGGGGCTCGAACCCAGGCGCCGCCAGTGGCGAGAGGGCCGGCCGGACCGGACGGCTACGCCATCAGCGCCCGAGTTTCCCAGCATGCGCGTACGCTGCCGTGAGGCAGATCCGATCCGCCTCATCTTCGCCGATGCCGTGCGCGGCGTTGAACTCGGCGATCTCGCGCCGGGCGGCCTGGAGATCCTCGCACTCGGGACCGCCCACGTACCAGTCAACCAGGCGGCCCGTAATCTCGCCCTCGACCTGCACCGCCACGCGCCAGCCACGGGCGGGCTCGTCGCCATCGCACCCGCGCCACAGGAACGCCGCCACGCGGGCGGGAGCAGCCAACGCACGCAGGTCATTCAGGCAGATCCCGTCAACGACTGCGGTCTCGAGCGTGTTGGTGGGGTTGATGGTCATCATGGCATCCTCGATTCAGTGGGCAGCGTCGGTGCCGCCCAACGAAGACAGTATGGCACTGCGCTATCGCGCTGTCAAGCCTTGCGCAAGTGTGCGCGGCATAAGGGGATTTTGGCCTTGCGCCTCTCGGTGTTGGTCGCGCCCGCCGGTATGCGCTCCGGTGCCTATTGGGAGGCGCCCCCGTGCATACCAGGGGCGTGGGGGTCGCTCTCGTCGGGACCGTCCCGGAGCACGAGGGAGTAGAGGCAGCAGGCGTCCCAGCGCGACACGTCCAGGACGGAGGCGCCCCGCTTCGGATCCGCAGCGGCCAGCCTCCGGAGTTCTGCCAGCACCTCGGGAGGCACGTCCTCGGGGCCGATGCGCTCTCCGGAGCGGAAGAGGTACTCGGTGGTGGTCATCGCGCGGACTCCAGCTCGGCCCTTGCCCATTTCGCCACACGCTCGCGCTCGTCGGCTCCCCATGTGCCGGCGGAACCGAGTCGCGCGATCCGCTCCTCGACGCGCAGCACGAGTTCCGCGGCCTCCCGCCGGCCCTTGTCGCGCTCCGCCTCGGCGGCGATGGCGGCCCGGAGGGCGATCCGCTCGGCGCTGCATCCAGCCAGCTTGCGCAGCTCCCTGTCCGTAGCGCCAGCCATGGCCTCGAGGAGATGGGCAGCCGCGCGCATGGCCTCGAGCGCGCTCGGAGTTGGCGTCGTGGGCGTCTCAGTGGCTGCTGGGGCAGTGGTGGTCATCGCTTCGCCTCCTTCTTGCTGGCATCAACGCGCCAGACGATGAAGTACGGGTAGCCGTTCGAGATGTTGCAGCCTTCAGCCAGCGCGACGACGCGCACCGGGCGCCCATGGAAGGCGGACAGGAAGGCGCTCAGCTTCTTTGCGCCGGCCAGCTCCCACCGCGTCCCGACGTGCTCCTTCCAGAGCCGCTCGGCCTTGTCGTAGTCCCATTGCCAGATTCGGTCGCTGTACTCGCCATCAACGCCACGGCCCTCAACTATGCGGCGACTCCCGAAGTGGAAGAATTCGGAATAAGAGTAGGGGTGAGTCCACTTCTCGTTGCGCTTGTTCGGGTCGACCCACTTGCTGTCATCGTCCCAGTGCTCGATGCCAGAGATATCCAGGAAGCGCTCACCGTCGCATCCCCACGTGGACCGGCTCATCTTCCCTCCGATGCGCCATCGGCAACGCGCAGCGCAGCCATGCACTCGCGCAGGAGGCTCGTCTCGATGGCCAGCGACTCCACGCGCTCCAGTGTAGCATCCACATCCCCACCCCAGGAGGGGGGCGTGCTCTCGCTTGCCTTGAGGATGCGCGCCTCCAGCTTCGCGAGCGCCGACCGCATCGGCTCGTAGGCGTTGCAGGCCCGGAACATCAACTCCGTGTTCCCTCGCGCCTCGTCGCCAGTCGGGACGTAGCCGCAGGCCAGGGCCAGATCCACAAACCGGACAGTCTGCCCCTTCGAGTCGACGATCCGCCCATCGGCGTCGCGGTGCCACGGCAGCGTCGTGTGCTTCGCTTCGGTGTTCATCGTCTTACCTCGTCCTTCGGGTTGTGCGCCCGGCCCACTAGAGAGCCGGGCGGATGGGGGTCAAGCTACGCCATTCACCAGCCCGCCACCTTCGGCCATCCCCACATGCCCTGAGCCGCCTCGATGGCGAACTGCGCGTCCTCCGGGGCCAGCGTCGCTCCAGTCACCCAGGCGTCGCTCGCGTGGTAGGCGCCGCTGGCATCCCGCGTCACCTCGGCCCGGATCGTCCGACCCGCCGTGCTGCTGTGGAACTCGACCTCGCGCGTCATCGTCGCCATCGTGTCCTCGATTCGGTGGGCGGCGTCTTGCCGCCCGATGGTGGTGAGTAGAGCAAACGGTGGGCCAGCTAGGCGGCCTCAATTTCGGGCACGAACACCCGGACCATGGTGGACGCCCGGAACGTATGGGACGGAGCCGGGCCTGGGCCGAAGGCGCTGAACTGGACGCGGACCTGCTGGCCCACCCGCTCAACCGCCACGACATCCAGCATGCCGCCGTCGCGCTCGACGCCCACGTCCCCAACCCTCAACTCGTCCGCTCGCTTCGTGGTCACCATGTCGTTGCCTCCTGCCTGAGTGAGTAGCAATCAGCGGGCCAGGCCACCTGCCGTCTCGCTGGCGACGAAATCCAGGACCGGCTGCGGGATGTGCTCCCGGGCCTTCCCTGTAGCGCGCCAGGCGTCCCCACGTCCGCTCCAGAGCCACGTCTGGACGAGCCAGCCATCCCGGTGGACTTCCGCGTAGCGGGCTGGCGTGCTGGCGCCGCCCGTCTCGACCGTCCAGTGGACCTCGCCGTTGGGCTCAGGGAACTCGCGGATCGTCCCGCTCACCGCGCCACCTGGACGCAGGCCCACACGTTGAAGTGGCCGCTCCAGCCCCACACCCCGCCGTCCATCGCGTGCGCCGTCATCCCGTCCGCGCTCAGGTTGTGGGGCTTGTGGGCCATCTGGCGCGCGGTCAGGAACTGGCCAACGGTGCTCTGGAGGTTGGCCGCCGCAATGTCGTCCATCAGGTTTCCGGTCTTCGTCGTCGTGGTCATGCCTGGTGTCTACTGCTAGCTCCATGCCATCCGCTCCAGAGGGACGCGGCAAGCCCCATCCGGAGCCCAAACGCACAGATTGCCGGTTGTCCTGGTGCGTCAATCGGGGTTTGCGGCTTTAGGTGTTTGCCGCGGCCTGGTTACGCGCACTTACGCGAAGCGCAACGTCTGCGCGTTTTTGAGGTGGAAACGCAAATCCTCCTGCCGCTTGGGCTAGCCCGGCAGCCTGGAGCCCAAACGCAACGATTGCCGGAAGTCTCGGTGCGTCAATCTGGACTTCCGGCTTTCGGGCCTCAGATTGGCCAGATTTCGCACACTTGCACGACGCGAAACGATTGCGCGTTTTCGATGTAGGTACGCAGGATTTCCGAGCGTTCTGCGCGCTGTCGGGCGGCCTTCGGAGGTGCTGACCGACCGGCTTCGCTGGCATGGAGCGTGCTGTAGATGCTGGCATGACCGACACCTCCCGCCTTCCGGTTTCCGAGCCTGCCCCCCACCACAGCAAGATCAGCTTCTCCGAAGACTGCTTCATCGAGGACGGCACCCGGACGGAGTGGGTGGTGCTGCCGAACCGTGGATCGGCCGGCTACCCTCAGCGGTTCTCCGACGAAGCCAAGGCTCGCGAGTTCGCCCGGGTGCGCCGCGCCGAGGTGGTCGAGTCGACGAAGCCTCACTCGCGCCGGATCTACTGGTACTAGCCCCCACCCACGGGCGCCGGGCTGGTGACGGCCTGGCGCGCGACATGCAAAGAATCTGGACATGACCGACACCAGCCAGATCGCCGCCTACGTCGTCCGGATCGTCACAGTGGTTGACCACCCCGAGCTGCGCAGCCCGGCGCTCCCGGCGGTTGATGCCGGCCGGCGCATCTCCACCGAGCGGCAGTTCGATGGCCAGCAGGCGGCCCTGGGCCTGTTCAAGGACGTTTGCGCAGGGGAGTGGGACTTCGGCTCCGAGTACGTGGCGCGCGTGGAAGTCGCCCGGCGCTACGTCGGCGGAAGGGGCGCTGCGTGGGTCCGCCGTCCTGTGGAGCGGCAGCGCGCCGCGTAGGCGTCCAGCGCCGGGCCGGTGGGCGGCCTGGCACGCATCGCGCAATGGAGACGGGCATGAACGACACGACGAGAGTCATGGTGCAGCAGAGCAGCGGATCGGCCAGGACGTGGGAGGATCCGCGCACGGTCGCCCACCTCACGCGGGCCTACGGATGGGATGGCGCGCAGGCGCAGGCGCGCGAGGCCGAGCGGCGCGACTACCGCTGCGGGCAGTGGCTCGACGCGCTCAGGGGCTCGCCGTGAGCGAGCGCGAACTCGACGAGATCGCTCGGATGCTGTGGGACGACGCGATTGCATCGAGTCGTCGGTTGCCGGCGCACATGGTGGGCATGACGTGGGCTAGCGCAGGAGTCGCTGACCGGGACTTCTGGCGCGGCCTGGCGCGGGCATTTCTCGCCTCGACTTGAGCGCACCTGGCGCGCGACGTGCAAAGAGAGATGGACATGACCAACGACACGCGCACCCCTCCGGCTCCGTACCGCCCGAGCTTCACCCTGCCCGGGTTGCCGCCGGATCCTGTGTCGGTGTGCCGCCACTGCGGCGGGCGGCTGGGCGCGCAGAACCCCGGCGACGTGTGCGGCATGTGCCGGTAGATGCGAGCGCCTGGGTGCCGCTAGTGAGTTGACGGAGCGGACCTAGACCACGGAGCCCACCAGCGTCGTCGCCGCTGGGCCGCAGCAGCTTCGCGGATGCGCCTTGGACGTGAAGGGCGATCCGCCTGCCCCCCCCCGAACAGTCCAGCATCGCAGATCCACCCGGCCGCCTTGAGGCTCGTGCCTGGCTCGTCCTCGTCCGTGTACGTCAGCAGGTCCACGCAGCCCATCGCGCGCGCAGCTCTCGCGCAGGCGCCGTAGAGCATCGAGCAGCCGTTGGGCACGCCCTCCTCAACCGCCACGCGCACCACCTCGAGCCGCTCGTACGGCTCCGGCCACTCGCCGGCAGATGAAGCCGCCAGCATGCGCGCCTTCGGTGCTCCGACGAGTGCCACACCACGCAGGCGCCCGGAGTCCCAAAGCCCCACAGCCCACATGCGGTGGTGGGCGTGCGGAAGTCTGCGGTGCGTCTGCTGCACGAAGCGGACGGCGTGCTTGACGGGCATAGGGGCGGTTCGCACGGCCAGGTAGTCCTTCTCGCTCCTCACGATGTCCCTGCCAGGATGCTCAAGACTTGCGAGATGATGTGCTGCTCGCCCTCCGTCAGCTCGGGCCGGCGACATCTCAGCAGCCAGTCGATTGCGCGCTTGGACCGCTCCTCCCAGTCGGCCTGCTTTACGTTCATCGCCTCGGCGACCAACTCCAAGAACTTCTCGCCGTGGAGGATGGGCGCAGGCTGCCCTTTTGGAACGTCCTTCAGGCGGAACCACCCACCGCCGACGTATTCATAGCTGAGCGGGTTCTTCTCGTTCATCGCTTCCTCATGACGTGGCCCATGCTTCCCAGACGCTTCCGTGTGCTTCCGGGAAGCGGCTCAGTGGACGGTCTGTGACTCCGGCGGCTTGCGCGTGATGGTGATGTCCCCGTATGGCGACGAGACGGTAAGGGTGTCTGGCATGATGATGGATGCCGCGCCCGACCTCCTCGCGAAGTCCTCCAGGTAGTCCGCGATGCGCCCCCACAACTCCTGAGAGACGTGGACCCGGTAGGGTGGGTGGTAGCCGAGTTCCTGGAGTTCGCTGGCCATCAGGACAACATCTTGAAGCGGACTGACTGGTGGATCTCGCATGCTCACTCCTCGTCGAACATCGCCGCGTAGTCCTCCGGCTCGAGCGGCTCCATGTCGCCGGTCTCTGGGTTGTAGCGCAGCACCGCCGTCTCGTCCTGGCTGGTGGCGAGGTCGAGTCCGATGATGCCCGCAACGGCCTCCGGATCCGGCAGCCACTCTTCCAGCCGCAGACTCACGGCTATTCTCCTGCCGGCGCGCGCCGCTGCTTCTTCCTCGGGGCTTGAGCAAGGCACCGGAGACACCTCTGCGCCAACGATGGCGAGGCGGCCGGAGCGAAGTGCGGCGTCCACGCCAGGAAGGTCCGCCTTCGTTACCGGCCTCATTGGGAAGACCGTCTGAGCGACAGACTGCGAGTTGCAGAAGTAGAACGGATCCAAGAGGATGCCGAGCGCCCTTCTGGCGTACTTCGGCTTCATCTCCACCCCGAGCAAGTAGCGGCCGAGCGCCTGAAGCCTAGCAGCGCGCCTCCGAAGAAGCCTGCACGCCTTCCGGTAGCCGGGACGACTTCTCCATAGGTGGAAGGTGAGCCCATCCGTCAGCGGCCCGAGCGCCGGGCTATCGCCGATTCCGGCGTCGAGCGCCTCTCGCATGCTGATCTGCCGCTTCATCGGCTTGGCCCCTTGTCGCCTAGCTTCAACTCCCCGCCCATCTCTCGCCACCTTCGAGCGTGCTCGGCTGTGAGTTCTTCGGCCGTGCCCCATACGACATGGCACTTCTGGCAGTACCGAGGGCTGAGGCGAACACCTGGCCTCAAGAGCACAAGCTCCGTTCCGCACTCCTTGCAGCGCTCGGCCTTATGGCTCACGGCTTCGGCTCCATTCTTCGGCGCCCACCCGGGCAGCATGCTCAACTCCTCGTCTGCCCGTCTCCACTCCAGGATGCGCACGGCCTCGATGTCGGCCTCCGATCCCCAGAGCAGACCGCACGGGAAGCACCACCAGAGTCCAGTAGCCCGCTGCCCCATGTCGGATCCGCACTTCGGGCATGCTGCCTGGGCGCTCATCGTCTCGGTTCCTTGATCTTCAGCGCTCATGTCCGGAGTGCTCACCCGAACTTCAGGATAGCGGCAGCTAGGACGATGAACCCCACGAAACCAGCCACCGGTCCGTACGCTACCGCAAGGCACCCGACAGCAGCGAACAGTGCACCCCAGAACAGCAAGCCCTTGGGTCTGAGATTCACGTCTTCCTCCTTCACTACCTATGCGCCTCGGCCCACGCCCACGGCCTCGCATCCGCCAGCCGATGCCGGAGAAGCCACTCCGACTCTGACAGCAGCCGCCACCACCCGAAGCTCCACACCAGCCCGACGTAGCACCGATGGCAGCGCCCGAAGCCGTCCTGCTCCGGGATGGTCCAGATGTCGTAGGAGTAGCACTGGGGACACGAGCAAAGCTCCATCACAGCACCCCGGCGCGCGCAGCCTGACGCTTCAACTCGGTTCTCCTGCGCCTCAACATACGCTCCCACTCCAGCACCATCACGCACTGGCGATCTGTCAGAATGTCAGCCATTGGACCTCGCAACCACCGCCACATGCGCAAGTTCGCTGCTATGTCATCTTGGTCCATGAACAGCAGTACCGTCTCGGCTTCTGCGATCTCATCCGGCGTCATGGCTCCTTGCTCCCCGCTTCGTAGGCGCAGACCCAGTGGCTACCGATGACCTTGATCATGAGACGCTGCCGCTCGTTCAGCAGTCGGAACTTCTCGGACAGCAGCACCAGGGTCTCATCGGGCAGCCCGGACAGGCGCGTGACCTTCCCGACTAGCCCGGAGACCTCCCGCAACCTGGCGTCGATGCGCTCCAAATCCTCCCACTGCCCAGGCGCCATCCCGTAGGCAGCACCGCAACGGCATCGCTCTTCGCTGGTCGTCATCCGCATCAGCTCCGCCCCATCGACTGGACATGCACGCCTTGCGAGGCCGTGTGGCTCTTCCCTCGCCCATACAGGTCTCAGCATGACAGGCATACGAAGTAGAAAGCCTGAAGCCTCGGCGGCAGTCGCTCCCACCGGAGCGCCCCTGCTGCAAGTCTGGCAATCCGCACGACGTGCTCCAACATCAGGCCCTCTCCATCTCCCACTGCCTCGCCACGCCTTGTGCCCCAATAAAACGGCGCATCACTGCGCCACATCCATGTCCATCGTCCGAACGGTGCGCAATGCGCTGCATCGCGTACCCCTCCCGGGTTGCCCGGGTGGTCTGGTCCGGCCTATACATGTTCATCTCTCCACAAGCCACACACTGTACCCATTCTAGCACGTCACTTTCCTCCGCTTGCGCTGCTGAGACGTAGTCTCCGGTTCATCCTCGTCCGAAGGTCCAAGCGCAAATCGCGCCCATTGGACCAGATCGCGCAGCGTAGCCCTCAGCGGCAGAGTGGCATCCCGTCCGCCATTCACTTGGGCAAGCGCCTCTGTCAGCCTCCGCTCGACCGACTTCGGCTCGCCACTTCTGAACTCCTCGGGCGTGCGCTGACCCTTGGCTATGTTGCAGCGGTAGCAGCACACCTTGAGGTTGTCCTCAGTCGAACGCCCACCGTACAGGAACGGCACGACGTGGTCGATGGTGGATGTGTTCGGCAGCATCTCGCCGCTAGGGCCGCGCTGCCTAGTGACCGGCTGGCCGCAGAGGTAGCATCGCATCCCATCGCGTTTGTACACCGCCCGTCGTTTCGCGCTGCTGACCCTGGGGAACGTCATATTCGCCTCTGCTTGTACTACTGGAGGCTCCTGCCCACCGCTAATTCGACGGTCGCTGCCGTCTACCGGAGGTCGCACCAAGCCGTCACCGGACACCGGCGCACCACCGTAGGCAGGAGCCTCCAAGTCGGGATGGAGGGATTTGAACCCCCGGCCCCTCGCGCCCAAGGCGAGTGCGCTTCCAGGCTGCGCCACATCCCGAGTAACAGACACTATCACTCCTCGTACTCTTCCGCGAACTCTCCCGTCCACCCGTCCCAGCCCAGCGCGTGCAGCTCCGCATCGCTCCAGCAGATCGGCAGCGCCTCGCTGGTCGGCTTCCAGCACTTCGAGGCCCGGCACTCGGCCGGCTTCACGTCCTGCAAGGCGCATCGGCAGGAGCCACCATCCTCTTTGAGGAAGCCGCAAGGGGCGCCAAGGTTCCAGGAGTCGGCGTCCGACAGGTAGTGCCCGAGCTTGTCCTGCTCGTTGGCGCGCGCCAGCCGGACGACGTTCTGCCCAAGCCTCTCGCTGATGACGCAGTGCTTGGCGAAGAACTCCTTGGGCGTCATGTCGTAGCGCTCGGACAGCTTTGCCAGGTCCTTCTGCGTCAGCGCCCCTGGCATGTGCCAGCAGCACAGGCCGCACCGCTGGCACCTGGACTCGCCGCAGGACTTGGCCGTGTGCCTCTCGCGCTTGAGCCGCGCGTACTTCTCGTCGAACAGCGACATGGCGCAGAAGGCCGCGACGTTCACGTGCCTATCTCCTGCTTCCCGGCAACTGCATTGCAATGAGAAGACCAACGTGTATGACGTTGACCGCCGACCAGGCCCAGAACACTTTCAAAGATTGCACGCCGTCGCACTCAAGCACTACCGTCGCCGCCACTGCCAGCGCGCCAGACATCATCATTCCACTCAACATGCTCACGGTTGACCTGCTCACTCGCTCCTCCTTCCATCTAGTGCCACTCCACCCGGGTGATTCATGAGCCGACGATCCCAGGCCGTCCCGGCACATCTCCGGGCACCACGCCCCGGTTGGGTGGCGAACTTGTGGAGTAACTATACCTCACACCCCGTGTCGGTAGAGATACGTCAGCCTCCCCCACCACCAGCGCCAGCGCCCATGAGATGAGCACCACCGCCACGCCGTCAATGGGATGCACGTCAAACAGCAGCCAAGCCAGTCCGATGCTGGCGATAGCTACCCCGCCGGCCCTGAAGACACTCCGGCCAGCATGGCTCCGGCGCGATCCAACTGTTCATCTGTCATGTGCTCCTCCTTGCTTCCTTGCGCCATCCGGCCGAGTTCCACTGCCGCACAGCCTCAACCCGAGAGCTTCCGCCCTTGCCTCGAAGCTGACACACGCAGCAGATGACTTGCCACCCGGAGCCGAAGTCCCAGACAACTGGAACCTGGCGGCTGCATCGGCACGGCAGCGGAGATTCCAGCTTGGGCGACAAGCAGATCATGCTCGCTCCTTCACCAGCATCAACCTCGGCGCTGCGGCTGTCGGCAGCGCTTCTTCCGGAAGCTCTTGCGACACCACCAGCCTGACGGATTCGTTCGGCTGGCTCTCCTCCGCCTCGTCGAAGAACGCCAGGCACTGGCGCAGCTTCTCCTCCGCCCACATGGCGCGCGCCTTCGCTGCCCGGACTAGCCGCCGCCGCTCGTGAGCCTTCGCATGTGGCAGCGCTGCCAGCGTCAACTCGGCGCTCTCCGTCATGCTTCCGCATGCCTTCAGGACGCCGCGCAGCAACTCCACAACGTCGTCCGTCTTGACGTTGACGGCCCCGAACGCCTCGAGCGCGCGCGCCTGGCTCCAGTTGACGCGCCGGTAGGCATCATCCCTGGAAAGACACGGCTCGCAGATGGCCCGGTCGATGAGCTTCCGGCTCGCCACCTCAGCAGGCCCACCGCACACCCGGCACGGATACTTCGTCTTGAGCACGCGGCTCACCTGGGCTCCGCTCCTACGTCGCTCCTCGTCATCCACGCCGGAGGCTCGGGGTAGCCCGAGTTGATCCACCCGGCGGCCCACTTCGCGTCATGGCCGCACTCTAGCGCCACGGCCGCCCAGGCGTCGACGTTCGCTCGGCGCTCTCCGTCCGGGAAGACGAAGCGCAGGCGCTCGCCGACCAGGGAGCGGATGCCATCCGCCAGCGCCATGTGCTGCGACTCCTTCACGGCCGCCTCGCCGGCCCGAGTCCGGTTGTAGACGGCGTGCCCGTATTGGGCGTGCTGGCCTCGCAGGCAGAGCCCCAGAATCACCAGCTCGTCTGCCGCCTGAAGGTGCTGCGGAGCGACTCGCGCGCCGGACCATCCTGGCGGCGGGATGAGAAGCAGGGTTGCGCGGTGTCGTTCGGTCATCTCGCGTCTCCTTGCGGCCGATGCTGCTGTGGCTACTTCGTTTCGCTCCATCGCCCCGACGCCGGCTGGCGCTCCACCGCTTCGGCCCGCTGCTCGGGCGTCATGGCGAAGAAGGTGTCGAGCGCCGTCTTGATGAGCACGGACGACGGCACCCTCGTTTCCTCTCTCAGGGCCTTCAGCCGCTGGTACTGGTCCGGCCTCAGCCGTATGGTTGTCGAGAGCTGCACGTTTGCCTCCTAGTCAATCCTTGCACTCACCGCCGCCGGCATCCTTCGCCTTCAACGCCACCCTCAGCCTGCAAGCCGGGCACACGTCCTCGGCGAATGCCCAACCTCCGACCTCGTGCCAGCCGTGGACGCCACGGTAGGGCCGGCACTGCGCCAGCACCTCGAGCCCAGACAGCAGGCCGATGGCAGCTCCGCGTAGCGTTGTCTCGGTGTCGGTCATGGAGCGCCTTTCTTCGTCTTGGTCACTGTCCACACGCCCTGGAGCCCGCACATCTCGTACCACCTCCGCAGCGGCGACATGGCGCGCTCGCGGACTTTCTCGTCCTCGAGCCTCCACTCAATCAGCAGGTCGGCGGCGCGCTCACGGATGCCCCTCGGTATGCCCGCCGCCTCAAGGTTGAACCGCTTCATGTCATCAAGGCTCTCGTTGCGGCATCCGCTGGCTGACAAGCGCGGCGCCCATGTCCTCGCCACTATTTGGCTGACCAGATCGGCCATTTCGCGGACATTAGCGAGGAGTTCGGCGGGGGGATGCGCTGGCTGAAACTCCACCGAGTAGCGGCCAGCGCGGATCCCGTCCACAACCTCGGCCATGGTTGGCAATGGTGCTGTCGCGTGCGTTGTCTCGGTGGTGCTCATAGTGGCCACTTCGGCTTGACGTTCGACCGCTGCACCTCTACAAGCTGGTCCGGTCCGCCAACCGACACCACAGAGCGCCCAGGCTTGGCGCCACGGCCGACAAACCGGCCGCTCTCCCGCTTCTGGTCTCCGTCGCGCAGGAACCAGATGGGCTGCCCCACGGTGAAGTCCGGATCGCTCACGCCGCCGCCTCCGGATCTTCCGTCTCGATGGGGCGGCCCATGTCGTCGCACTGCCTCCAGGTGTTGCCGAGGTCGTTGCTCATCTCGGCCTGGATCCACCCGTTCTCGGCGCGCTTGCTGAGCAGCTTCCCACGCATCCGATCCACACCCGAGCAGAAGACCCAGACCTTGGAGTACTCGGCCGTCTCGATAGCTCGATACACGACCCTGTAGTACGGCCCATCAGGCACAACGTCGGCGGGGTTCCGCTGCTTCTTCTTGAACGTCCACATTTTTCCCTCCAGTCCGGTGCGCCACTCCCGGGTTAGGCGCTCTTCGTCCTGCCAGCCGCGCGGCCAGCGTCCAGCTCTAACCAACCGCGACTCGAGCCCAGCACCGCATGCGCCTCACACGGCCCCACGGCCTTCCGGTCGGAGCCGGGCGCCACGCCGTAGCGGCTGGCATCCTCGCAGCCGTAGGCAACGCACCGCCCGCCATCCAGTGGCCGGACCGTCCTGGAGCGCAGCCCGGTGGCCAGCTCGACATCGCGGCACTCAGTGGTAGTCGTCTCCATGGCCAGGCACTTTACTGGACTGCTGCTAGGCAGTCAAGCCTTTCTTTCGTCCCTACAGCCCGATCCGGAACAGGGACGCCACGGCCTCAGCCCTCAGCGCCGCCGCCCGGCTCGCCTGCTGGTCTCCGCCTTGGATCTTCCGCAGAAGGTTCTCCAACTCTGCGGCCAGTGCTTGCCGTGTCTGCTCTGATAGCCGCTCACCTAGCGCCCACTCCAGGCGGTCCCGAACCTGCTCGGGCGTCAGTCTGTCGCTCACCTCGTACCTCCCGGCGGCCAGACGTACGGCAGATCTGCCGGCACGTCACCGAAGAGCGGCCCGTAGTGATCCGGCAGCTTCCGGAGCAGGTTGCTCTGGTGGCTCCGGTGGAAGTCCTCGTCGCCCAGCCATGCCGGCCGAGTAGCCCCGGCATGGCGCTGGAGCGCCGAGGCGAACCTCTCGCGCATCGTGTCCCGGTAGCCCCGGCGGATCCACTCATCGCAGACGGCCAGGCCGTAGAGACACAGCGCCCGCTCGTAGCCGCGCCACATCCTAGTGGCCGAGTGGTTGACCCAACCCTTGGTCCGGCCCTCAAGCGCGTTGAGAATCTGCCAAGTCTCCTTGCGCTGATTGCCGAGCCGCCGCCAGTCGAGCGCGCGGGCTGACTCGGAGAAGCTCGGGTAGGGGAGGAAGGTCTGCACGTCGGTCCCTAGTCGTTCGCGTCCGCCGCGATCATCCGCGCGTCGATGGCCTCAATGCTCCTGCGCCCAGTGTGGCAACTCGTGGGATCCGGTCAGGCAGTAGTCCACCACGCGCTTGATCTGGATCTCTGTCGGCCGTGCTTGCTTGGCATCGCCGAGAAACCCGAACACGTTCCCATCGGCGATCTTCACCCATCCGATAACCTCGGCCATGGCGGGGTTGAGTCCTAGATCGCAGATCGCCTGAACATGCCCCGTCCTGGCGCAAGGATAGAACTTCCCATCAGGAGCAAGCCAGCCGTTCTCCTGGTCGATGCTGGAACTGGGATGCGGTAGTTCGTGGCCTGATTCCTCGTCGTATTGCTCTCCCGGTTCGGCGGGCTGTGCCGACATGCGATCGAGCCACGGAGTGTCAGTGGCGCGGTAGACCTGGAGCGGCTTGCACCCAGACGCGACGGCGTTTTCTGGCCAGTCGTAGCCGTCCACAAGAGCCATCTTACCGGACGACCGGGCGACCTTTCGCTCCGGGACGTGTCTCAATCCGCCAGGACTCGCCAGACCAACCGTGGCCCCGACAGCCATCTGGGCGTAATCAGCGGCCCGATCCTCGGCGTCCTCTCGCGCTGCGCGCTCTCGCCTCATGACAACACTGAGCGTTGGAAGACCGGATGCGCTATCCGGCTCGAGGACTATTCCGCCAACGCTATCGCCGGTCAGTTTCTGGCGCCCTTCCAGCACAGCCAAGACTTGATCGTAGGTGATTCCAGGAAGCCCGTCCATTAGCCATCTGATAGCGCGCTCTGGATCTTGCTCCTCGCTCCAGAAGCTACGCGCTTGCTCTGTCATGAACGCGCCGGTAATCCTGAAGCACGCCGTTGTCATCACCATCTCCTGCCTCTGTTGAGCTTGCGCTGGAGCGCCTCGATCTCCTTGGCCGCCTTGAGCATCATCTTCATGTCGCGCGGATAGAAGAAGAACTCCGACAGCGGCATGGCGTCGCACTGGCCGACGTAGATGGCGCTCGTCCCCCAGTACTCGAAGCCCCACCGTGGGTCGTCGCAGTAGTGGAGCACCAGCCACAGATCCGAGTTCGCGTGTACTGCATCGTCGACGTGGACGTACTTGATCCGGTCCTGGAAGCGCCTCTGCAAGCGCTCCATCCGGCGGCCGAACTCCAGCTTGCCGTCCTGCTCTGCGCAGTCGCGATAGCGCTCCAGCAGCTTCCGGACGTGAAGCCAGGCGCGATGGAACTCCCGGCTGCGGCCCTGGTCACGGATGCACCTTGCCCGGTGCTCGCGCCTCTCGGCGCTTGTCGCCTTCCGACTGTTCCCCTCTCGACAGTAGTCGCAGCGCTCGATGATCAGCAGCTCTCCGCGCCCGCTCATGGCCGCTGCGCCGGTCACCGCGTACCGCGTCCAGCGGTGCCGGCATGGATTCTTCGTCTGTTCGATCTTCGCCATCACACCGGCTCCATGCTCTCCCCGGCATCGGCCGGGTCGAACTCCCATTCGAGATTCTCTGCCTGGACGCGATCCAGGCAGCCCAGGCACACCTTGCGCCATGGGTTGCTGTAGCGGTCGTAGGTCCAGAAGAAGTCGCTCTCGGGCTGCGCCTTGTCGCAGGCCGGGCAGACTCGCGTCTCGTCGCTCATCGCCTGCCATCCCGGGCGCCAGCCATGAAGGCGGCCTCGAGCGCGTTCTTCAAGCGCCAGACAGACAGCGCGTGGAAGTCCAGCGAGTCTGAGCCCCGTCCGGCCAGCGTCGGGATGCACAGGTGCTCCTTGGCAATGTGCTCCAGCACGCTGTCCCGATCTTCATCAGTCATGGTTGCCCCATCCTTGGCCAAGCGTTCTACGCCTATGCCGCCCGTGCGTCAAGCGCAATCGCCCGGTCGATTGCAGCCACCCAGCCCGCCGTGTCGTACATGATGCCCGTCTCGTAGTAGCCGGCCGCCTGGAGCGCGTCCTGGGCGCGAAGCTGGGCGTCGGTCCGGTAGGGTGGATGAAGTCCAACCGGCAGGACCGGACGGTAGGCCCTACAGAACTCCCGGGCGCGGCGCCGAAGCGCCAGCAACTCGGCGGATGCGCTGTCGGGCCTGCCGTTCACTCCTGCGCCTCCGAAGCGTCCAGGTCGTGCAGCGCCTGGATAGCGTCGTCCCGCGTCTTGCCAAGCAAGTCCACCGACGAGCCGAGGAACCTTGCTCCGTGGTCGGACAGCCGGGCATGCTCGCCACGGACGAGCGCGTTGAGAAGCGCCCGGCACCCGTCCTCCGGAACCTCGTATACCGCATCGCCCATTCTCACTAGCTTGGTTGCCATCGTGTCCTCCTTGGTTCGCCTGAGCCCTACTGCGCCAGCGCCAGCCTGAGCGCCTTCAGCGTCTTCGCCTTGCCGGCCGCGCCGGAGTGCTCAACCATCCACCGCGCCCAGTCCAGCAGCGTCTTGCCCTGGGCTACGGCCCACTGCGCCGGGTGGGGCCGAGCGGACAGCTTCGCCAGGTTGCCTTCATCGGCCAGCAGAGCGCCAAGGGCGTCGGCCTTCCTGGCGGCCAACTCGCGCCGCAGCTTCCGCTCGTGCTGGCGCTTCTCGTTGTCCACCACCTTCATGAGGCCCGCGTCGCCAGTCTTGGCCACGCAGTCGCAGCCCACCTTGAACTCCTTGCCGTCCGTGCCGACGATGCGGCAGACGTACATGATGCCCTGGCCGCAGTAGTCACAGGAGGAGCCGGGCTGGATCGGGCAGTTCGGGTCGCCCGGGATGGCCTGGTAGACCGCCTTGTACCAGCCCAGGTAGCGGAAGGGCGCCTTGCCAAGTCCTGCCTTCTCAAACCTGTGGATCCGCTCGGCTGCCTGGGTGGTGGTGTCCATGGTGTCCCTCGTCTCGGGCCGCGTCAGCGCTGCCCAACGAAGACAGTATGCCTATGCGCTAGCTCACTGTCAAGCTCTAGCGCAAGTGTGCGCAGCACAAGCGGAATCGCCGCCGCCTCCAGCTTGGGCACGCTGGCGCTTACCCTGTTGCCGCTGGTATGCGCCAGGGCGCCTAATAGGACGCACCCGGAAGCATGTGGGTGGCTACCTCGTGGGCGTCCGGATGCGCCGTTTTGCGACGCGCCACGCTTCGAGCAGCGCCCGGTCGCATCCGCCGAGTTGAAGGCACCGCCGCCCCAAGGCGCTCCCGGGCTCATGGCGATGCGGGATGCCGTTGATGTGCTCGTCCAGGCGCCGCACGGCCTCGCGTAGGCCCTGGGGTGGAAACCGCGTCGCTGGCTTCATGGCGACCCCCTCGGCGTCCGGACGGTGCGCGCTGGCCGGGCCAGCCCCTGGTGTGTGTCGAGCCGGTCCTGGACTGCCCAGACGAGCCACAGCTCGAGCGCGTCCTCGATGGCCCGACTCTGGCCCAGTTCCGACGTGGCCCGCTCGCGCTCGAATCGCTCCCATAGTTCGCGGCTGACTCGTAGGCCCACCTGCACCAGGTCTGCCCCTCGCCGTGGACGCTGGCCCTCCGGGGGGCGTGGACGGTCCCGGCGGATGTGCCCGTAGTGGGTGGCACAGCGGCCCTTGGCGTTGTGGGGACGGCCACAGATGACTCCGGGAGCGCCGTTAGGGTCGGTCTCGTATGCGCAGATCCGCTGTCCCGTCTTCGGGTCGCGCACGTCGCGAGGCTGCGGGGTTGGCATGGTCGGTCGGGCGATCATTCGTTCGGCTCCTTGGTGGTGCGGCGCAGGTCGTGAATCGTCTTGGTTGCAGCCTGCGCGATGGACTCCAGCGCTCGCCCGGAGCGTCCGAGGCGCTCCTCGAGCGCGTTCACAGCGAGGATGGCGTCTTCGAGCTTCGCTAGCCCGGCGCGGGCCGGACCCAGCTCCAGCCCAGCGGCGATCCGCATCGCGTCGGCGCTCGTCAGCACGTCCATCCGGGCGAGGCTTTCGAGTGTCGTGATTGCCTCGCGGTAGGCGCGCACCGCGTCGAACAGGTCCAGCGTGACGGTGCGGATGCTCATCGTGTCTTCTCCTTGTCGGCCCAGAGCCGGACCATCTCGCACAGGCCGGGGTTGGCCTGGAGGTGCCGGAGCACGTCCGGCGGGACCTTCCCGGCGGAGAGAAGGAGCGCGTCCGGGTCGATCCGCAGCAGCCGGGCGAGCGCCTGGAGCGCCCCAACGCTGGCGCGCTTGTCCTCGCCGCGCTCCAACCGCGACAGCCACCCGGCGGACTTGCCGGCGGCGCGCGCCAGCTCCCGCAGGCCCATGCCGGCGGCCTCGCGGGCGCGGCGGATGCGGATGCCGAGGGTGGGGGCGGTCACAGCGACACCCCCATCTCACGCGCGGCGACAGCGGCCCGGCTCGCGGCTACCCGGTAGGCCGCGCGGCTCACCCGCTGCGCGTCCACCATCCGATCAACTTCAGTCCGGAGAGCGCGCCTCGTCGCTTCGCCAAGGCGTCGATCTCCGGCCAGCCAGGAGACCCGAGCGAGCACCTGATCCGGCATCATGGCGCGGACCCCGGCTCGGCTGCGAACATGGCGCGGATCGCGGCGACCGTGTCCTCGTCGATCTCCAAGTGCATGTGGGCCGGGCTGTCGTCCGGACTGTAGGTGAGCCGGTTATCCTGGATGTCGTCGCGCTGGAAGAGACGCGACGCCTCCCGCTGGAGCTTCTCGCGCGCCTGCTCGGCGGCGAGGGCAGCGTCCACCTCCTGACGCGCCTGATGGACAAGTCCGGCAAGCCACATCGGATCCCGGCGCTCGTTGTCGTGGTGGTACATGGCGTCGAGGACGCGGCGCAGGTTGTTGAGGTGTCGCAGCCCCGGCCCCTCTACTGGGGGCGGCGGGGGCGCGGACCCCTCCGCGCGCTTCACCGCTCGCGCCGCGAGGGCGTCGAGATGGAGTCGATCCCCAAGTCCCGCCTGGCACGGGGCGCAGTCCGGCAGGTGCGCCCTGAAAGCATCGGCGGCGGCCCGGGGCAGCTCGCCGTCCGTGAACTGGTCCAGGTTCGCGCAAATGGGCGTGGTCATCGTCTCTTCCTCCTGCCCCCTCCCGGGGGCGTCTCGGGCGGCAACGGGCCGCCCGTCCAGCGACTCCGACCCCAGCTACGGGAGCTGCAACCGCCGCACCCCGAGGATCCGCCCGCTCGGGTCGCGCACCGCGGACTCGGGTCCGGTGTCCGTCACGTAGACCGGGCCATCCCACAGGCGATCCACGGCCTTGGCTCCGATGATGCCCACGATCAGGGCCGTGCTCTGCTGCTGGAACTCGTCGCAAGGCGGGATTCCGTGGACCTCGCCGGCCTCGAAGTCCTGGGCGCTGACGACCGGGACGTCGGCACCAGCGATCTCGACCGGGGCGCGCTCGCGCTGCGGGGGCGTAAGGACGCGGATCGTCCACTGGCTGGGCGGGATCGTCGCGAGGATGTTCTTGCCCTCGGCGTCGTAGATGACAATGGCGTGCGGCGTACAGTTCAGGTAGTTCATCGCTTCTCCAGGCCCGCGCCACCGGGCGATGTGCTGGCGTGGTGGTCCGGCGTCACCCGGCCGGACGAACGGGGCGGACGTGGCCTATCGTCCAAGCGTATCGTCGGCGGCGGCAAGAGCCTTCTCCACCCGCCTCACGGCGCAGGTACAAAGCCGCGGGCGCCATCCGCTCGGGTCTCTGCACTTGGCCGGGTCGTGCGGCGCCTGGCGCAAGAGCGTCCTCGTCGCCTCCACCAGCTCGCGCAACGTCGTGTCGTCGATCACGCGCACCATCGTTGTCCTCCGCGTCCCCCGGCGTCAGCGGCCGGGGAGGGGCTACTTACGGCGGCATGTGCCAGTCCCCACAGTCCGCGCACCAGTAGCTACCAGCGGGCGGCTTCTTGCCCTGGCGCGCTCCCGCTCGCGCGTGCGTTCGGCCCGCTCCAGCCTGACAATCCGGGCGAACGTCCGCCGCGCCGACCTCGGCACCGCGTCGGGCCAAAAGCGCTCACAGACGGTCGCGCCCGTGGAGTTCACAACGGCGAGCCCTTCGGCATCTGCGCGTTCGCGTCGCACGACTCTCCAAGACACAGCCAACCTCCTCACGCATAGATCCAGAACCGCGCCCCGTGCGTCGTCTGCCTCGCGCCCCGTCCCCAAGAGCGCACGGCATCAACGTCATGGCCCTTCCTGGCCAGCTCGCCGCGCAGCTTGCGCACCCTAGAGACAATCTGGTCCAGCGTCAGCCCCGGGTTGTCTTCGCTACGCGCCCGAACTCCCCACCCGCATGACGACGGACCGTCAACGTCCAGCACGATCCCGAGCACACGGGACGCGGCAGCCAGGAACGATCCGATTCCGCTTGGAATCTCCTGTTCTCTCCGTGCGTCGTGGGTGCGTATCTCCGGGCTCAACATGGAACGCCTCCTTCTTGCTTCGTGATCTCGCCCGCCGGCCTCGAAGCCGGCCCCCGGGCCACCCCGGGCGAGAGGGCCGGCGGACCGGCGGGGCTACGTCAGCGCGCACGAGCCATCGCGGAGGACGGTCGCGCGAAGGTGAAAGCCCTTCGGCGGTGCCTCGGTTCCGCACAGGAGCAGATCGCGACGCCCGTTGCTGTACACGAACACCGCATACCCAAACCTCGCCGCCCTCTCTGCCGCACGCGCCATCGTCTCGTTCGTCGTCGCCATGTCGTCCGCTCCATCCCGGGCGGCGGAAGTGCCGCCCAACAAAGACAGTATGGCACCGCGCTAGCCCAGTGTCAAGCAATGTGCAAGTGCACGCAATGTCTATGGATTCTGTCCTAGCCTGCTGGCCATCCGGCCGCTTAGCGCCTGCGCGCGTTGGTATACCCCAGGGCGCCTATTGGTATGCGCCCGGGTGCCGGTGGTGGCCTACCGTCCAGCGGTGTCCAGCGGGCACCTCGTCTCCCACAGGCACCGGCCGCACCGGCAATCGCCGCCGCCGGTCAGCACTGCGCGTCCGGGACGGCCGCCAGGTGGGCGCCTAGGGGCGGAGCGGATGGCGCGCAGGTCCGCCTCTGTCATGGGCGCGCTGGCGTCGTAGATGCGCGGAAAGCCCCGGGCCTCGGCTGTGTCCAGGTCCGGATCCGGCATCTGACCCATGAAGAGCCAGCTCACGACGCCTCCCGGTAGCCCAGCAGCCCGTCCGCCCACCTGGCCACCAGCCAGCGCAGGGCCGGCCGCTGCACGTCGCGCACCGTTACCGAGGCGCGCGTCTCCGCCTCCACCACCACCATCCGGGGCGCCCGCTCCACCGCCCCGACGCTCAGGTACGTCCGTCCCAGCAACGTGTCGCTCTGCATCGCTACTCCTCCATGTCCGCAATGAACTGCGCGCACCGCTCCAGCGCCGCCGTGTCGCCCGACAGCGCCAGGCCGCACTCGGCCACCATGTCTTCGTCCCCGGCGTCCTGCGCCTGCTCCCGGAGCTGGATGAGCTGGCCGTAGGTGACGGTCGCTGCGGTGATGCTGGGCTGCTCCAACAGGGTCGCGAAGTCGGTGATCATGGTCGAGTTCCTTCCAGCGGGCCACAGCCTGGCAGCCACGCAGCTAGCCTTTGCAGTCTAGGTGCCAATCGCAACCACGCGAAACCACTAGAGCAGCGCCAAGAGCCTAGCGCGCAACTTGCGCGAGCGGCCTTCTGGAGCGCAATCTATGCAGCTAGTAGTTACGCGCACTTAGCCGCCAGGCTGGCCATCCGGCCGAAAGACGCGCAAACGGTGCGTTCGGCCTTTCTGGCGTCCCTTGTGGTTACGCGCGTTTGCGCCAGCGCTTGGGCGTGGCATGCGTGCTGCATTGTTGGTGGGCATGGCGGCGACGAAGCCGCCGGACCCTGGAGCCCACGATGACCACCACCGACCAGACCGCCACCATCGCCACCATCAAGCTCGATAGCGATTCGCGCGCCGAGCTGTACCTCGAGGATGGCGTCGCGCTGTGTGTGATGCTCCCGAACGGCTCCGTGCGCCAGCTCGGCCTGACGTTCCGCCACCGTTCGGCCGCTGTCCAGTCCATCGCGCGGCTGTACTCCGCTCCGGGATACGATCTGCGGTGGGCGTAGCATCCCAGCCGGCCCACAGCCCCACCCACTCGCCCATGGATGCGCCCGTTAGTCCGGCCGGTTGCCGGACCACCACGCCAGCACATCGCCCGGTGGCGCGGGCTTGGAGAGACCATGGGGACGATGGACCAGCCGCTGAGATTGACCGACGAGCAGGCGCGGATGGTGACGCAGGCGGGTGCAGGATACGAGACGCGCGAGCGGTTCTTCGCCCGGGTGCACGCACAGACGGGCGTGGATCCGGAGAAGATCCCGGCCGGGGTGCCCGAGGATCTCCTGAGCGGCTCCATCGTCGCGCGGCGCCGCGCACCAGCGGACCAGCCGGACGATGTGGTGGTGACGCACGGCTACCCGGACGAGCACTTCCCCGACGCGTGGACGAAGCCCGAGTCGTATCGGCTGGTCCAGTTGCCGACGATGCCGGTGGCATCGATGCCGACCGGCCACATCCGCATCGCGTGGCTGGCGCTTCTCGGGGCCGTGGCGCTCCTCCTCGCCGCCCCCGTGGCGGTCGCGGATCCGCCGCCGGCCACGGTGCCGGACGCGGGGGTGAAGTCGAAGCCGAGGCAGCCCACCCACTGGGAGCGGTGGCCCCAGGGCGGTCCGCGCGGCGGAGCTGGCGACCCGCCTACACCCTCGACGGGCGAAGAGAAGCCGGGGTAGCGCTGGCATTTCTGCGATCCCCGGCCGCTTGCGCCGGGGACACGGAGGAGAACGATGCGACTCAAGAACCACACCGACATCCCGAGCGAGTGGATCCGCTCCGTCATCCGGGCGGTGTGCCCTCCTGGAGTGACTGGCTTCGATGTGCGGATCTCGAACCGCGCCGGGCGTGGGACGCGGGGCAGAGCCTACTCCTACGGCTCCGGTTACCATGACCGGGCCTGCCCCTTCGTGGTCGTGTCCGTCGCCAGGACCGATGCGGAGGCGCGCGGCGTGCTGCCGGGCGGCGACGGCTACTTGCGGATGGCGCTCGGAAACCGGCGCGAGTCCGTGGTTGCCGTCCTGGCCCACGAGCTTCGCCACCTGTGGCAGGGGAAGGTCAAGCGCGGCCGGCGCGTCTGGGGCGCGCGCGGCCAGTTCTCAGAGCGCGATGCCGACGCCTACGCCCTTCACATGCTGCGCCTTTTCCGGCGCGGCCAGTTGCTTAAGACTGACGGTCGCCACGCTGCCGCCGAGACTCCAGAGATGATCAAGACAGGAGAGCGTTAGCCTTGAACCACAAACCACACATCAAGGGCCTGTTGATGGAGCTGCGCGCGCTCGTCGCATCCAAGGGCGGCACCATCGAGCGGGGCGCTACCGCGTACGAGGTTGTGGCTCCAGACGGCAAGCGCTGGGCATCCGGACCGCACACCCTGTGCTTGCCGTACCGTGCGGAGTGGCCGGCCGAGTGGAAGATCAGCAACCTGGAGGATGGAATCTACCGCCTCCGACATGAGCAGTTGGAGGAGTGTCCGGATCCGCAGTGCGATTGCCGGGAGGCCCTATGACCGACTGCCCCCACACATCCCTCGAGACTCACGACGCCGCACGCGGCACGCTGCGCTGCATGCTCTGTGACGCCGTGGGCACCTTCGAGCGCGTCGGGGACTCGATGCGCCTGGTCCATGAGCCGCCGCGTCCCCAGGTGTCAGCGCCCCAGGTCTGCGTCCGGCTCTCCCCGCCGATGGCCGAGGCGCTCAAACGCCGGGCCGGCGCTCGCCACGTCTCGGAAACCGTCCGGGAAGCCATCGGGGCCTTCCTGGCCACGCCAGGAGTCATCTGCCTCTCCGGAGAGCTGGCCGAGCAGGTGCGCCAGGCGGCAGACGAGGCAGGAGTGACGCCACGGCACTGGCTGGAGTCAGCGGTGCGCGAGAGGCTCACGAACGTTCAACAGGTTTGAACCTTCGTGCAGGCCACAGCTGGCCTAGCGCGCCATGGCTGCACTGAAGTTCAAAAGGTTTGAACTTTCGTGCAGGTGCCTGGAAGTCATCGCTTGAGCCCGAAGCCCTGCTTGGTCGCCTTGGCCATCCTGCCGTCCGGGTGGTGGAAGACCACGCCCTCGATGTCCAGCGGCTCCAGCCATGCCCTCAGCCCGTCGAACGTACGCGGTGCGTCGGCGTACTGCGCCGACTCGGAGTGGCGGATGGCGACATGCTGCTCGAGCCGCTCTGGGTTGCCGTTGATCTTCGGTCCCACAGCCTCGTAGGTGCCAGGGCGCTTCGGGCTCAGCGGCTTCACCGCCTCCCGGATCCACTGGTCCTGCGGCCTGATGGCTGGCACCCACCCAGGCCAGTGGCCGGTCTCAGAATCTGGCTGTCCACACGGCTCGAAGTCCTGGGGCGGCTGCTTGCCGTGCTTCGCGTCGTACCTGGCCCACAGCATGCCATCATCGTCGATGCGGCACGCTGCTCCGTCCCACTTCCTGGTCACCACACCCTCGCCGGCCAGTACCCACTCACAGCCTGGCGCCACCTCGTCCAGGTACGGCGCGCCCTTCTTTGAGAAGTCGCGCTTCCAAACGCTCGGAATCTTCTTCATGGTCTCTCCGTGTTCCGAGAATCTAGCTCGTCGGTGCTGATTCGCCAACTTCGCGCAAGCCGGCTAGTCTGCTTCGGCCGTTGACGAATGGCACTCCTTCCCCGTTCGCCATGGCCGGCAGGCCCCGGGGAACTCTCTCCCCGGGGCTCGCCGTGTTGTCTACTCCTTGCACTTGCCTCCGGGCAGGATGGGCCACATCTGGCAAGGCCAGGTGACGCGCCCCCGGTAGCGGCGTGTCTGCTTGGACGAGCCTCCGTCCGACAGGTACACCGTCCTCGAGCCGCGCACCTCTTTGCAGTCGATCTTCACCATCCTTCCAACGACATCGCCGGAGCTGTCCGTCACGTAGTAGCCGGACACGTCCGTCCTATTGTCGATCTCAATCGTGACAAGCATGCCATCCGGAGTCTGCCATTCCCAGCACTGGAGATTCTCGCCGATGGTGGCCGGCCAGTAGGGGCTGTCTGCGGTGTGTCGCAGATTCATCACCCCATTGCCGCACGTTCCGGATGTGCCCATCAACACGACTGCCACAGCGCATGCGATTGTTGCCCTGATTCTCACGTCGTCTCCTCCCTGGTGAAGCGGGGCCGAAGCCCCGCGCTTGCTACGCTCTGCCTACTCTCCGGCCGCCTCTTGCAGCATCTTGTCCGTGTCCAGTCTGAGCTGCGCGGCTAGCGACTTGATGATCGCTGGCAGCTGCCCGTCCTGTGGGGCCTCGAAGCCGCTGGCGAACTCGATCGCCAGGACCGCGATGACGGCCTGCAAGTCCGCGACTCCGAGGCGGCCGAGCGCTGTCTTGAAGTCGTAGTCCTTGGCCTTGGCGATTGCCGTAACGAGGCTCGTGGCCCCTTCAGTGTCAAGCCCGGAGGCCGCCATCGACTCGGCGGCGAGCTGGAGCAACGTCTGTGACAGCCCGTGCTCTCCGGCCCGCTTGGCAGCCGCCAGCGCCACGGTGCGGCACACCGACTCGATGGCTCGCGCCGAGTTGGACGCACCGGATGGGGGCGCCTGGCGCTCCGGGCTGGTCTGCTTCGATGCTCCGCTCAGCGCCGCGAGGGCCTCCACCATCTTAGCCTTCTCGGCCACCATCATGACTCGCCCGGACGGTGTGACGGCCGCCAGCGCCTTGGGAGCTGCGCCGATCTTCTTGGCCTGCTTCGCCACCGTGGCCCAGGTGCGTCCGCTCTTGTCCTGCGGCACCAGGCTGGACAGCTCGACGTATGGGGCTTCCGGGCGGAGCTTCTTGCCCTTCAGCAGTCCGTCCAGCGCTGCCGGCGGCAGTATCTCCGCGCCGGACTTCTGGGCCTGGGCGATGCGGTGCGAGGTCGCGATCTTCAGCTTCTCGTGGAAGCATGGCGGATCCACGCAGATGTTGTCATCGTGGATTCCGGGGTACTGCTCTCGGCAGTTTCCGGCGCGCTTCGGACATGCGGTGCAGGCGCCTCGCTCTGGCCACGGCTTCACGTCCTTCAGCGAGAAGGTCGATCCGCTGAGCCGGCAGAAGTAGCGCTCCTGGAGCGCGTGCTGGAAGGCGCGCGCGGGCGGAGGCTTGGGCTTGCCAGTCACCAGCGCGGCCAGCGCCTCCCGCTGGGTAGCGTGTCCCGGCAGCGAAGACAGCAAGGTGCAGTGCGTGACTGGCAACCTCCCGTCAGTCAGCATCTCGACCGCCTCCGGGCACAGCCGCAACAGGCTGAGGCGCTCGCTGACATGCACCCGCGTCCTGCCCACCATGGCGGCCACGTCCGCCTGCGTGCGCCCGAGCGCCACCAGCTCCTGGTAGGCGTGCGCCTCGTCGAGCGGCGTCACGTCCTCGCGCTGCGCGTTCTCCACGCAGCGGGCCTGGATTGCTTGCTCATCGGACATGACGCGCACAACACACGGCACGGTGTCCAGTGCCGGAAGCGCCTGCTCTCCTTCCTGCGCTCGCTTCTGGTTCAACTCGGCGCGCAGGACACCCGCCCGCGTCCAGGCCCTCCAGCGCCTCTCGCCGGCCACAATCTCGTGCCCGCCCGGGATGGGGCGTACCAGCAGCGCATGAATGAGGCCAATGCCAGCAATCGAGATGGCCAACTCCTCGAGCTTGTCTGGGTTGAAGTTGCTTCGGTTGCCCGGGGCTGGGCGGAGATCTCCGTGCTGGAAGTAGGTCATCTGCTCCTTCTCCTGCACCTCCACGTCGTTCTCGTCCACGTCGCTAATCTTCAGTCGTCTTGTCGCCACGTTCACCTCATCCCATCAAGTCGAAGCTGTACGCCGCTCACCCTGGCCTGTCGTGCGCAGCCCTCATGGGCGCCGGAGTCTTCTTCGTCGCCTACCACTCTCCGGCCACAGTACCGGCAGGTAGGGCGCCAGCCCTGTTCGGATCTGGCCTGGTATTGCTCTCTCTCCCTCGCCTCGATTGCCGCCTTGAGCAGCGGGCTCTGCCTGTTGCTTCCTTCCACTTGCTTCTCCTTCCAGTAGCTGTCACTGGCGTGTCTGACTTCTTGCCCTCCATGCCTCAAGCAACATCCCGAGCACCACGCCTGCCGCACAAGCCAGGCTTGCCCAGGCTACGGCTGCGTACAGCGGCACCGTGGTTGTCATGTGCCCTCCGGCTCTCGGAGCGGAGCCATCGGCTCGGGTGCGCTCACGGTGTCACCCTCCGAATCACTTCGAGCGCCAAGTCCGGCTTCCCCTTCCACTCCCGTGCCGTGAGGATCCGCCACCCGGGTCCGGTCCATCGCAGCACGACGGCGCAGGCCCGGCACGATCCGTAACCGATCTTGCCGATCCGGACGTGGCACACCTTCGATGCTCCACACTGCGGGCATGGATGCCGGCTCACGGCGTCACCTCTGGAGCGTCGCCGATGCGGTGGGCTGGGAATCCACCCCACCCGTAGCACCAATGAAGCCAGCACGTGTGTTCGGCGTCCCACGTCCACTTCGGCTTGGGCTGGCGCTCCTCGCCGACGAGATCCTGGCTCCTGACGCAGAGTTCATCGGTGCATCTTCCGCACTTCCACCGCCCCGTCTTTGGCGACGAGATCGGCGGCAGGGATTCGATCAACTCCCGCATCCCAACGGTGCGCATCCGGCACAGCCTATCTTGCAGGCGGAGAGCGTCACCAAGCTCCAGGATCCTCTCGTCGCCCGGTCTCTTCGGCCGCCACTTCTCAGGAAGCGCCTCCCGCGCAACGTCGCATGCGGCAATCACGCCCTCAGCAACCTCCGGCGGGTATGGCGCCAGGCGCATGGTCACACCGAGAAGCGTCGCCATGGCGCCAGCGATGCTGTCCACCTGCGCCTGAAGGCCCCTGATCTTCTCGATTGTCACCGCGTACGGCTGCCCGACGCTGTCGAGCAGGCGACCAATCTCGAAGAGGGCCGCTAGCGGTCCATGTGCGGTGGCTTTGATCGTCTCGTTCAACTCAGCGACCTGCGCCCGAAGAGACACAACCTCGCCTTCTAGACTCTCCTGCTCCCCTTGCGCGGTCATGCAGTCCGCCTCGCTGTCGTCGCGCTGGTCCTTCAGCGCGCGAATCTTTGCCACCACCTTGTCCGCGTCCAGCCGCGTATCGCAGCCGTCCAGCGCCCGGTTGATGGCGGCGAAGGCCACCTCGTACTCTTGGATGCGGTCCCGGAGGGACGCGTCCTCGCGCTTGAGTCGGTCGACATCCGGGTTGCGCTCTGCCAGCACTGCCTCCGCCGCCATGGCGCGCTCGCGCCAGTCGCTCCGCTCGCGCTCAACCCCGTGGACGTACGCGCTGCCGTCCATCGTGCTCGCCGCCCGCTCGGCTCCTTCGCAGCGCGCCTTGAGGGCGCGAATGCCCTCAACCAAGTCCTCTTCCCCGCCGACAAGTTGGCGAATGTCGTGTATCCGGTTCACAAGCCGTGCGTTCGCTTCACGCGCTTGGTCCAACTCCCGCACGAGCCCTTCGGCGACCTTCCGCCACTGTGATGCGATACGCTCTGCACCGTCGAAGCGCGCCTTCAGGGCGTCGATCATCTCAACCGCCTCAGCGTCAACGTGCAACAGTTGCATGCCTAGAGCTGTGCGGATATTCCCAACCGTCTTCTCGGCCACGCCGGCCCGCCGCTCCGCTTCCTGAGCGCGCTTCTCAGCTGCCTCTGCCCGAGCGCGCTCCTTGTCCCGCTCCGCTTCTGCCGCGTGCTGGTGCAGCATCTTGTTGCGCACGACATCCACGGCGTCGCGCGCGATGGCCGCAAGTTGCTCCTCTTCCCAGCGATCCAGCTTCGGTCCGTCGTCCGCCATCGTCTTGTCCTTCCTCGTGTCTTGAATCGCCATCTAGGCCCCCTCCAGGAGCGCAAGCTGTCCGCCTCGCCCATCCAGCGCCGGTCCCCAGCCTCGGATCCGGTCGCGGGCTAGCTGCGCGTACGTCTCGTCCATCTCGATTCCGATGAAGCGCCGGCCGAGCTGCACGCAAGCCGCGCCAGTGGTGCCCGATCCCGTGAAGGCATCCAGCACCACGTCGCCCGGATCCGTGAATTGCTCGACCATCTCCAGCATCAGCGAGATCGGCTTCTGTGTCGTGTGGACGCGGCTGTTGCCGTTCCGGTCGGTGGCAATGGCGTGCTCCCAGAAGGCCGGAAGCCCGCCGCCGTTCCAGCGGAGCCGCTCGCCCCTGACGTGCGCCACCTCGACGCCTTCACACCCGACTGCTGGCCGATCTCCTGACAGTTGGGGCTGGCCGGCCAGCTTGCGCGAGATGCCGATCCTGACGTGCCGAGCGCCAGCGCGCTCGAGATCCGACTGCCACGCGGCCTGCCCTTCGAGGTCGGTGAATGCGAGGATCCACCGCTGGGCGATGCGCGAGAAGTGCACTCCGCACAGCCTCCGCAGCTCCGGCGTCAAGGCCACGAAGCCGAGGTCCGCCTCGACGACCTTCCCGCGTCCAGACCGCTGCCCCTTCGCCACCCTTCCGCCGGAGCCCTTCAAGACTCGACGCTGCTTGCTGTGGACGTGCTCGCTGTAGGGTGGATCCGCGATGACGTGCGTGACTGAGCGCTTGGCCATGGTCGGCAGGATGTCTTCGCACTTGCCGTGCAAGACGCACCACTGGGAGCGGCCGGACAGAACATCGTCGATGGCGGTAGTCATCCGAATACCCACGAATCCAGGCGCCGAAACTCGACAGGCCGCCCGTGCGCTTCCGCGTCTGCTATTCCAAGCCGCATCCCTTCGGAGATTCCTCGGTCTGTGTAGACGACCGTCGCCTCGGCAACACGGCGGAGTTCCAGCCCGAGGGAGATCCCGAGCGCCCGCTCTTCCGGCACCTCGTCCCGGAGCACCCCCGGCTGCGTGTAGAGCAGGTGCGACGCTAGCGGCACCTCGCCCCGAAGTACGCAGTCGCGCAACGCGGCTCTCGCGTACGCCAGATTACGCTCGATGTCTCCAGCGTATGGCGACTCCAGAATTACGATCCGCTTGCGCTCGCTCATAGTCCGTCCCTCTCGTAGATGGCGCCGCGCAGGTACACCGCGAGGTCGAGCGCCTCCTGGTAGGCGTCCATCAGGAAGTCCCTGCCGTTGTGCGGCTGAAGGCGCGTGCCGTACTTCTCCGCGCCGGCCGCGTCTCGAGCCCGCATATCCTCCAACACCAGATCCCAGACCGCCAGCTCGCGGTTGGGCTCAGGATTCGGCTGCGACGCCACAGCCCTCAAGCACGTGATGTGTCCACGCTCCCCACAGTTGTCGCACGTTGGGCAGTCATCGTCACGATGGCAGAGCAGCGAACGGCACGCAGTGCAGGCCCTCTTGTTGTAGTCGCTCATCGCTTCCCGTTCCTCCTGTGCTTGTCTTCCGCCTCAATCTCCCGCTTGCGCTCGCACCACCCGTCAGAGCATTGCCCATCTTCTCCGATGTGACGGTCAGGCCGGCGGCTACCGCACAAGCTACAGACCGACCAACCCCGCTCGTAGAACTCCTCCGGATTCAAGTATCACCATCGCGCACTGGAGCTTCCGCGCAGGCCAGGACCGACGTTGGCAGTGGCCCAAGCGCCCGGAGCCGCTCGAGCGTCGCCATGCGGCGGCGCTTGCCTTCGTCCACCACCTCCACCCGCACGCCCCACGCTCCAATCTCCTGCCCGAAGTGCCACCGCAACCGCTCGTCGCTGTCATCCTTGAGGCCCAACTCATCCGTCACTTGGTCCTTCACGCCCTTCAGTGCGCCGGTCAGGTTCTCCTCCTTGTCCAGCTTCCGGCCCTTCGGCTTGATTCTCACAATCATCACGTCGACCGGCCACTCCCACTCGCCTTTGCGCGTCTTCTCCCGCCACTGCCACGGCCAGGCCAGCCGGATGGCGTCGCGCTCGGTCGCCACCCTACTGTGGCGCTGGCCCCAGTGGGCGTGTCGGTCATTCAGCCCCCGGCCGGTGCGGAGCGGAATGGTGAAGGAAGCCGGTATGCTCAAGGCTGTGTCCTCTCGACTGCCACTACGCACCCCTGAATTCCTCGAGCCCCATCAGCTTGATGCCACGCGCTCGCGCCATGTTGCGCGCGTGGTTGGGGCTGATCCGGAATCGCTCGGCAAGCACATCCGCTGGCAGCCTCTCTTTGAGCGCGCGCTCGAACCGCTGTCTTGCCTCCTCGGTCATCCACGCCTTCGGGCCTCTCATGCCTCACCTCCTGTCTCTACTTCCGCATTCGGCCACGCGAGCCCTAGGTCCCGACATCCTGCTATTCACCCGCTGCCCAAGCTCCTTCGGATCGTCTTGCACCATCCTGGGCGACAAATTGGTGGTGACGACGGTGGGCAGCCCGGAAGACATCCGGTGCTCAAGGAGTGCCTCGAAGCGTCTCCGCTGGTACTCGTTCCAGGTGCCTGAGCCCAGGTCGTCCAGGACAACAAGCCATGAGTGCATCGCTTCATCCCAGCGATCTCGGCCTGGGCGCTCGTACTCTCCAAGCGGGAGCAACTCCGGCAGGGCGAACCAGCGGGCGGCCGGCCATCCGCTCCTGCGCCTTGGCTGCTGAACGCCCCACGCCAGCACGCCGAGGCCAGCGAGCGTCTTGCCTGCTCCGGTGCCTCCGGTCAGCACCAGAACACGAGGAGCGTCGGGACGATTCATCTCGCCGATCCACTCCCTGGCGAAGCCGGCTGCCGGAGTGTCGAGGGGGCGCTTGCGCAACCACTCCTCTACGTCCTCGGGATGGGCACCGGCAGCGCGCATCAAGCGCGCGATCTCCTCGCTGGTTGCTGGCCCGCGGCTTTGTACATCGGAGCGCTTCGACTCCAGCGCGGCCGTGCGCTCAGATGCGATCTCGCGGGCGCGATCTTCATGATCCGCCTGCTTCGGGTTGGCGGCACGCCAGCGATCTACCGCTTCCTGCCCGCCGCTTGCCCGCAGGATGGCCTCGCGCACCAATGCCCACCCAGGCAGCGGCGAGAGTCCGCGTCGGACCAACTCAAGATCTGGATGTTCAGCGATCTCTCCAGGCTTCTTCATGTCACCCACGCCGTCCCCCTTGCACGATGCCCACAGGTCCGTGCTCCTGATCCTCGGCTCTTGTCGACCCCCTCTGCCAGCGCGGATCTGCGCTGCGAGGGGCGAAGTTCGCGATCCCCGTCGTCGGGTTGAAGTCCACCGATAGGGAGCGCTCGAACCTGGCGCCCAACTCCTCAACGGTCACGTCCCCGGCATCTACGGCGACGCACAGCCGCTTGACCGCCTCCCCGTCTACCGAGCCGTTCCAGATGTACTTGCAGCCCATAGCGCGCCGGTAGCCCTCAACGAGCCGGTCCGACAACGGCTTGAAGTGGGGAGATGTGGGCGGCGCGTCGGCCCTGGCGCGCTTCGTCCGCTTCGCCGGCTGCTCCGCAACAGGCATCAGGAGCGCCTGGCTTGGTTCCAGGGCGATGTTCGCGGGCGCGGCAGGGGTCTGGGCAGGGTCGACCAGCGGCTGCTGTCCTGCGGGCGCACCGTCGCCCGCAATAGGTTTTGACTTTGAATCTCTATCTACATCTCCGTCTCCGTCTACCGGAGCGGAAGCGGACGCATGCGGACCGCGTGCGTGCGCATCGGTCCCATTTTGGCCTGAATCCGGAGCCACAGATTCGCATGCGTGCGCATGCGAACCGCGTGCGGGCGCATTCGTTCCGCGCCCGTCCCGCTTGCGCCCGTGTCTGCCGGGCTTGTGCTGGTTCTTGCGCCAAAGAGACTCGTACCTCTCGCACCCCCTCACGCGCAGGCCGCCATCGAGACGTTCAATCACGTCGGCGGTCACGAAGGCTTCGATCAGCGCACCCCGTGGCCCGTCCCACTGGACTGCCGCTTCCAGTCGGTCTCCGGCGCCAGGCCCGAGGAACACCCCGTCAGGAGGGGTCTCTGAGTTCCAGGTTTTGTCCACGGCGTACGCGAAGAGCAGGCACCCAAGGCCAATCACGCGCTGTACGTCCCGGACGGCCAGGGGAGTGTTGCCAGCCCGCAGGAGGTTCGCCACGGTGGGAGCGTCCCGCGTCATCCAGTCGGCGGCCACCTGATACCATGGCAGATCCATCGCTCAGCCACCCTCTCGCGGCTACTCGGTCCGCTTCTCGTGGTCAAGGGCAGCACGGCACAGCAAGCGGACCGCCTCGCAGGTCTTGACAGGCCGCCCGAACTTGCCCGCCAGCTTCCCTGCGAACCTTTCGATCTCGTCGAACAGTTCAAGCGGGAAGAGCATGTTGTGCCGCTTCATCCTCGGCCTTGGATCCGTGATCTCCAACCCAGCCTCCATCAGTGGCCCTATGCCACTTCGGTTATGCACTTCCTTAGCGCCATTGTAGTGGCCTGTCAAGTGGCCATGCTTGCGCCACTCACTGCCCCGTTACCAGCATCCGACCGCAGCGGCGACCGGACAACCCCGCTGACGCCAGCGACCGCCACTTGCTCGGCTGTGCCGAGCGCCAGCCGAGGTGTCTGCCGAGAGCCAGCCCAGAACCAGCCTAGCGCTTCTTGCCGGCCAGCCTACTGGTGAAGACGGACGTTCCGGCAGTGGAGCTGCCCTGAAGCGTCAGCCCATGGGCGCGCCCGAAGTACACGACGGAATCCTCGGTCGCGTAGAGCTTCCCGGCCAGCGGCTGCCCGTTGACGTGCGCCGCCAGCGCACGCAACGTCCTGACGGCGCGGTCCCGCCTTGCCTGCGAGCTGAGGGTGGTGCCGACCCGCATGAGGTGGTTGCGCAGCACCAGCGCCGGATCCGTCTCCTTCAAGTTCGCACCGCTCAGCAGCAACTCGGCGAACTGCTCCACCTTCTCCGGAGATGTCTTGTGGGCGAACGCCATCGCGCCCCTCACGGCGGCCGACAGCAACCGCACGGCCTTCGGCAGGCCAATGGCCCACTCGATTCCGGCCTCATACTTCTTCACATACTCGGAGGTCTCCGCGTACGTGCCGGCAACCTTGTTGTGCGCGACCAGCAGCCTGATGATGTTGGCCAACTCGACCAGCTTCTTGGCGTTGGTGCGCCCGGACAGGATGGCGAAGTTGTCGGCCACGGTGCGCTTACGAGCGCCGTCAATCTCTGCACGAGCCGACTCCGGCAGGCCGGTGGTGACCATCATCTTGACGGTGGCCCCGGACTCCAGCACGGCAAACAGCCGGTGCTGACCGTCGTACAGCATCCCATCCTCGCCGAACGCGATGCCCTGGTGAGTGAGCCTCCAGGCGCCCCGCGTCATGTCGGAAGCGTACCGCTTCACCAGTCTGTCCGACACGGACCTGTTGTTGGTGTTGCACTGCTCAAGCCATTCGGTGGCCATCTTCGGCGTAACGCTCATGATCTCAGACTTCATGCGGTTCTCCTTCCTGCGTTGCACTTCACTGCTCTTCTCCTCGCCCCAGCGCCCGCTCGAGCGCCTCGACCAGCAATGCGTCCTGGGCGCGCGCCATCCCGGCGGCTGTCGGCCAGTAGGCGTCCCGGTCTTCCAGCTTTTCCACCAACCCACACGCCTCGAGCCCCGTCATGTGACAGAAGACGGTGTGAGCGCTGCTAACGCCGAGCGCCTTACCAAGCCTTTCGTATGTTGGCGGCGGCTTGGGCACTGGCCTCTCCAGGAGCGGGAGCACCATCATCCGCAGCACCTCGAGCTGACGTTCAGTTGGCACCGCTCCCCCACGAAGCCGCTCAGCGCGGAGCCTCTCAAGCCGCGCCTGGTAGCGGGAGACGCCGCCGGCCGACTTCCTACGCCCCACGGCGCACCTCCTGGCCCGGCTTGGCGATCTGCCGGACTTCGGCGCCGCGCGGCATACTGTCGCGCATGGCCGTCAACGCCCGGGATGCGCCTTCGCGTGTCTTCCACTTCCTCGCAGCTCGAGGATTAAGCACCCATCCGGATCCAGTCCAGTAGGCCGGACCGTACGCAGATCTCCATGCGAGCACCCAGATTCCGATCCGCTCACTTGCCACAGCTCACCTCCTGCACCTTCACGTTCGCGCACCATGCCCACGGGTTGCGCTCCCAGGCGTGCTCTGGACGGCGCGCGATCCTGGCGTCCCACAACTTCGCCAGCCCTCGTCTCGGGATGTCTGCGTCCGGGCTCTCGTCGGCGGCCCGGAGTGTGTACTGGTCCAGTCCGGACAGGCGCGCGTCTTCTTCTGTGGCGCTCTGGACACGCAGCGGCCGGACGCTTTCGACGAGCACCGAGAGGCGGGATGCCCAGCGGGGCATATGGCTGGACGAGCGCCACTTGTCACGTCCCGGCCGCACAACCACCGACTGCGCTTTCTGGTCGGGCGAGATGGTGACGAACATCGCACCACCGGACTTGAACTGGACACCGGCCATATACCGTTCCCCATCGGCGCATCGCGTGCGCTCTATGGCGCAAACACGCCACGTCTCCCGGATCCAGGCCGTGTCCCCAGCGACACCGAAGGGCGAGCGCTTCCCGTGCGCGTACCGGAGCGCCAGCTTGTCCGCGCCCTTGCCGTCACGGTCCAGGAAGACCGGCGCCCCATCCTTGGCCGGATACCATACCGGCCACTGGTTTGAGTCGGGGAACTCCTTGCAGTGCTGGACTGGACGCCAAAGCAGCTTAATGCGCCCGGCCAGCAGGCCCTGGACTTCCCAGTCGGGGCAGATGAGGGGCCTATCCACGGCGCACCTCAAAGCCGAAGCACTCGGCGATGTCGCGCATGACAACCTCGTCCGGGCGCTCGTCATTCAACGGAGCGAAGCTGATCCCGTCTCCTTCAGGAAAGCAACTCGCGAAGTAGCCCCGGCCCCGAAAGCGTCCAAGCGGGTCTGTGGTTTCTGGCTCGACTCCGAAAGTCAGTGGCCTCGGGTTTCCAAAGCATGGGTGCCCAGACGGGAACGTCCCGTTCCGCATCGGCCAGGCGGGTTGCCAGATGATGTTGCTGTACGAGACGCCAGCGACCGCCCGAATGTACTTCACCGACAACTTGTCACCAACGGCGTCCACCAACAAGTCCTTCCCAAGCCGCGTGACGGCAGCGGCCCGCACGACGAGTTCCTCGGATTCGATCTCCCGGAGCGCCAAGTCTCTCTGCGTGGCATAGTGGAGGGTGCTCGCGTAGAAGCGGAAGCGCTCCAGCCACACGACCCGCGACGGGACGTTGTCCGTCTTCAGCTTGTGGCAGCCAGCATGCAGCATCCAGCACGTCTCGATGCTCTCAGCCTTGTCGCCCGTCTCGCCCCTGCCCCAGAAGTGATCCATCTCCGGCGCGCCGCTCAGCGTCTGGTCGAACGCTATACCGCAGAACTCACAGAAACCGCCGGCTCGCTTCTTGACGGCATCGTAGACGAGCGTCGTTCGCTGCGCCTTGGCGCTGCGCCTCTTGTGGCCCTTCTGGAGCCGGTCGAGCTTCGATGGCTTCTCGTGCTTCTGCTTCAGGGGCCGCGCCTTCTTCCTGTCGGAGAGCTTCTCGGCGGCGGAGATCGCGGCATCGAGCGCCCGGCCGTGCGCGAGGTTGCCCCATCCCGGCATGCTTGCGCGGCACTTGCGCGCATCCGTCAACCGCAGCTTCACCAGCGGATCCTTCATGGCGTCCCCCCGCTCTCCTTCATCGCCTTCCGCAGCGCCCGGATGACCACGCGCCGCTTTGATTCCGGGTCATCCACCATCTGCCGGAAGGCCGAGATGATGGCCGCAGCGTAGAGCTTGTCCTGCTGACCGGGCTCGCCGTACGTCAGGGTCCACACGAGTTCGCTCATCTGTTCGCAAGGGAACGGCCAGACCATCCCGCCGAACCTGGCGTGCGTGCCAGAAACGACCAGATCATCTCCGAGCGGCTTACGCATGCCTCCTCCTCGCTGTCGCGCGGCAGTTGCGGCAGCAGCCCAGCACCCCGACTTCAGCGGCCTTGTCGCTGGGCATCTCCCAGTCATGCCGGCCGCGCAATCCGCACCATGCCTGCTGCATCCGCGACCGAACGATGGCCAGTCGAATGCTGCACCACTCAACAACCTTGCAGCGCCAGCACGGCTCGCCCTCCTGAAGCCCATGCGGGCAACAGAGCAGATCAAGCCACGCCCGATCCTCGAATTCACCTACAACCAACTCCCACCCGCACGCGCGGCAGACGTGTACATCCCCCACGTACGCGACGTACTCGCCAGCGGACTCAAGCCAGCGCAGCGCCGGGACGCCAGAGTCGCAGACCGGACAATCCAGGTTGCGAGTGCTGCTCCAGTTTGGACACGCCAACGTCGCGGACATCACGCACACAGACTGCGGAGCCAGGCCACAGACAGGACATACCGCGTCGGCGTTATCCACGCTTCACCTCCACCAACGATGCCACGCTGTCTTCGGAATAGTCGTCCGTCACATCGACGACTAGTTCAGCCCCACAGGACGGGCAGGCGTGCCGGTCTCCATCGTACGCAAGCCAACGAGGCCAGCCTCGGCCGCCTTCATCTGGCACCGCGAACGTCAGGCTGCCAGGCACGTCAGACCGGCACTTCGGGCACTGAAGGCAGGGCTTCTTTCTAGCCACGATTCACCACCTTGAACTCGTACGGCTGCACCCATGGATTCGCATCCCAGGAGCAGCGCCCACCGTCTCGCTTGCCGTACTGGCCGTCCCAGTACGTCCTGAAGGCGTCGCGCGCGGTGGCGATGACCTTCGGCCCGTGGTGACGGACGTTCTGGTAGCCGAAGCGGGCGATATCCTCGGCTGTCGGCTCGGACATGAACTCCGGATAAGCCTCGGTGTGTGGATCGAACGCCGACCAGCTCTCATGCACCACAGGCCGGAAGCCCTCAGCCATTGCGTCCTCCTCGGTGATGCTCCGGAGACGCTCGGGCAGCCGGTCGCGCGTCAGTTCCAGTGTGCAGCGGGAGGCCCAGCGCGGCATGTGGATGGATGGGCGCCATGGGATTTCGGAGTCTGGAGAAGGGTCGCCCGGCAGCCACAGCCTCGCGTCAGTTTGGCCCCACACAAATGGACCATCCGCACGCCAGATGACATCACAGGACCTGTTGTGGCGGCTGATTGTGCGAGCCCGGTCACTCGGTGCGCACCCCCGAAGCTGCGCCCACGCCTCGCGCGTCCAGAGCAAGTCCCCCGCGTATCCCAGCTTGCACTTCAGCGGCATCGTGCGGTCCTGCCAGCAGCCGCCGCTCTGCGAGCGCAGGACGTAGCCGCTCCGCCGGTCTCCGGTGCAGTACTCGCCGACCGACAGCCCGCTGAAGCTGAGGCTCAAGCCCTCCTCGAGCGGCTGCCACTCGATGAGCCTCCGGGTCTGTGTCTTCTCGCCGGCCAACAGCCGGCGCATCATCTCCGTCGAGAAAAGGATCGGACGTTCCTTTGGCTTGTTCATGGCGTCGGCACCTCCGCCGCTGCCCTGTCCCGCTGCGCCTTCTGGCACTGCGCGTTCGGGCAGATCTGCAAGTCGTAGCCGAGCCCATCCGGCCGGGGCTTAGCAACCCACCTCGAACCGCACTCCGGGCACTCGAGGTTCAGCGTCGGAAGGCCGGCGTACTCTGGTCGCCCGAGTCCTTCGATGATGCAAGTCCCGATGCTCGTCTTGCGCTGCTCAGTCATCGTCTCCCTCCAGCTCAAGCGACAACTGCTGCCGACGCCTTGCTGCACGTCTCTTGGCCAGCGCCGCCGTCTCGGACTTGTGGCAGCATATGCACAGAGTGCGGAGGTTGTCTAGAACATTCGTTCCACCCTCGCACAAGGGTACGATATGGTCCGCCTCCCAGAACGAGCGCAGATAACCTAGCGCTGTCCGAAGGCCGAGGCGATCCAGCATGCGCTTCCACAGCAGACCGCGTAACGCCTGCTCGCCCAACACTCCTCGGTAGAAGCCCCAGACGATGGCGTCCAGGCGATTCTTGAGGCCCTCACAGTCTCGTCCACACTGCGCGCAGACGCCATGATCGCGCTTCAACACTGCCTCCCGCAACCCCGCCGGAGTCTGGATTAGGTATTCATCGACACACCGCTGGGAGCACCAACTCCGCCGGCCCTTGGGCAGCGCGCCGCCACACCAACAGCACACGCCAGGCTGCCCGGCGTAGGGCTTCGGCGGACCGGCGCGTGCCGCCCTCGTCACCTCGCCACTCCCTGGAGGTACTGCTCGACGGCCCGGTACAGACCGGCCAGCGCCGAGGTGGCGAACGCCCGGTGCTTGCAGCGGCACCCGCTGCTCGCCGCCATCCCGCGCACGCGTGGGACGAACTCACAAGCGCTGTCGCCGCACCCAACGTGCCCGGTCGCAACCGAGAAGGCGTCCCGAAGCGCCTGCTCTGCCTCGGCCGATGCCAGGCGGACAGCCGGGCAGATCTCCTCGACGAGCTTGCCGCTCCGGTCTACGTAGTGGGTGCCGCGCTCGGTTCGGGCTGCACCAAGGGCGCACAGGCGGCAGGCGCTGCTAGACATCTTGTTGCTCCTTGGTCTTCGCTCTCCAGCGTTCTCCCAGAGCGTTCCGGTGCTGCCCCTTGTGGCTCTCCTCGCGCACGCACCGGCACGGCTCCCAGCAGAGCGCCCACATCCACACTTGTACCAGTGTCTCGGAAGCGTGGGATGCCGGGCACCGTCGTTGACCCAGGCCGGCCAGGGCATCCAGCCGGCGCCCCACAGCGGTCAGTGTTGCGCGGAGATTTGTCACTGCAAGTCCTCCCTGGCGCATGGCGCAAACAGGTCTCCGGATGGCTGCCCGGCCGGCTTGCGGACTTGGACCTGACCACGCTTCCACCGATAGCCCCAGGCGTCCTCGTGTTGCTCGCCATCGTGGCCAGCCGGAAGGTTGCAGTAGGTCGGACGGGTTGATCCGCTCAACAGCTCGCGCACCTGCTTCCTGGAACCACAGCGTTTGAGGCTCACGGCTCGCACCGACCGCCGCGCACATCTGGGAACTCACGGACACGCGTGTCAGCGGGCCATTGGACGGGGTCTGCGCCAGCATCGTGCGCGCTGGTGCTGCCGTTCCGCCGCGCCCAGACCGAGCCGAATTGCTTGACGTAGACAGCAATCCCCGGCCTCCGGAGCGAGAGCGAGAGCCACTCCCGCACCCACTGGGGATCGAACGGTGGCGCGTCCAGCCCACCCGATGCCCCGCCAACCACCAGCCACGAGATGCCGTCCAGGGTGCCCGCGTCCGGAAGGAAGCCCTCGATCTGGGGTTCGATGCTCACCCACCGGAGGGCCGCCGGGATGCCCTGGAGGATGGGGACGAACGTGTCCCACGCCTTGCGGTGCCCGGCGCTCACGCCGAGCCAGACGTTGGGCCAGCCGTCGCCCCAGTCAGACGGGAGGCACTGGCGGATCCTCTCCGGGCGCTTTGTCGGGATCTGAAACGTCAGGTGCGGCGAGCGCCGGATGATCTCCCACGCCTCCGAACGCCAGGCGTCCGCCTCCTCGATGAAAAAGTCGGACCACGAGCAGACGAACACGCGCGCCGGATCCTTGAGCCGAAGCGGCAGATTGAACGTCCGCGCCGACGAGCGGTGAATGTCGAGCGGGTCCTGCCCGTAGCGCTTTTTGTCGCGGTACATGTAGCATCCGGCGCAGTCCGGATTCACCTTCCGGCACCCCTGCCACGGGTTCCAGGTGGCATCAGTCCACGCGATCTTCGTCTGCTCACCCATTGCGGTCCTCCGCGTTGGCCACACTGATCGCCGCGTAGGCCATGGCGACCCAGGCCGAGTCGCGCGCTCCGGTCAGGTCGTTCAACATCTCCGAGCCAAACACCCCGAGGGGCGGGTTTCGCTGTGCCGCCGCGAGCCGCGCGTTTGCGGACCGCCATCGCTTCCGGGCCTTCCTGTAGGCGTCGATGTACCGATTGAGCTTGTCACGCATGGCGCCCGTCCTCCATGTCGGTCATCATCAGATCGTAAAGATCGTGAAGCGCGCCCCAGCAGTCGTCGCAAGAATCCTCGAACGGATCGTCGTCGTCTGCCGTGCCCTCGCAGTCGTAGCAACAGATCTTCTTGCAGCAGGGACACTCCCACGTCTCGTCGGAGGCTCGCGGCCCCTGGTGGTTGACGCTTTGGCAGTCGCGCATCACCGAAGCACCTCCCGCTTGACTGCCGCGATTGCCACGGCGAGCGCGTCCTGTTCCTCGCCCAGATCCGCGCAAGCGCGTGAAAGAGCGCGATAACCGAAGCTCGAAGGCGGATTGCGCAAGCCGGCCGCCAAAGTTTCGCGCCCCGACGCTTCCGCGCGCCGCGCCGTCTCAAGCATGGCGCCGAGCTTTCGAATCGCCTCGGTCGCCGTCATGGCGTCCCCTCGCTCTCTCCGGCGCCCGGCGCCTCGCGCTGCTTCCGGTCGAGCCGGAGCATCTCCCGGAACAGCCACCCGATCCGCCCCTCGTACCCATAGTTGCCGACCGTGTTGCAGTCCATGGAGCCCAGAAGCCGGCAAATCTCCTTCCCCAACTCGGCCTCGCGCTCTTCGGCCTTGGCGATCTCAGCGTTGAGCCGCTTGCGCTCGTCCGTCATGGAGCGCAGGCTCGCCAGGTTGGACATGCTCGCAGACAGAACAGCGAGCAGTTGCTCCGCCATCTCGGGAGTTGGCCGGCCGCTCATGGCGCCCCCTCGCTCTCTCCGGCGCCCGGCGAGACGAAGAGGTGGCAAGGGCAGATTGTTTCGCCCGGCTGGTTGCCGCAGCACTGCGGCCTGTGTTCCGATTTGCGATGCGCGCATGGGAGCACGCCCCCGAGGTCCCGCGCACAGAGCGGGTCCCCGGCCACCCCCAGCTTCCGCGCCTCCTCCGCTGCCATGTCGCCGAACCGGGAGAGGTCGGGCGCCGTCCCGGTGGGGGCTTCGGAATTGCCCTGGTAGTCTGGGCACACCAGAGGTCCGATTTCTGTCTTGTGCATGCGAGCGCAACTGTCGTCCCGCGCGCGAACACAGGTCGCGCATTTACCAATGTCCGTCCCGGTGGAGGCGGGGGGCGCCTCCAGCCCCAGCTCGCGCCGCATCTGTGCGTCGAACTCCGCCACCCCGGTGGAGGCGGGGGGCGCCGCGCCCACGTCGGCCGGGCGCGCGGACCCAAGGTGCTCGCCCCGCTGCCAGGCGATCTCACGCAGGCAATCAAGGCAGGTTACTAGCGCAAGATCTCGAGTGCGGTGCTCCGCCGTTGTCGGGTGCTCGCACACGTTGTAGATGTGCCCAACCTCTACGTCAGGAAATGCGTCTGCACAGGCGTGCATCGCGTTCGCCGTTGCGGGCCAGGGGAGGGCCGGGCGCGCTTCGTCAGCCGTCCGGGGCGGGCTTTGCGCCAACACCTCGGCGACCGGGCATCCGCCGACGTGGCCCTCCTCGCGGACTCGCAGGCAGTAGAAGCATGAGCCGCGACCGTCCAGCGCTGGAAATGCCCATTCCAGGCGCGCGAGCCTCTCGCGCACCTTCGCGTCGTCCGTCCGGGGCGCCTGCCCGGGCGCCACGCGCGGCCCGAAGTTCTTGGCGGGCTCGTAGCCGGCCTGCGGGTCTCGCTCGGGGCAGCGGTGCTCCCACGCCTTCCCGTTCCAGCGCCAGGCCGTCCCCGGCGGGTTGTCGAGCATCTCGCCGCATCCCGAGCACCGCCACACGTCCCGGGCGCAAGTCTCCATGCCGGGCGCCTGCTCGGGAAGGGCGGCGGCGAGGGCGCGCAGCTTGCCGATTTGAGTCAGCCTGGCGACATCGAGCGCCTCGGAATCCGAGTCGCGATAGGTGACGCTGTAGTGAGCCGACTCCATGAAGCGGTCGTGCGCGGCAATTACGGTCCATGCCCGCTCGCGCCATGCCTTGTTCCGCTCTGTCGCCGCCGCAAGCGCCCCCTCCAGCTCCGCCACCCGCGCCGCGAGGTTCGCGGACTCCAGCACCATGGCATCCCTCTCGGCCACGAGGGCGTCCCGCTTGAGCGTCATCGCGGACAGCGAGTCGAGGGCGTCCTTGCGCCGGGCGAGGGCCTCGTCGCGCTCCGCGTTCGCGCGGTCTGCGCGACCACCAGCAACATCAAGCGCGCCCTCGGCGGTCGTGAGCGCGGTAAACGTTTCGTCGCGCTCCCACTCCGCCTTCACCAGCGCTTCCTGCGCCGCTTCGAGTGCGGCGAGGAGGGTGGCCTCTCCAGCGCGGGCGCGCGTGGCTTCGGCGTGAAGCTCCTCGATGGCGGCCGTACAACTCCGCTCACCCCAGTCCGGGGCTCGACAGCCGGCCGTGAAGTCGCGGTCAAACTGATCGTCGGACGGCCTCTCCGCCGTCAACACCGTCGTCTCCGTCATGGCTTCCCCTTGGCGCCCAAGAGCGCCAGCAGCTTCTTCTCCACGAGCCCAGCGCCATAGAGCGCGGCCTCCAGTTCGAGGCGTTCGCGGTCATCTGAATCCAACGTCGCCAGTGCAGTGCGCGCTGCCTCCAGCCGCCTCTGCGTTCGATGCACACCCACGAGCGCGCTCCGGATGACTAGCTCGGCACGCGTCATAGCGTCGCCCTCGCCTTCAGTGCGGCGCGGGCAAGCAGTTGCAGTGCGTGGCCTACCGCGCGAACCATCGCCGGGCGCGAGCGCGTCAGGTTGTAGAATCTGGTCTGCATCAGAGCATCGTGCGCGGCAGCGAATGCGACGCACCTTTCACGCTTCCACGCAGACACAAGCGCCGCGTCGGCGTCCTTTGCAACGATGCGCCGCAAACGATGCAGAAGCGCGCTGGCCTGAATGTACGTGGTGCGCGTCACGACTTCGCCCCCCCGCGCCTTGGGCTGCTTCTCGCCCGAGATGGCGGCTAGCGCAGCGTCGATGCACTTCCTGCGGCGCCTGGGGGTGGTGGGGGCCGAAGAGTAGTAGCCGGTTTCCTCCAGCGCGCTGTAGGCCGTCTCGAACGCCTCGCCTCTCGTCTCGGTGAAGTCCGCCAGCTTTGGCAGAGCACGCCTCCGAACCGCGCCCCTGAGACATACCAACAACAACTTGGCGGGCGAGATTGGACACCCGTCCCCAGTCTGCGTCTTGTCGCTCATCTCGTCCGCTCCTCCAGCATCAACGTCAACCGTTTGGTGGCCTTGCGTACCGCGCCGCAGTCCTTCTCCACCTCCTCACAGCGCACATGCCCGGAGGCCCTCAGCATCGCGGCCAGCATCTCCAGGCGTCGCGAAGCCCCGAGAAGCTGGCGCCTGGCCTCGCGTGCATCCCGACGCGCTCCCGGAGTCATGGCGCGTCCCGCCGCTCCAGGCTAGCGATGGCGGCCTCCACTACGCGAAGCCGCTCCTCGCGAGTGGACGACTCATCGAGCGCGTACCAGCCGGCCCACATCAAGGCGTTCTCGGCATCCAGGATGTTGCGGCCGGGCGAAGGAACGGGGCCGGCGACATCTGGACAGGCGGCCACTTCCTCGCGCAGCGCCTGGAGCATCCGCACGGCAGCCAGGCGACGGAACGCGTTGTCCCGGATGATGTGGCACATGTCAGGCATCGCTGGCCTCCAGGGACGCGATGGCCTTATCTAGCGACGCGAGCCACCCGGTCCGCAAGGTCTCCCGGTAGTAGCGCGTACCGGAGAGCGCATCCGCGACGGCGCGCGCCACGTCGGTCTGCATCCACTTCAGCAGTCCAACGTCTGCCGGGCGCATGAGCCGAAGGGATGGCCTTTGCACCCGGATCTTAGCCAGGCAGCGCATGCGCTTCAGCACCCGGATGGCTTCACTTCTCGTCTCGTCCGTCATCTCCACCATCCATTTCAGCAATCGCCCCGTCGATTGCAGCCAGCCACTTCTCCCGCGTTGGCACCGGCAGCTCGTAGTAGCCGTGCCGCTCCAGCGCTTCGCGCACGGCCCGGAACACCTCAAGCCGCACCATCCCGATGCCGGCCAGGCTAGGCCGGATGTCGAACCGCACAGCGTCAGCGCGCAGGCGACGCAGCAGATCGACAGCCTCTTGGCGAGGGACGCCGGTCACTTCTTGCTCCGACCGGAGCGCCGCTGCCCGGATGCCACGTTGCGCCGCTGGAACGCCTGGTTCGCCTTGGCCGCCATGGCCTGCGCGGTCTTCGCTTTGGCCTTGATGATCGCAGTAGCCACAAACGTCAGCGACTCCAGTACGTCTCCAGGGCCTCGCTGCTCGCGTTCGGCCATGGCGTTGATCTCGTCGCACAGGTGCCGGCAGAAGCGCCGCGTCCAGGCGCGCAACTCGGGAGTCAGGACGCCAGACTCCGTGCCGCTCATCGCCCACCTCCGTACCGCACCAGCGCCCGTCCGATGGCGGACAGCCCATCCTCGCCCAGGCGCTCCCAGGCCCGCTGCAACTCCGCCCCGACGCGCACGTGCTGGTCCGACACCCCGACAGCACGCAGGACGAAGCCGCCGCGCCCCTCCGCAGCAAGGGCAGCGAACTCGTCCGGATCCGCCCGGACGAGGGCAGCCGCAGCACGTACCTTGTCCTCGCTCCATGGCCGTCTGCTCCCGCGCTCCACGTCGGAGACGTAGGACAGCGAGACTTCTAGCCCCTTCGCCAACTCCCTCATCGTCAGGCCGGCGGACTGACGACGCTCGCGCAACTCCGCGCCGAACCTCGTACCCATCAATGGCTCCTCCTTCACAACGGCAGCCGGCACCCTAGCACACGAGAAGGCGCTTGACAAGCCCGCTGAGTGCGCGTAGTGTGCGCGATGCTGGACGAGCGCCGAGTGGGCGGCGCAAGGAGGGAGTGGTGGACAGAGCAAGCGGCGAATCGCGGGCTGCCTTTGTGGACTACATCCGCCTGTCGATTCGGCTGGATCGGCTGGAACGGGATGGGCTTGATCAAGGACCGGAAGCCGACAGCATCAGGGACGCGATTGAGGGTCCGTGGTACGCCATGGATGCCGTCGACCTGTCGTGCGCGTACACCCTAGACAATGCGCTGGCCAAGAGCGCCACCACTTCGCTGGAGGAAGCCCGGCGCTTCGTCGTCCAGTGGTTGAGCACCTGGCCCGGCGCGACCAGGCTGAGGATCGACGAGGCTGGCGAGTTGCAACTGGAGGAGACGTGATGGCCTGCGAGGCGCTGGCGCTGTTCGGGTTGTTTGCGGTGGGCTTCTCCTGCGGCTGGATGGCTCGCGGGAAGGTCCGCCAGGAGACGCGGCAGGGACCTCGGCTGGCGAGCATCGGGAAGAAGGAGAAGCCATGAGCAAGCACGACGACTACATCAGCCTTGGCAAGGCCGGAGACGGATACATCTCGCTGATTGGAGGTGAGCCGCCCAAGGTGGTCATCCGGTTTCTCGGCACACCGCTCGAGGCTGACACCGGGTGCCGGAGGTGGGGCGCGCTCTACGGGAAGGCGCTTCGAGTCGTAGATGGGCGGGTGGAGGTGGTTGAGCTGAAGGAGGAGCCCACGTCGTGACGGCGTACGAGCGGATCAAGGAGGCGGTTCGCGAGGGCAACGTCAGCGGGCTGGAGTGGGCGCGACGGGCCTTCACATGGGAGGGCAAGTGCATCCTGTGCGGACTCTGGACAGCGGCCGGTGCGGTTGAGAGGGGCAAGCGTCGGCCGGAACGCGTCTGCGAAGGGTGCTGGACGAAAGCTGGAGGCTTGGCGCCGTGAATAACGAAGATATTGAGAAGGGAGCCGTTGTGGCGGTGGACTGCCGGAAGTGCGCGCACGTCTTCGATGTCAAGGAAGGCTACTCGTACCGATGCGCCAAGTCAGACACGCTGATGCCATGGAGCGTCGTGGCGTCGGACCCGTGCGAAGACTTCGTGCCATCCTCCGCCTCACTGCCGGTCGTGGACTGCCGCGAGTGCGCGCACATCTTCGATATCGTGGAGGGCGATGGCTTCCGATGCACCGCGACTGGAATGCGATTCCCCTGGCGCCTTGTTGCGTCTGACCCGTGCGCCGAGTTCCAGCCGAAGCCCACCGACTCCCCGCCAGCGAGCGCGGACCGGGAGGGACCGGACGTGCTCGCAGCGTTGCGCTCCGTCACCTCGTGGGACTGGCCGGCACTGCTCATCCACGAGGAGGACGCGGCGGAGATCCTTGGAGACCTTGCGGCCCTCGAGCGCGCCATCACCGACGAGGAGGCCCGGAGGGCGCGGCCGGCAGCCGAGGACCCGAGGGACGTGGAACTTCACGACCTGCGCGCGAAGATCGCCGAACTCGGCAGCCGGCATCTCCCTCTCTCGCTTCGGCAGGATCCGAGCGATGAGACGATCCGCGACTGGTACGAGCGCACGAGCAAGCACGAGAACGGCATGCGCGCGCTCCTCGGACGGTGCGCGACGGTGTTGGATCTCGTGGCCGGCTTGCGCAGTGTGGGCAAGTATCGCTCCAACGGTGACTTCCTGGTAGACGGCGACGCCTACGAGACGACGCACGCAAGCGCGAAGCAGCTTCTCGCCTCCATCCGCGCCGCCGGAGTGGAGCCGGCCCCGGAGGAACCGCACCATGGGTGAGACGATCAACGGCCCGTGCTCGGAGCGCGTCAGCTCGGACGCATGGGGGATTACGGACTGCTCCCGCAAGCCGACCGTCGTCGAAGACGGCAAGCCATGGTGCTACCAGCACGCGCCATCAGCCGTGGAAAAGCGGCGAGCCGCCCGGGATGCCAAGTGGGCGGCGGACGCGAAACGCCGCGAGGCGCACTGGGCAGAGGAGGCGTTCGCGGTCCGGTGCGCGGCCCTTGTCCGGGCCGCTGGCGGGACTCCCGAGGACGTCGAGGCTGGGCGCGTGCGCGTGACGATGGAGCCGGCCCCCGAGGCGCAGGAAGGGAAGGCGAGCCGATGACGACGCGAGAACAGGCGCAGTGGGTGCTCGCGCTGTACCGGGCGTGCCTGCTGGTGGATGGGGTGGGCAGCCTGCTCGTCTTTTCGGCACCACGCGACCGGGCGCAGGCGCTGGCTTACGACGCGCTTGTGCGGACGATCAGGGCTGTCCCGATGTGCGGGGGCTCGCGTCGACTGCTCTTCCGGCGCATTCGCAGCGCCATCGACACGCTCGACGAGGCGGTCCGATGACGACGCAAGAGCAGGCCCAGTGGGCGCTGGCGCTGCTCTGGGCGCTCCTGTCCGTCGAGGCGCCGATACGATGGTTCGTCCCCGTTATCGGCTCCTGGGACACCTATGCAGTGAAGCGCCTTCTGGCCCTGGACGAGGCGACAGACAGACTGGTTGATGCCGCGCTGACGTGCGCCGGGTACTGGCTGGCCATGTCCGACCGGCCCATCAGGCGCGGCGTGGTGATGCGGTCCGTGCTGCGCGCCATTCGATCTCTCGACGAGGTGCCCCGATGACGCCCGATGTTGCCGCCGCTATCGCCATCCTGGAGAGGCTCCGGGCACTGGCCCGCAATCGCAAGCAGAGGGGCCGGCCGCTTCTTGCTCCGCTGCGTCCGGCTGGCGCGAGTCTCATCTGGTGGATGCAGTCTGAGCCAGTCCGCATCGCGAGCGCGAAGTTGGCCTGGCATGGCTACCGAGCCGCCGCGAATCGGAGCGAGTGGCTTTTGTCCATCAGGGCAGCCATCGAAGATCTCGGGGGCCGCGCGCCATGACGCCCCCGCCGGACTTGCTGGAGGCGGCGAAGGCAGCGGCCGAGATGACGTGTGAGCCGCCCGAGAAGGAGGAGACGTGAAACGCGAAGAACTGAAGGTGTCCATCCTGAAGCGCTACTTCGAGGAGGACGACACCGGGCTGCACGCGGCAACGATGGCGGTTGAGCCGCTGCCCGGCGAGTCCGTGGAGGACCTCGTGTGGAGGTGCCTCACGTGGAAGCCGAACGACAACCCCAACACTCTCGGCGCGCTCGATGTGCGCATCATCGAGCCGGCGAAGAAGAGGACGTGACATGGCTCTACCGAATGGCTGGGAGCGCCACTGCAAGCCGGAAGATCCGGGCTGGTACTGCCGAGACGGCGTTGGCATCGGGCTCCTCGACGCCGAGCTGGTTTCCGTGGTCGCGAGCAACGAGGATGGAGACGAGTGCGGCGGGACCATCCCCGTCGAGATTCTCGTCGCCGTGCTGCGCGACGCCGGCTGGACGTGCGAGCCATCCGGCGAAGAGGACGCTCTCCCGCCTGAACTCGAGGCCATTCAGGCAGAGCTTGAAGCGGTTGAGTCGCGACTCTCAGACTTCCGCTGCGCCAATGCCAGGGGCGACGACCGCGACATGAACGCCGAGACGCTTGCAGCTCTGAACGCCATCTCTGAGGCCAGAGGCTTGCTCTGCAAGGCCATCGCACAGCAACGGAGATCTGGAACATGAGCGACTCCCTCGACACCTTGATGCGCGAGATGGAGGCGCTCCAGGAACGCGCCCACGCGGCATGGGCAGGGGCCGAAGGCAAGCCGGACGAGGCCGCCCTAGCGGCAGTCTTCGACGGCCTGTGCAAGACCGGCTTCAAGGTCAAGGCGCTCATGTGTCCCAGGGCAATCCATGGGCGGACGGTCGGCGGCGTCCAGCAGCATGACCTGCTGATTGCGCCGTTCGCGCGCTGAGGGATGCCGTGTCGGACAGCCTAGCCGCACTGCTGCAAGACACCGAGGCGCTCACTGGCCGGGTGCGCCAGGCGTTCGAGTCCGCGCACGGGACCGTCGACGAGCCCTCTCTCCGGGCGCTCCTGGACGGCCTGGAGTCCGCGCGCTCCGCCGCCTGCCTGCGCGGCGTGAAGTGCGGAGGCTGCCAGCGCTGGAAGCCCGGTAAGGCGTTCGCTGCCTGGGGCGTCTGCGAGGTCGACAAGCAGGACAAGTCGTACTGGCACGAGTCGTCGTCCTGCGCGGACTACGTGCCGGATGAAGGGGCTTGACGCCAGCGGGGCGCAATGGTATAGCCGGATGGAGTTGTGCGTAGGTTGGAGGGAGCGATGGCGGACGAGTTCAAGGATGCGTCGCCGAGGCCGTGGACGGTGGATGAAGACGGCTGCGTCATGGACGCAAGGGGCGGGCAAGTCGGATTCCTGGTCCCGCCCCGCCAGAGGCGACGCCAAAACACCACGTTGCTCACCCGCTCCGTCAACGCCTTTGGGCCGATGCGCGAGGCGCTGGTCTACATCCTGAGCGAGCACGCGGCTCAGTTCGGCAAGTGCGGTTGCGGTATCTGCACCCGGGCTTCCGAGGCCCTCCGCGCGGCTGATGGGGAGATGTGACAATGGAACGGACGCTTGATGAAGCGGTTGCGGCATTCGATGACGACGCGCTGCTGAAGCTGATGGTCGCGCAGGTCGCCCGGACGTTCCCGAAGTTCGACGGTGCGCCGGAGCCTGTGAAGCGGGCGCGGGACAGGTTCGTTGCGCTCGCGTCTGCCGCTCCGGTGATGCGCGAGGCGCTGGTCTACATCCTGAGCGAGCACGCGGCTCAGTTCGGCAAGTGCGGTTGCGGTATCTGCACCCGGGCTTCCGAGGCCCTCCGCGCGGCCGATGGGGAGGAGCCGAGCCATGGCTGACGTTCCTGGCAAGTGCTCTGTCCCGATGTGGTGGGGCGACGGTATGCCGGCTGGGGCGTGCGGCAAGCCGGCTTACGGCAAGCGCCCGCCGTGCCGCCAGTACCGAGACGGTTGGACCGGAAGACTGTACCGGGAAGACGGGCGCTTCAACGGCTACGTCCCGGATCTTGCCTGCGAGATGCACGGCGGCCCGAAGGCTCCGGATCGCTGCCCAGAGGGCTGCCAGGGCATCGACCTGGGCGACGGAAACCACAGCGGCTGCGAGTGCAAGGGCGCGACGTGCGACTGTCCGAACCACCCTGCGGCCGATGGGGAGCCGACCCGATGACGCCGCCGAAGCCGGAGCGTCCAGGGGCGATAACGGAAGCACGGCTTGCCCGGATCGAGCGGGAGTTGGCCGAATACCTCGCGATGCACCAGGACAGCACCGACCCGCGAGGATGCCCCGGACCTGCGCTGCGGCTGGCGGAGAAGGAGATCCCGGCCCTCGTCGCCGAGGCCCGCCGCGCCCGCTCCGGGGAGGAGCAGGCCGGGCGGGAGTTGGACGAAGCTCGGGCCTGGGCCGCGAAGGTCGAAGCGGCCTTCAGCGACGCACAGCGCGAGCTGAGCGCCATCCTTGCGAGGGCTCCGGACGAGAAGCTCGACGACGCGGCCCGGCGAGTGGTTTCCGAGCGCGATCTAGCCGAGCAGGCCCTCGACGAGGCGGTCAACCGAGCGGAGGCGGAAGTGGCGAGGCTGGAAGAGCGGGCGGGGAAGGCGGAGGCCACGATTGCGGCCATGCGTGAAGCCGTCCTGGAGTTTGAGGCTATGCCGCCGCGCGACGTGCTCATCGGGGCTGAGTTGAGGGACTGGAAGACCTACGCGCTGCACGCCCAGCACCTCAGCAGCTTCTTCTATGCGCTCGACCAGCGCTGGAAGTCTCCAGAGGTGAAGCGCTGGGCCGAGGTGTTCCGTGGGGTCCGAGACCGCGCGGAGAAGGCGGAGCGCGATCTTGACGAACTCCGGACGAAGGCCGGCGAGTTCACCGAGACGTTCCGGAGCATGACCGCCGCAACGCGGGAGTGCGAGGAGGCGCTGGCCATAGTCGAAGGGATCAAGTCCGAACGCGACGCCATGCGCGCCGAGGTGGAGCGGCTCAAGGAGCGCCTTGTCACGCTCGAGGCTGGGCGCTCCGAGGCCGTCCGGCTGGCAGAGGTGCGAGTCCTGGCAGCTATGCGCGGATGGCGTCAGCTTCCGGAGTCGATCCGCAGCGCGGTGCTGGCGGAGGCATCCTTCCTGGCAAACGCCATCGAGGAGTACGCGGGCGCGGTTGCGCAGGACAACCAGGCGACTGCGGAGCACATCAAGAAGGTACTGGAGGAGCGCGATGGGTAACGCCTGTGGTGCCAAGCACACGAAATACCAGCCGACAGATGACGAGTGGAGGTGCCCGAAGTGTGGGGCTGATGCCGAGAGCTTCTGGGTTGACGAAATTGCGGAGGACTCAGATCCGGACTGCCAGTTGCTCCACGTGAACGACTTGCTGACCTGTGGCACAGAGCATGGCAGCACCTATTCAAGCTACAGCATCTTCGGCAAGTCCTTCGCCGCCATGCTCCAGCGCAAGCACAACCTCGGCCCGTGCCCGCACTGCAAGGGCAGCGGACTCGTGAAGAAGTCCGAGGAGGATGGCCATGCCTGACGAGAGGTGCTGTGGGTGCCCGGATCGCCAGGCTGCTTGGCTGGACCGCCTGACGGCGCGAATCCGGGCGGACATGGCAGCCGAGGAGAAGGTGTACCGCCAGTGGTTCGACCGTGGCTGGACAGAGGCCATGAAGCACGTCCAGTCAACGCACACGTCGGAGGCCCAGCGATGAGCGAGTTGGAGCAACTGCGCGCATTCATCCTCCAGTACCCAGATCGCAACGCTGGCGAGGACACCTGGATAGAGCGGCGCGACAGGATGGTGCTGGAGTGGGGGTTTGATCCACTCGGCAAAGACAGGCTCTCGGCCGCAGCGGACGCCGAGGCGTGGGGGCGGCTCAGCCTGCTGGAGAAGCGGCAGGCGTTGGAAGCAGAGCGAGAGGCAGCCAAGGAGCTGCTGAGTGTCAGTCGTACGTGGTAGAGAGTTGAGACGGGCTGGACGTTCCGACTGAGGGACTGGCCCACTGCGAGGGAACCACATGGAAGCAGCGATTGTGAAGGCAGAGCCGGTAGCTCTTGCGGGAGCGGCCGGTGATACGGCGCGAGTGGTGGCCATGCGGCAGGTGCTCTCCGAGGAGAGCGAGATGCGCGGCATGGTGAAGGTGTACGTCGGGACGCACATGCTGGATGGGACGGACTTCGGGAAGATTCCGGGGACTGTCCGGCCCACCCTGTTGAAGCCGGGCGCAGAGAAGCTGCTCGACCTGTTCCGAGCGACTCCGCGCTTCGCGCTGGTCCACCGAGAGGAGGACTTCGACCGGGGCTTCGGCTTCTGCCACTACATCTTCCGCGTCCGGCTGGTGTCGCGCTCCAACCCGTCCGAGGTGCTGGCCGAGGGCTTCGGCTCCGCCAACTCCAGGGAGGCTCGCTACCGATGGCGCCAGGGCGGCCGGAAGTGCCCGACGTGCGGCAAGGAGGCCATCATCAAGGGCAAGGATGAGTTCGGCGGCGGGTGGATCTGCTTCGCCAAGAAGGGCGGCTGCGGTGGGAAGTGGCCGGATGGCGCGCAGGAGATCGAGAAGCAGGAGACGGGGCGCATCGAAAACGATGATGTGGCCACGTTGTTCAACACCATCCTGAAGATGGCCAAGAAGCGCGCCCTCGTCGACGGCGCTATCGCGCTCGCTAGGTGCTCGGACCTCTTCACCCAGGACGTGGAGGACCTGGAGCACCCCGAGCCCGCAGGCCAGGCGCAGGCGCAGACTGCGCCGCAGCGGAGATCCGCTCCCAGCTCTCCCGAGAAGGCCGCCCCCGCCACGGACACGAAGGAGACGAAGGAGCTGCTGGTCAACATCGGCAGGCACAAGGGCAAGCGGCTATCCGACGTTCCCACAGAGGATCTGCCCTGGCTGCTTCAGCGCGCCACCGAGTCTGAGGCGAGGAAGCATGAGAAGTGGCACGCGAAGGACCTGGCGTGGCTGAAGGCCGTGCAGGCCGAGATGGCGAAGCGCTCCACGGGCGGCCAGCAGCCTGCCCCAGCGAATGGCGCTGCTGCGCCGAAGGGGACGCCGTTCGAGCGGCTCAAGGCCGGCATGCGTTCGCTGGGCGTGCCCGATAAGGCGTACCTGGACGAACTCAAGAAGCGGGAGAAAAAGTGCCCGGCGGATGTCACCGAGGATGACTACCGCGCCCTGATGGCCTTTTTCCAGGGCGTGGGACAGGAGCCGCCTCCTCCTGGTGACGAGGACGCGCCGCCGGAGGTTGGGGCATGAGTTGGCGTGGAGATGACCCAGTACATCCGGCCGTCGAGCCAGCACCGCTCAGTGGGTGGCGCTATGGAGATCCGACCGAGATTCACCACATCGGCATGACAATCCGTGAGCGCATCGCGTCTGACATCATGGCTGCACTCGCGTCAGCTCATAATCCGACCAAACCACGAGCCGCAGCCGAGATGGCTGTCGCTTGGGCAGACGCGCTCTTAGATCAACTGATGGGGGTGCCGAAGTCATGAAGACCGTGTATGCTGCGGTACTGGTCTCGCGCGCCATGACTCCATCCGTGTTGTGGAGCATGGCGGCGTTGGGTGGAGTGGACGACCGGGATCCGGATCCCAACGTCTGTCGTGGCTCCGCGACCAAAAGGTTTCGGTCAATGGTCGTGTCCACCAATGATACGCATATGATGTTCGGAGCGACCGTGGATTGGAAGACGTTTGAACCTGGTGTCTGGCTAGTCGCTGGTCACACGAGAGACGCTCTATGGTTCGACGAGTATTGGGATCTTGTGTTGGTTCTCAAACGCGTACCGTGGCGCATCCCGGCCGTGTCCGAGCTGTTCAACGCCTGGGCCTGGGTGGCGTGGAAGGTTAGGCAGATCAGGTGGCGGCTGGCGCGACGAGGCGCGGCATGAGCGCGGGCCGCAAGTTCGCCATCGTCGGCTACGTCGGCGCGACGAGGTTCTACTGGACCGGCAGCAAGCGGAAGCCGTGGACGACGATGGAGACTCGCGCGAAGACGTGGCGCTCGGACTCCATCGCCGCTAGCTGGTTCCCGAGGGTGCCGAAGGGCCTGGCCATGATGGGAGATCTCCGAATCGTGGAGTTGCAGCCATGAGGCGCAAGGGCTGGAAGCCAGACGGGCGCGGAGGCTACGTGCGCGCCATCGGTAGCCGGTTCAACCCTTGGGTGCGGCTGTGGGCAACCCCGACGCATGACGGGCTCTGGGCCGGAAGCTCGACGTTGATCCCAGTCGTTGATGTCCGGGCTCGGACGCCCGACGCATGCGCCCAGAAGATGGAGGAGCGGTTGTGCGACTGGCTCGGCAAGCAGTCGGCGCGGCTGGCAGCCGAGCTTGAGAAACGGGCTGACAAGGAAACGGAGCGCGTCTAGTCCCCCCACGTGGCGCGTTCCGGGCGTCTCGCCGCCGGCATCCGGCACCCTCCAGCGGGTGTCCGGCGGCGGGGCGTCGCTTACCAGTGAGGCATCATGCGCTTTGGAGATCTGACGCGCGACATCGCCGAGCGCTACCTGGCAGGCGACGAGTTGCTGATGTGGGGATGCCCGCAGCCGTTGCTGTCCAGGAGCGCAGTCCTAGAGCGCGCCGGGGCAAGTCGCGAGGCGCTGTCTGAGTTGTGCGAACGCTGGCAGGCTTGGCGCCTTGAGCCGGCGGACGAAGACGAGCTGCGCTGGATGCAACTCGGCCTCGACGCTGACCAGGCGTGGAGTCACGCCTGGGACAACGCAGAGGCCGCGGACCGGAGCGCGGGACGGCGCTACGACTCCGCCAAGTACGCCGAGCTGGCCGGGGCAGCCAGGAGATCCGTGTTGCTGTCTGGGTTGCGTGCCAGCCGGGCCTGACACTCCAGGTCTGCCAGCACCATGTCGACCCCACGGCGCACGAAACGGGACATGCGCCCGCGCCCGACGAGCACCAGCAAGCGGTTGTGCTGATCTGGACGCAGCGCGATGTTGTGCGGTAGCAGCTTCGCCATGGCTAGGCCGGATCCAATCCGTACCACTCGCGCGGATCCGCCAGCCGGACGCCGAGACTGCGGGCCAGGTTCAGCACGCGCTTGGCCTCGATGCCGTACATCTCGGAGATGATTCTGGCTGGAAGCCCCTCGCGCACCTTGGCGACGATGCGCCTGCGCCGATACTCGGCCGCCTCGCGCATCAGCTTGCTTTGCTCCTGGAGCGCGCGCTTGACCTCCAGTCCAGTCCGCTTAGGCGCCATGGCCGACTCCGTTGCCGGGGACAGCCTGGCTGGCTGCGTCCTGGGCGCACACCTCCGGTGCCGGCGTGACCTGGCGCGCCTCGGTGAGTTGCTCCTCCAGCATAGCTATCTCGAGGCCAGCCTCCCCGAGCGCCTGTGAGAACAGGTCCCACGTCCTGTCGTTGTCCACGCGCTCCGCCGCCAGCAGCACCGCTCGGTCGGCAGCGTATGCCTGCCAGCACGCCGCGCACGTCACGTCCTCGGTGCGCCTGGTGCTGATCGTATCGCCCTCCACATAGCCGCCGCACGCCGCCCCGCCAGGCCCAGCGCGCAACCCAAACGTCTCCGCCTTCAGATGTCCTGCCAAGGTGCTCCCTCCGGTGAGTGTTCGGCCAGCTCTACCACAGCGCCCCGCTGGCGTCAAGCGCTATTGCGCATTGGGCGGCTTTCGCGCGGTTTGCTGTCAGGTCTGGCTGCTGGCGGACCCGGGCATGGAGGTTGCGCAGGCCCCTGGTGCCGGGCATAGTGGAGGCCGGTGGCCGCATTGCGCTCGCGAGCGGCCGCCCCGGGGCCGCCGCCAGGCAGCTCAACCCCTCCGGCGCACCTGGACGGCGGCCCCATTTTTCCTGCTTGACAACGCCACAGCTAGCCCGTAGAGTGCTTGCCTGTCGGCCGCTGGGGACGCGGCCCAACATGGAGGGAGCAATGAGCGACACCCAGGGCGTGCGGTCTGTTGTGCTGGACGGGCTGGCGGCGGCGATGCGGCGTGGCAGCTTCGGCCGGTGGCATGCCGCGCGGCTCTGGGGCGTTCGGGAGGTCGAGCGTGGAGCAGAGCGAGTGGAGTCCCCAGCAGTGCATAGTCCCGGATGACGATGGGCAGGACTGCCAGCGCCCGGTGGTGGCGGCTGGGATGTGCGACCGCCACTACCAGCGGGCCAGGCGTGGCTCTGAGGTGGACGAGGGGCTGGGCGAAGGTGCGGTGAAACTGACGGTGCACGCCTCGGCGGAGTTGGCCGGGCGAGTAGCAGAGGCCGCTGAGCAGGGCGGTGTCTCGCAGTCAGAGTGGATGCGAGAGGTGCTGGAGTTCCAGTTCGAGGAGGGAGCATGACGAAGGATGGCGACGCGAAGAAGGGGCCGTTGACGCTGACTAGCCTCGAGATTGAGAACTTCAAACGCATCAAGGTGGCGCTGCTCGAGTTGGAGCAAGGCGGGAAGCTGGTACATCTGCGGGGCGACAACGAAGCCGGGAAGTCCAGCGTTCTCGACGCGATCCATGGGTTGGTCGGGGGCAAGGATGCGCTTCCCCCGGTGCCCATCAACAAGGGTGCCAAGCGCGCCCGCATCACCGGCAAGTTCGCGCCCGATGGGCTGGTGGTCGAGCGCGTCATCACCGAGAAAGGCACGACGGTCCAGGTGCGCAGCGCAGACGGAGCGAAGTACAGCACGCCGCAGGCCATCCTAGACGGCTGGCTTGGGCCGCTGCGGTTCGACCCGGGCGGCTTCATCACCAAGAAGCCAGCGGAGCAGATCGAAATCCTCCGGAGCGCCGCGAAGCTGAACTTCACAGAACTCGACGCCAAGCGCGAGGCGCTGTACGGCCAGCGCACGACCGTCAACAACAACGGCAAGGCCACGCTCTCCAGGCACGACGCCATCAAGGTGGTGCCGGACGCGAAGCGGGTCGACGTGGCCGAGGTGCTGGAGCGGCAGAGGGAATTGCTGGCTTCCAAGGACCGTCGTCTTGCGATGATGGCTCGTGCGGAATCTGCCCGCATGGATGTCAGGCGCACTGAGGAGAAATTCCAGCTTGCGGAGGCCGATGTCAGGAGGGCCGAGGTTGCGCTTGATGAGGCACGAGCGAAGCTGGCCGACCGACAGAAGACCCTTGACGCCCATCGGGCGCTCCTCCTTGATGCAAGGACGCTGCAATCGACTACGGAGGAAGATGCTTCCGGGTGTGTTGATGTGCAGCCCGAACTTGAAGCCGTGGCCGCTCAACTCGCCAGCGCAGAGTCCGCCAACAAGGCAGTGGACGCCGCCGAGGCCAAGGCGACGCTTGCCAAGGAGCTGGAGGATCTGCGCGCGCAGTCCGCCGCCCTGACCGAGCAGATCAAGGCGGTGGACAAGGAGAAGGCCGACATGCTGGCCGCTGCCAAGCTGCCGGTGGACGGGTTGGGCTTCACCGATGACGGCGTGACGCTGAACGGCCTGCCGTTCGAGCAGGCGAGCCAGGCGAAGAAGATTCTGGTCGCCTTCGCGCTGTGGCTGGCCGAGCATCCCCGGCTGGGAGTGGTGCCCATCCCGAACGCCTCGCTGTTGGGCAAAGGCGCGCTCGAAGCGGTGGCCAGGATGGCTGCCGAGCACGGCGTGCAGGTGTTCCTCGAGGTGGTGGGCGACGGCGACGTGGGCATCGTCTTCGAGGACGGCGAGGTAGTGAAGGTGGACGGCAAGCCGGTGGACAAGACTGGAGAGGAGAAGGCCAAGTGAAGCCCGACGCGGATCGGGCGATGTTCTTCCGTCCCTTTCTCTGGCGTCTCGGGAGCTTCCTGATGCGCCTCGGGAGGCGACTGGATGGGCTTGGTAGGTGGATCCTGCGGCGCTCCAGCCCGCGCTTTCGGTGTCCGGTGTGCGGTGTTCCGGAGGGTGGGCTCTGCCGCCATCCTCCAGCACCGGAGGACGTGATGAGGGCGTGGCGGGATCGGGCGATGTGCGAGATCGAGCGCTATAGGGCCGTCACGCACAGCCTGTCGACAGCCCGTCCGAGCAGAGAAGTGGAGCCGATGGAGCCGACGCCATGACTCCGAGGGCATGGCGTCACCAGCCCTGGGCCGTCGAGGCGCGCTGGACGCGCAGGCTGGTGCGCCGGCTGGCCGAGCGCCCTGCGCCGATGGCGTTTCGGTGCCGCTGCGGCTCGGTGGTGGTCCACCTGGACACATACCCGGAGCGGCTGGGGAAGTGGAGGGCCACGTACGTCAGCGACACCGGAGAGCCGGCCGGGCACCTGGTGGCCGACGACTTCCCCGGCGCGCTTGACCGCGCACGCGAGTACGGGGCCAGGCTGTTCGAGGTGCTGTAGACGCTGCGCCGATTGGCGCACGGAGGGAAGCAATGGCAGGACATGATGCGGTGGTGATGTGCCCCGTCTGTGGGGCGAGGTCCAAGAACGATGGCTTCGGGCGGGAGGGTACGCGCGTGCTTGCGCCGTACCTCACGCCCAAGTCGGTGGAGCCTGGCATCGTCTCCAGGCGCCAGAGGGCTGAGCGCATCCGCTACCGGAACCGCAACGGCGGCGTCCACCGGATTGACGCGGAGGTGCGGCGGGCCATCGCGGCGTGCTAGCGGAGCCACCCGGCCACCCTGAGCGCCCTGGTGGCTAGCCACGCCGCCAGGCCCAGGATGATCCACAGCCCAACGGCGATGACCAGGGCCTGGACTTCCAGGGCAGTCATGGACTCCAGCCGGTGTGCGAGTTCCGCGCGCATGCCGGCAGTCTACCGGGCGGACGACGTTGCGGCTAGCCGGGCGCTTGGCCAGGGTCAACCGCAATGCGTAAGAGGCTTGACGCTGGCGCAGCTTGACGGTAGAGTGCGCCGCTAGTGCATGTAGGAGGGATGATGACGACGCGCAAGAAGAAGCCGGAGAAGCCGCGCAAGGCCACACCGAAGCGCGCAGCCAGCGTGGCCGCCGAGCGGGACGCTGCACGGGCGTTCGAGTTGGGCGAGCAGATGACGGCATTGCGGCAGGAGCGCGACGAAGCGCAGGCGCGACTCCTGGAGGCCGAGCGCCAAGAGAAGAAGCACGGCCTGGTTTTCGGGCACATGGAGAGCGAGCGCAACCGCGCGGTGGCCGAGCTTGGCAGGGTTGCCAACGTACTGGACGAGTGGGGGCCGCAGCACCAGCGAGAGGACGGCAGCTACGTCTCGCACTCGGCGGCGGTCCTGGAGGCGCTTGAGGGGCTCCGGAAGCAGCGGGACGAGGCGCGGGAGCAAGCGAGGGGACTGGAACGCCGACTGATGGGCGAGCGGCTGGATTTCGCCGCCCGGCGGGCTGGGCTCACCAGGTGGGGACACCAGGAGATTGGCCCAGCCGCTCAGCAGAGGGAAAGGGAGTTCTACGGTCTGTTGCGTGGCGAGTACGTCACCGACGCGGACAGGGCGGCCGGAGCGACCGAATTGGCCGACAAGGCCGCGACCGATGCAGTCATACTCGAGGCGCTCAGACGATGCGAGGCCGAGCAGGCGCCATCTGGCGACGGGATGTTGGAAACAATCCAGAAGCGTGCGCGCGGCTTGCGGTACTACGCCTACGACGGTCCGTCTCTGGCGCAGAAGGACGTGCACGTTCTCCTTGTTGCGCTTGCAGCAGCTAAGAGGGAGTGCAAAGACGTGCCAGCCCAGCCTCGGACAGACGAAGGCGCGCGCCCGTGCCGCGACTGCCGGCACTCCTCGAGGTGCAAGTGGCTTCTCGGACCCAGCTACAAGGACGCTGGGCCTTGCGACTGGAGCCCGTCGAGGTTCGCCGCCGCAGGCCAGGACGACGCCACGCCGCCGGCCGATGACCTCCTCCGGGTCGTCGAGGGTTTCCTGTGGACCTGGGACGAGCAGAACGGCGACAGGAACACCGCCGCGCCGGCCATCCCCGGGGCGGTTGCGGCGCTGAGGCGGGTGCTGAAGCTGGTGAAGGAGCGCCCGGACAGCACGCTCGACGCCCTGCGCGCCCGCGTGCAGAGGATGGAGTCAGCGCTGCGGGACAGCGAGGATGGCTGGGAGCAGATCCGCGAGTGGGCAAAGTCGGACCACGTGCTTCAGTACGATGACGGCGATGTGCCGGTGCTGGAGTTCGCCGACACGCACCGGGAGGCGTGCAGCGAGGCGGTCGCGTTCGAGCCGCGTCCATGCGACGCCGGAGCCGACTGGCGGACCCGTGGGCGCGCGCTGTTTGCGGCCGTGACCGCGCTCGACGACTGGCTGGACGAGCCTCCTAAGACGCAGGCAAATCGGACCCGGATCCTCATCGAGGTTTACAAGGCGCTTGAAGCCTGGCTGGAGATCGACCCTGGTGCGCGGACTGTTGACGCGGGCGCCACGCCCACCGTTGCCAACCGCCCGCGAGTTGAGCCTGGCATCTGCCCCAAGTGCCACGACTTCAACGTCTACGGGACCGAGACGCAGTGCGCGGACTGTACGGCGCGCGAGGCAGCTAGGTCTACGGCACCTGTCGGATCGGGGGCCGCGCCAGCCCCGAGGGAGCACGTCCACGGCTGCACTCGCTGCGGCGCCCACATCCCGTGCGGCAGCGAGGACCCGGACGCCTGCCGTGAGCGCGTCGAAGCGCACCGCCAGGAGACAGACACCGGCCATAACAAGGGGAACCCATGAGCACCGCAGTCGAGCAGGCGTTGGAGCGGCTGGAATCGCTTCTCCGGAAGAAGCAGAGGAAAATTGACAGGCTAGAGCAGCAGCTTCAGGAGCGCGATGACGCCGAGGCATGGTCTTGGACGCGGCATCGGATCCACGCCGCCGACCCATCTCCAGCTCTTCCGGTTCCGCGTCTGGAGATCCGCTATCGCTCGCTTGACCGCGACGGCTACAGCACCGAGGCGCTGTACTGTCTCGTCTACCGGCACCTCACAGCCAGGAGCGGAGGCCCTCACTGCGACGGAACGAAAGATTGCGTCGTCTTCGTTCCAATCGGCTCCACGACGATCAATGGAGGTCGCCCTGGCGGCAGGCACCCGCGCGAGGAGTCCGGGTTGTGGGAAGGCCGGATGTACGGGCCGTACCGCGACGGCGCACACATCAGGCACGACATGAAGCAGTTCGGGCTGCCAGGCTTCATCGTCGCCACGGACGGACAGACTTACGCGGTAGACCTGGATGCCGAGGCCACGCTCCGCATGGCACCTTGAGCCTCCAGCGGGAGAATAGACTTGTCAGCCCGGCGGCTTGTCTGTAGAGTGCCGTGCATGGATAGCGGGACGGCCCACAAGGAGCGCGCCGTGACGACCGACGCAGGTTTCCCAGATGCGCGCCCTCCTGTGGGCGCGGTAGCGGATGGCCAACGGCCAACGGGCACGCAGAACGGCATGGATGCTCTTGCGGATGCGTTGCTGCTTCACTCGCAATCGCTCAGAAGGCTTGGGCGCCTTCCGGCTGACGATGCTGGCGTGTCCGCCTTGGAAAGCATCGCTCGCATGATCCATGAGTTGGCCGCGGAGCTTGAGACTGCGGCGGCAACTGCACGGACCGAGGGCACTGGCGCCGCCGGACGTTGGCTGGTTGTGGTCTGACAGGCGGAGTCACGGCCGCTAGATGAAAGGGAGAGTCAATGTTCACGGATGGAGAGTGGAAGATCGAGGCTTCAGATACGTACGCGGCGCAGGTTGTCAGCGAGGTGGCGCGGCCACGCTCCACGCGCAAGGTCGTGATCTGCCGCTGTCCGGTCCCGAACTCGAGCGCTGACTACGACGCAAGGCAGGCTGAGGCGAAGGCCAACGCGAGGCTGATCGCTGGCTCCAAGGAGTTGATCCGGATGCTTCAGGACATATGCGACAACGAGCGGATCGGTGCCCACCGGAGCATCCCGGCCATGGCGCTGATCGCCAGAATCATGGGCGAGCAGACGCCCTGACTACGGATCCGAACGGCACCAGCGGGAGCGACCATGGGCAACTTCATCGTCAGGTTTGAGCGGCAGGGCGTCGAGCGCTTCTTGCTGTGGAATAGCGAGCGGGATGCTCCGTGTGGCCCAGCGATGACAGAGAAGCAGCTCGAGGAGGTCATCAAGGAAGAGCACGGCAACTCCGGGCTCAGGGACCTGCCGATGCGACTGGAGCGGGCGCGCGAGTGGGGCACATCGCGGATCGACGGCACGTCGGCTGAGGATGCTTGCGCGATCAACCGCGCTGGCCCAGGCGAGACGGAACTGACGTTCGAGGAGATCTGGAAGCAGTACGTGGAGCCGACGCTGGACGGCCAGCCGTGAGCAAGCGGATCGTCGTCCTACACAGAACGTACGGCTGCGATAGCGGCTGCTGTGGACACGTCATCAACATCGAGGACGACGGTGAGAAGCGGGAGTGCTTTTGCTTCGATCATCCCTTTGGCAAGGACTTCGAGACGTGGGCTCGGGCGCTCGTCGAGTCGGAGTTCCCCGGACATGGTGCGGATCTGGACTTCGCCAACTGCTACATCGAGGATGAGTGAGTCCGGCCGCGTCGCCGGACGCTGAATGCTCCGATGGGCGCATCGAAGGGCGACTATGCACGGCAGCGAGATAGACGGCATCGTGCTGAGGCTTGCGGTGGCCGTCCTGACTGCGGTGGCTGCGATTGTGGCCCTGGTGTACGGGCTGGGCTGTGCGGCGCTGGCCGTCGCGCCCGAGGAGTTGTCCCTGCCGCCTCCGTTGTTGCTTGGCGTCTTGCTGTCTTGCCTTGGCACGCTGCTATGGCGGGCGGCTCGAGGGGCTTGGCGTCGGTGTGGGCCGAAGAGCCGGGCGGCGGTGAAGGTGGAAGATAGGCTGATCGGCGATGTCTTCCTGGCGCTGGTTGTACTGTCGGGGTTGGTCGTCGGAGCCGTTGGGTGGATCTGGCAAGCGCTGCGGTCGTTGCCCAGACGAGCGGCCCGGAGCGCGTCGCAGTTCGACTCCTATGGGGACGAGTAGCCGCACAGCGTCCCGGCATTGAAGCGCGGGCGTACCAGGCACAGGTTGAAGCCGCCGCGCTCTCGCAGGAAGTCGTGAGAGTCCACCCACTCCTCGGCCGGCGAGCTTCTCGCCGAGCAGCTCACCAGCAGCTCCGTGAAGACGCGCCCGCCGCCCGAGCCCGGGGATGGCCTCCTCTCGCGGTAGCCGCACAGCAGCACCCAGTGGTCCGTCCCCATCCCGAGCGGCCCGGCCTTGCGGAAGTCTACGCACGCCACCCCGTAGTATCCCGCGTCTAGCCCCATCCGGACGTAGCGGAACCACTCGATGTTCTGGTGGTGTGGCTGCATGCCCCAGGCCGCCCAGACGTGGTTGACCGGCCAGCCGATGGGAGCCTCAACGCACCTGTCGAAGAAGTCCGGCTCGTGCAGCGCCCGGCCCATGGCGCCCTGGTCGAACGTCTGCACCTTGCCATCATGGAGCCTCCGGTACACCTCCGGCACCTCGAGGCCCGTCAGACCGGCCAACACGCAGGCGCCGCAGTCGCCTCCAGCGCACACGTCAGGCGATGGCTGTGGGACGACTCTGAGTGGCAGCACCGACTCGGCGCACGTCACGTAGTCCGTCACCACTCCACCCCCACCGACACCCCAGCCTCCACCCTGCCGGCCGGCCAGCGTGGATCCGCCAGCACCCATGCGCCAGCCCACACCGGGCCTGCGACTCGGGCCTCCCCATGCAGCCCCACCACCAGGGCCGGCGGTAGCGCCACCTGGGCGCCCACCAGCGCGCCCACCCGCCAGCGCGCGCGCGAGTCGACGACCCGCTCGGCCGCCGCCTTGCCCTCGTTGTCCCACTTCTTCGCCGTACCCTCTGCTCCCAGCGTCAGCTTGGGGCCGGTGTCGATGAAGATGGTCTCCACCTCAACGGGGCGGTCCGCACACGGCGAGTCTGCCGGCGGCGGCGCGTACTTCTTGCGTATCCGCATCTCGCGCTTGGGGCCTTCCTCGATCCGCGTCGTCTTGGTTGTCGTCTCCTCGCCCCGGTCCCGCCACTCCACCTTCCGGCGCTCCACCACCCTGGCCGGCTGGCCACACTGGATCGCCACCGCCAAGCCGACGAGCGCCAGCAGGACGGCCAGGGGCCGCCAGTTCTTCCGGAGGTAGGCGAGCGCGGCCGTCATGCCCCCTCCGCGAACAGGACGCCCTGCCGGAGCCGGTCAACGCAGGCGTCGAGGTACTCGGGGACCAGTTCGATTCCCACGAACCGCAGCCCGAGCCGCTTGGCCGCCGCCGCCTCCGGGCCTGAGCCGAGCCAGGGCGATAGGACAAGATCGCCGGCCTTCAGTCCCGCGCGCTGGAAACCCCACGAGGCCAGCGCCTCGGGCTTCTGGGTGGGGTGGACGCGGGCGGTGTTCGTCACACGGCCGGACGCAAGGCGACCCTTCTCAGATTCGGTAGCAAGCCCCTTCCAAAGGTGATGGAAGACGCGCACGCTCGCCGTGTCGCCGAGACACACCCAAGCCAACTCGGCGTCCGAGTTCTGATCGAACATCTTACCGCCGCCCGTCTTGTCCCAAGTCCACCACGCGGCGGACGCCGGCAGCCTGTCGGCGTAGTGGTTCGCCCCCCATAGCACTAGCCGAGGGAAGCGCAGCCAGGGTTCCGGGTCGAACGGTTCAGCGTCGCCCGTGATGGGCGCCCACGTGTTCGACGCGCAGCGCTTGCCGCTCTTGCCCCCGCGTGAGACCGCATGCGGTTGGAGGTCGATCCCATACGGCGGGTCCCCCCAAAGGAGCGCCACGTCCTCGGGGCGAATACCGAGCGCCGCGAGCACCTCGCGGTTGTCGCCCTGGTAGAGCTGGATCCCGGGCTCCTCGTAGTAGGGCTTCACCGCTCGCCCTCCGATGGCGCTCCAGCAGCCAGCGCCTCCTCGAAGCCTTCGTCGCCGTCGTAGAGCACCTCCATCCAGCCCGGGTCATCTTTGTCGGGCACCTTGCGTGCCAGGCCCAGGGCGATCAGCCCGTCGTCTGCGTCCATCTGACGTGCCGAGAAGTCGTACTCGCCTGTACGCTCCCACATCTTCCTGGCGAAGGCGTCGCGCTCCGGCGTCTTCGGCTGCTCCGCCAGGTACATGAACACGTCCCCGAAGATCTCGGCGCTCGTCCTGTCAGACACGGGCCACCTCCGCCTCTCGATTCGTCCCCGTCACCGCTCGCCCTCCTGCTCCCCGGTCCTCCTAGCCGCCCTCGCCCTCAACGTCTGGCCGGCCTGGCTCTGCCCCAGGTAGCCGAGCGTCAACGTCACGAGCGCCGCCGTCCCGGTGTCACCCGACACCACTCCCCGGAGCATCAGCCCCACGAGCGCAACCTGGACGAGCGCCGCCATCCACAGGCGCTTGTCTTCCTTGGCTGGAGTGCGGTGCTGCATGGCTACACCATCTCCGGCCAGTGCCACTGGCCAGGTTCGGCGCCCTCGGAAACGGACTGGACCCACATGACGCCATTGCCGTCTAGGAGCACCTGACCGTTGACGCTAGGGTCCCGGCCGAACGCATCCGGCCACACCCGGACGACCACCATCGGGAGGATTGAGCCCGCGCGCTCCGGGTTTCCGATGTTGACATCGGCGACCCTAGAGTCCTCCGGCATGCCCTTCACGAGCGACCTGTTGATCGCGTGGGCATCCTCCGCCGTCAGCCGGTACAGCACCGTCCTGCCAATCGTTACCTGTCTGGCCACGTCTCCCTCCTGGCTAGCTGGCCAGCGTGCCACAACCAGAGGGACTTGGCAAGCTTGACGCTCGCGCCGCTAGCCGTAGACGGCCCGGCGCACCCGCTCCCAGTCGAAGCTGTCGGCCGGGTCCACCTTCCTGTCAGGCGCCACGTCCCGGTGTCCGACGAGGTTCTCGGGCTTCACCCCGTAGCGCTGCACCAGGTAGAGCAGCAGCGCCTCGAGCGCCCCGTACTGCGCCTCCGGGAAGGGCGTCGCGTTGTCGCCCGAGTGCGTCAGCTCGATTCCGATGGAGCGGGAGTTGACCGCCTCATCCCCGTGCAGGCTCGACTTGCCGGCGTGCCAGGCCGCCATCTCGTCCTGGACAAGCTGGTAGATGGTGCCGTCCCGGCCGATGAGGTAGTGGGCCGATACCTTGGAAGCAGGGTCGCACAGCCACGCCAGATGCCCGGACGTGCGCCCCGGGCCGGTGTGGTGCAGTACGATGGCGTCGATGGCGCGACCGCCGCGCAGCCCGTAGTTGGGCGACTTGCGCAGCTCCACCCGGGGCTTCTGGACGCTCACTCGGAGTCCCCGGCCTTGCGCACGCACTCGCCCGTGTGGAGGTTGACCTGGATCTCCGGGTCCCTCACGTCCACGCCGTACTTCTGCCGGATCAACTCGGCCGCCGTCTCCCTGGCGGCCTGCAACTCGCGCATCCGAATGGAGTGCTCCAGCGTCGTTGCGTGCATCCTGAGCTGGAGATTATCCAGCTCGAGGCACGTCTCGCGCGGAAGCGTCACCACCGTCTCGGACTTCACAGCCTCCAACTTCGCCACGTTCTCCACGTCGTCTCCTTCCTAGCCGCCGAATCGGATCAGCAGCGGAAAATACGAATCCGCTCCGACTGTCTTGAGTGCAATGCCCACACAGGCCGGGCCGAATAGGGTCAAATTCTGCACTCTACCAGTCACCCCAGATGCTTGCACGTAGTTGCCCCTCGTCACTCCTGGCGCTCCATCGGACCGAGCAATCACGACACCACTTGTCGCGATTCTTCCTACTGCTCCGTTCGCGATGTCATCGACAGCGAATCCAACCGCACCCGCATCACCTAGCACTGCGGTCCTAACAACAGACTGGTCAGCAGCAGCCGAGACTCGCACCAGGTCACCCCTGGCGATTGTGTCTTGCGACAGGAAGTCCTGACAGACGCATGCATACTCGCGCAGATCCGCCACGGTCGGAGGGCTGCCAACAGGTCCAGATCCACGACCCAGTGTGAACTGCACATCATCGATGTTCCCAACACGCCCAGCGATGTCGACCATCCGCCTGTTCTGCTTCCATATACGCAGTGCAGTCGGGGCCCCAGCGTAGAAGAGTCCAGTTACGTCCCAGACATCCGAGTCGTTCCTGAAGCCGAATCCTTGCGTCTCGACCGGCGTGTTACCGCTGTGGACGGTTGCATGTACTCCTGGAGCCTTGAGGTATCCTACAGAGTAGCAATCCAGGTACGGAATCGTCTCGCTGCCGACCAGCTTGATCCTGCCGCGCGTAAGCACCCCATCGAACACCTCAAGCGTCAGCTTCCCCGGCCCACCGCTGCCAGTGGCGTTGATGTGCGCGTCCGTCCCGCTGCTGTCGCGCATCCAGATGGTGCTCCACGGGCGCGCGCTCGAGCCGATGACGGACAGCGGAGCGCCAAGGCCGAACGCCGTGCGAGGCAGCAGCGCATGCACGTAGACGTTGGCCGCATCGACAAACAGCGCTGGCTCCGAGCCGAAGGCGCCAGATCCGATGCCCACGTGCGCACCGATGCCATGCGCCACGCTCGACACCGCACTACCGGAGAACCTCACGAAGCCATGGCGCTCGGCCCCGGCCTCGGCCCCATAGTGGATGTACGTTGATGCAGTGGTCCAGTCGGTCCCGGTGGCGTTACGGTAGCCGTACGTCAGCAGGTCCACGGTGTCGTCGCTTAGGTGTTCCATGGAGGAGATGTTCGCCATGTCACCAACAATTCCACCAAGCGTGCCAACCGCGATCTCGTCGACGTGTAAAGGGTAGACCGGATCGCCCTGCCCAACCCTCAGCCCCACCGGACCAATCGTCGCGCGCACAACCGAGTCAGCCAGCCACTCGAATCTGTGAGCCGCGCGGTTGCACCTGAGCAGATCCACCCCGGCGCTGAACATCAACGACGGAGCCGCTGCGTTGTAGGTCAGCCTGAAGTCAATGTCTCCAACCGAGACGGCCTGGTAGATTCCAGAGGCAGCCTCAAATCCGACATTGAGGGACTCGTGGATCTGGACCCCACTCGTCACCATCGTCTTCAACTGGGGAGTGCCGAGGTCTGGATTCTTGATGAGGAACTGCGTCTCCGGAGATGGACCGATGCCATCATCCACCCGCTCAGCGAGCCACTTCCACCAGTCTCCACCATACCCCCACAACCAGTTGAAGTGCTCTGCTGGCGGGATGTCACCAACAAACCATCCAGAGTCCTTGCGCCCCTCAGTGGGCTCTATACGCCGACCGGGAGTGTCGGCCCATCTCGGAATCACAGCCGGCTTCGGCAGAGGCATCTCACATCCCCATTCCGCGCGCTACAGCAACTCAACCGCTCCGCCCAGCGCGCCAGTTCCAAACCCGAAAGCATCCGGGTTTCCATCGAACCCAAACGGCTCCTTGGTGTCGTGATACCAGACGATTCCTCGCACGCCGGCCGGCTTCGCAGCGAGCGCGAACAGCGCCGCGCTCTCTCCAGTGCCAGGCTGGTAGTAGTTCCAAAACATCGAGCCGTCAACTATGCCGGCCCCGGTCCCGGATGGCCCATCTCCGGTCCCAGAAGCTCCGTCATTCATGGCCACGTACGCCTTGCCGTGGCTCGTCACCTGCTCTCCAAGCCGGTACGGGGTGCTAGGCTGCCAGAGCGCTGGAATCTGCGTCACCGACTCGGCGATGACAAGCTCGAAGCCAGCCGGGGCAGACTCAGTGACGACAACCTGGAGAGGACCAACGAGCGTCTGCGTGAGGTAGATCAGCTCCTCGATTCGCCCGTGCGCGGTGTTGAGCACCACGCGCGAGTCGATGGCCTCGCCGAACTCCGGATCTGCCCTGGAGCCCCGAGGCTCTCCAACCAGCTTCCCGACAAGCTCGAGCTGCCTCCCTTCAGCGTCCGGCTTGGCGAGCTTCACATACACTGCGTCAAACACGTCCTCCAACTCCTGGACGTACTTCGCCAGGATGCGGATGAAGCCTTCGATCAAGGGCTTGCCCTTGAACTGCTGCGCCAGCCGGCCCAGCATCTCGGACACATGGGTTGTCTTGCGCTCTAGCATCAAGGCACCACTGCCACGGTTACGCGCGAGGTGTCAAACCTGGCGCGCTGCCGATTGGAGATCATCAGGTTGTTGACGTTGACCGGAGGCGTCACGGTGTCCACCTCAAAGCTGTACACGTCGACGACGCCAGGGACGGACAAGGGAGAAGCTCGGAGCGGCAGCACGATGACATCATCCCCGATGCCAAGCGTGTCGCCCTTCTGGACGAGCGCCAGCTTCACGTCCTCGATTCCGTCCACCGGGAAGACAGACGGATTCACCTTGACCGTCATGTCCACGTACAGATCCACGCGCTCGGGGCGGCTGAACTTGATGGCGTGCGAGGTGCCCTGCGAGTCGTCCACGTAGACGGTGGTGGTGCCGAACGACTCGATCCCGATGGGCTTGGAGTCGAAGATGGAGCGTGCGATCTCGTCGTCATCCCCTCCGTCCACCACCACCTCGAAGCTCTTGCCCGGTAGTCCGTCCGGGCTGGTGTCGATGGAGACGTTCTCGAAGACGAACGCCTCGACGACGCCCGGCAGGTTCCGCACCCTGGCACCAATCGCCTCAAGGGCTGCGGATCCAGGAGCGCGCAGCGTCCGCTCCCTGCGCAACCTGAGCTGCTCATTCGTCTCCACGTTCCGGCCAAGCTCCGCATCGGTTGGGTTGGCGACTCCAAGCCAGCCGGACTCCGGGGTTTCAATCTTGGTCAGCGTGTAGGCCGAGGCGTTGATCGGCCCCGTCTCCTCAGCAGCGAAGTCGACAGCCGCATACGCCACGCCATCGCCGACGAACCTCCAATGCACGCTGCCGTCCAGGATGTCCGAGCCCTCGCCGGTTGGGCCACCGGACGAAGCCGAGGTGCCGTCATCGCTGATCACGACGTAGATGTTGCCGTCGTTGGTCCTGATGTCCCCGTAGACATAGGCGGTGTCGCTGGCCCACGAGCCCGCGATAGTCAGCACCACCGGAGCGACGGACGCGAACCTGTACCCAGTGCCAACGACTGACGCCACCCGCCCAGCAAGCAGCGAAGTGCCCTCGTCGCCAGTACACAGCACCGCCACCGCCACGCTCGACCGGGCGGCCTCGCGCAGGACGCCTGTCAGAGAGCACAGGTTGTCCTGCGCGTCACCAACCGCGCTGTCCGGGTTGCGCGCGTTGTAGAGCGACTCAGCCACACCCCACAGCTCGTCGATTCGCTCCAGGAAGATGCCGCTCAACTGGCCAAGCACGGACGTTGCCGTCACGTCCGCCTCTGGGCCGAACAGCTCCACGAGGTCCGTCTTCATCTCCTCTGTCAGCACGTCCAGAGGCTTCCGGACGAACCCTGTCAGCGTGACGCCATAGTCCGCCATGCCGTCACCCCACAATCAGCTCGCGGTCGAACACCACCGGACCGGAGGTGCTGGACGCAGTGAAACGAAGACGCGCGGTTCTCCGCGCGGCATCGAACGTGAAGTCAAACCTCTCCAGCCCCGTCACGCCAGGAGTCGTCAGGATGACTTGCCGAAGGATGGACTGCACCTCCGGGATGCGTGGATTCTTGACCAGGATGCTCTCGAAGTACGGCACCCCTATCGCTGGATCCAGGAACCACTCGCCCTTGTAGAAGCGCAGCCGGATGGTGAGGCTCTGCCGGATGGCGTCGACGCCCGTCACGGTGGCGAGGCCGCCACGGCTCAGGTACAGGTCCCCAGTCTGGCTGTCGAGTGCCAAGTCCATGCGGCTCACACTATAGGGACAACGACTGGACCTGGCAAAGTTGCCGTGCCGCCAAGCCCCGCTGTGCCGTGCAGCGTCCCGGCGATGGCCAGCAGCGCCACGTCCTTGGGCGCCGCCACCGCAGTGTTGGCCGAGAAGACGGCCGCCAGCGCGGCGGCGACAGCGGCCAGCCCGGGAGGTGGCGTCACCAGCAGCGCCGTTGGGAAGATGACTGGAGCGCTCACCACCACCGCGCCCCAGAAGGCCGTCAGGCCGTTCTGCATGGCGACGCCATCCGTCACCGAGAGGCCCGCCATGCTGGACGACATGGCTAGCTCGGCACCCGCGAGAGAGCCTGGCGCCACCGGCACGCCACCGGCCAGCGCGCCGTAGAAATAGGCCGTCCAGGCCGAGGCCCAGGCGTCCCGCGCCGCCGCCTCGCTGGTGGTGTTCCGGACGCTAGCGTCCAGCTCGCTGGCCAAGGTTGTCGGGCTGAGCGGCATCAGTCCTCCAGCTTCAGCTTGTCCGACGCGATGGATGAATCCCACCCGGGAGCCGGCGAGACGGGAGGCCCGGAAGGCCCGGTCCCCGTGGCATGAGTGTGGGTGTCGAACGCGGACTTGAGCTGCCCCCAGAGCGCCTCGAGCTTCTCGGCCAGCGCGGCCGAGTTGGGCGCCGCTCCGCCGCCCAGCTTGATCTCCACCTTCCCGTCCGGCGTCACATGAATCTGCGCCCCGCCGTCGTCGGCGCCCATCACCATGTTGTCCGGATCTGCCTGCCGGAGCGCCCTGGAGCTTGGCCACA